AACGTAAAAAAATACCTCCATCCTAAATCAAAATTTATATGTTCTACATATATATTCTCCATTTGGAAATAAATGGAATTGATTTTAGAACGGAGGTTCGGTTATTCAATATTCAGTTGTAGATAAGATTATTCAGATACAATACAATCTGAGAATCCATCAAGTTCCAAGATACTATTTACAGTATCCTGATAACGTCCATACAGTTTTGCGGCACTCTTTCTTACGAAATATGCTCTGTACTTTGCCTGTCCCTTTTCAAGACTAGTTCCTCTTGCTTCTTCAATTCTTGTTGCCATAAATGTTTCCATATTAAAATCCTCCTTTGAAATATATTTATTCAGCACCTTCAGTATCTTCCATACCTGGAATAATATCTGTGATGATTGAATCAATAGCAGTAGCGTTTGCAATGTGACCTTTTTCCAATGAATCCAGACGTTTTTCGATTTCATTTTTGGTTCGCAGCCTGATAGTAACCGTGTAGGTTCCATCTTCCTTGCCGGCCTCGTCCGTATTCGGTGCGTATGTAAACCCATCACACTTCAGATCGGTGTATTTTCCAGATACCTCATCATTGTGTTTAAAGGTCACTTCCGCAATGTTGTTCTCTGCAAAAGTGTCCGTGATCGTTTTAATCCCGTCAAAATTTTTGGACTGGATCTGGATGTTTCCAAGGCTTGCACCATCGGCAATTTCAAAGCTGGTCTGATCTTTTAAAATAATTTTATCCATATTATTTTTTCCTTTCTATGATAAAAAATGGTTAATAAGTTGCGTTCGAATATTTGTTCGATATATTTTCTTAAACGGCAGTTTAAATACAACAATAAAAAGAGCTAATACATTAGATGGAAACGAAGCATTAGGCACAACATGTTATGGGAAACCTTTCTTTAACCTAAGTGGATAACTAACGGCATGTATCTAATATCTGTAAGTATTTGGTTTGTACGCCCAGTGAATTTAATTGATAAATTCCAATTTTTTGGGCTACTTGTAAAGTTACTTCTAATGAGTGATCCTTGTATATCAATATTCTCTCCATTAAGTGTATTTACATCAACAATAACAATGCTATTAGCAGGTAACGATAATGAGACCGTAAGATTAGTAACCGTTCCTGCAGGATACTTTATGTTTTTGACCCTATAGCCGCCATTGTCTATATCCCAATCGGTTTGTACACTTATTACATCGGAACCATTGTTGACTATACAAAACGGGTTTCCAGTAAATATGTTTTCGATGCCAAATGATGGTATTTTCTTACTATTTAGACTGCCGTTTAAATCACTTATCTGCTTTGCGAGCGATCCATCAATATTCGGGTTCGCCTGCCTTGCGTCCAGTGCAAATCCCACCACAGTCGTTGTCTGGTTATTTACGATACTTTCCGGTTGCAGTGCGCTTCCGATCTCCTTTTTCAGCGTAGGGTTACTAAGAGTTGTAGGCTGGTATTCGTGTCTTATAGTGCCACGTTCTAACTGGAATTTTATAATACAGTTAGTTAAAGTAGTACCAGCTACAATATATAAACCAAGTTCATCACGATCAAAGTCATCGGTTTGCGAATACTTAAAAATAACACTTAATGTTGAATTATTAACAGTACGGCAAGCAGCAATGTCCGTATTTATATTTTGTTTGTTTTTATTGGCTAAATATAAAGATGCTTGTCCTTTGACTGTAGTTATCGTCAACACGTAATTTTTTCCAATTTCTAATCCTAACTTGCCTATAAAAACAGTATAGTGCGCGGTAGCCGTAGCTGTACCGTTAGCAGTTACAGACCCATCTTCGTTTACTGTCCAAGTGATACCGTTATTCGTATAACTATCCGGTCTATAATATGGATAAGGTATTAAATTCTGCCCTTGCTGATCTGATAATCTTTCATTTAAAGAAGTATTGCTAATCGTAGTAGGTTGATATTCATGCGACATCGTACCTACTTCAAGCATTGGCTTAAATGTAATATTATTAGCAGTTGCGCCGTTTCGAATAATCAACCTTATTCCATACTGGAGAGTATTCTCATCATTTGCTGTATATATTTCAGTTCCTTTCATTGAAGAAACTCCGTACTTCCAATTGGTAGGATTGTTTTTATCATAACGAACAAGCTGCATATAGCCAACGTTTGTATGCTGTTCATCAGTGAGCCCATCGCTAATAATATAGGTATTTCCTAACTGAAGCGATTTCATGGTAGATAAATTATATGGATATATCAATGAATACGGTGCCTCTTTACTAGCCGTGCCATTAGCAGTTACAGACCCGTCATCGTTTACAGTCCAAGTGATACCGTTAGTATTCCCTTCGGTTCCGTCATATGGATAAGGTATTAGATTCTGTCCTTGCAAAGTCGAAGTTTTGTCAATTTCTTTTTTCAGATTTACATTGCTCTCTATTGATGGTTCATAAGCATGAGCAATAGTACCTAACTCTAATTGAGGTTTGCATATACAATCATAAGTTTCGCTATTAGCGGCAGTTTCAATACATAAAGCAACCCAAGTATCAACATCAAATTTTAATGTTTTTGTCGCTGTACCATAAACTATATTATCAGCTAATTTTGAACCACTTTCATCATAAACGTAATAGCGAATCCCTGCATTGTCAGAGCTACAATTAGCAGAAATAGTAAAATAAGTATTGGCATCAATTTTAATGTTGCCCTCTTTTTTATCTGTACCCCACCATATACCAACACCCATATAAGGTCTTGATGTACTGCCATCTTGCGTTCCAGAAATACCGATAGAACCATCTTTATTATCTGTAAATGTTACTCCATATACAGTTTTAGTGGTTTGAGAATACGGATATGGTATAATATTTCTTCCCTGCGAAGTTCCAACACCACCAAGCTTAGTCTTTTCTTCGCTTGTATAATCATTAGAAGATAATCCCTTACCTTCTTCCTTTACAACAAGATTAGAGATATCTTGATGTTCAGTAAGATATCCTGCATCATTTGTAAACTCAGATACATTTGTTGGAACTATTGGAATTTCCGTCTTATCCGCTTTACCAATCTGTAATGCTGTAATAGCACTCTTATTATCCTTAATGGCACTATTCATGGCAGACGCACTTGTTTCATGTGTAGAAATCCAATCAGACATTTCCTTTAATGTATCAAAATCTTCAGGTGCACCAGCTACAACCTTTGCAATTCCATCCGAAACTGCTTTTTTTACCGAACCATTTCCCGTTCCATTAAGCGTTGAAATCGCCGTTTCATTAGCTTCAATTCTTTTCGTATTGCTCGTAATATTCGATGTATTCTGTTTTATTGCAGATTCATCTGTTCCAATCTTAGATTTAATGCTTTTTAATTCGCCAGCAATCACTTTATTCTGTAAAGGATTTGTTGATTCTTCTGATAAAGCATCATCTACAGGAATTCCTTTTACAACACCGCTTTCGTCAATAGTAATGGTAGTACCGTCAACTTTTGATGCAACGTGACCGTTTGAATCAATTAACGAAACTGGTAACTTTGAATCTCCTTTAGAGATATACAGTCTATCCTCATCAGAGGAAAATTCAAATTTGTAACCGTCAAGAGCGGCGTTAATTTTGCCAATAGCCTCATCAATCAGTCGAATATTGCTTTTACCACCTTGACCTGTAAGTTGATCAAATACAGTCAACCATAATTCGCTGTAATCTGTTTCAGCCCACAACTTAACGCCAGTGTTACTTAATATCTCTGACATATATTTCCTCCTTTTAAATTATTTTCTTTCTGCCTGTTTCTGAGATTGTTTGATTATAATAACTATTTAATGATCCACTCATCATTTTTAATCGTATCAAATAACCAGCAGACATATTGACCTTCCCATTTGTAAAATTGATTTTATTATCTTCATTTGATTTATTAAAAACGCCTATCTGCATATGAACTTCGTTGTTCTTAACCTGAATATTATTATTATTATCAATTTTCAGTTTTTCGCTTAATAAAAGGGAAGAATTGTTGCCCTGTACAACAATATCAGAATTGTTTTTGGATTTAATTATTTTAGAAACTATGAAAGAGGATGTATTTTTATTCTCTATCTTTATTGTGTTTTCTTCTTTACTTTTGACATTTTCACGAATTAAAAATGTTGAATCATCATCAAACTTAATCTCATTTCTTGATTTTGCATGGAACAAAAACAAGACTCTTGTTAGAAATTTTGAATTACTAAAAGCCACGTTGTTTATGCGTGGCTTTAATATTGCTTTTAATGCTGTTTTAATAGAGTTTTTAATTTTAATAAAACTCGTATTAACAAGCTGAGTATATCGTGAAGCACCATGAATATACTCACGAAATGTTTGTCTATCCGAAATCTTGGATGATAAAATGTGATAGTTTATTCGCATACTTCACCTCGTTTTCTTTTATGCGTTCAGTACAGTAGTCGTTAGTCCTTCTGCTGGGATTTCAAGAACTGCACCAGCAGGAATTTCCTGTGCTCTCATAAGCTCTCCATAGAACATCATATTTCCACCAGTGGCGGCATCAAAAATTACCCAATGAGTTACAGGTGACGCTGCAGTTGTCCATGACTCCTGTGCTTCATCAAAACGAAATACTACAGAATTTGTAGTCGAACCTTGAACAGATTCGTTCCAATTAGTTGCATCACATTTTGCAGCAAAACGCTTATAACTAGAAACCGTAGGCTCAGTACAATTAGTTCCGTCTTCACTTGGAGCAGTTTTACTTACACCAATATAAATTGTCTTTTCTCCATTGCGAAAAATATTATTAAGAATTTGATTTTTTTCGTATGTATTAATCATTACGAATCCTCCTTATTTACTTGATCATGGGTTTGATTGAAATTTTGCCGAGGTCGGCTACGAATTGATTTCCCAACTTATCTGTAATAACCAACTGATGTGTAAATTTACCAAATAAGTTCTGTGTATCAGAAGAGGGAATTGTTATTTGAATTATGTTATCTGTAATATTTATTGTACCTTTGACAGTTGATTCGGTTGCTAAGACTTCTGTTTCTCCATATTTAGCCAAACGCCATTCACATGAAGATGCAGCAATATGATATTCTTCATCAAGAATATCATATAAATCTACACTAAATGTCTGCCGACATCCACCAATCATACCAAAGTCTGAATTGTTAAATACTTCACATGACATTTACTTTACCTCATTATTTTGTGACTCCTTTGTTACATTTTCTGTTTTATCCTCTACAATTGGGTTGTTAAGAATTACACTAATCTGTGCGATTCCCTGTGCTTGCTGAATCCCTATAAAACTCATAGAGTTCAGTATATTAAAAAGAAGCTGAATCTTATCTTTTGGATAAGAAACAACTTCCAGTGTTTGTGTATTATTCTGTTTTTGTTCCATATTAAGCCCTTTCTTTACTTCTTTTTAAATGTACTGTTACACCATGATTTTGTTGCATAATTATTTCTTACCCATGATTTTATATCATCTAATCTGTCCTCAAGATGAGAATTTGTTGTGTATCCAGATAAATCTGTTTTTAATGCAAATTTATCATTACACCATTCTTCTCTAGCAAGGTAAGAACTATAATTATCAATATAAGGCGTATTTTTAAAATGTACATTATTTGTGGTATCGAATGTAAGATATCCACTAGGACATGTAATTTTTGGGTTGGATAACATAATAAAATTTAATTGCTTCAACGATAGCTCCTGTGTTGTTATAGAATCTCTTTTTATTAATGAACACAAATCATTAGAATCCCAACCAATATTTAATGCATTTATAATCATAGTATTATTTTGACCTAATAAATCGAACGATAACCCACCAGGAGATAATACTGCGTTCATATAACCAATAGAAGTATTTATATAACCACTATACAAAGATGTTTCTCCAATATTCCAACCTCCTATTGTCCCAGAAGATGCATTTACTTTACCACTAAAACTTCCATCTGCTCCATCCAATGTCCCTTTAAATGTACAGTTTCCACCAAACGTTCCATTGTTTGCAAAAACATTTCCATTCTTATCAACCATAAATGTCCCATTACCAAGATTAATAGAACCACCTTTTAACTGACCGCTGAAAATGCCAGAAGAACCAGTCAAATCGCCTGTAAAATGCACATTACCATCTGAGTCAACGTAAAACTGTTTGTTATTTCCTTTGTAAATAGAAAATAATTCTCCACTTTGATTCGGTTGAATTCGTACAGAGTTATTACCACCTTTAGCAATAAAACCATCATCATCAAATTTATAAGTACCTGAATTATTTTGTAGCGTAAGATATTCTCCCAAAAATAATTTTCCTAAAATCGCTTCGGCATTTACGGCATAAACAGTATTACCATTTTTATCAATGGGTATCTTACCGATAGCCATTTTTGCACTCTTGAAACCATCATCGGAAAATACAATTTGGTTGTTAATAATCTTAATCTGTTCGGGATCGAAGTCATTCTTCTGTTCATTCCATTGCCTGAACCACATTCCAGTTTCGTCCCATGATTGATGTTGATTTTTTACAGGAATATTTGCAACATCTAATCCATATTTCCGCATTTCCTCAACAAAGTTACTCTGATTTACAGACTTATCGTATTGGTCTTTGTTAAACTGAAAGCTCATAGCAGCCGAATTAGCTTGCGCTTGAATGCTAGATGCATCTTCATAAATATCATGTACACGAATAGCATCAGAGAAAGTTACATCAATCTTACTTGTGTCATTATAATCAACAGTAAAACTAATCAATCTCAGTTTAATAACGGTGTCGTAATCAGTAGCCATTCTTATAAAATTGCCAAGTTGGAAATATTTCAAGAATCCTTTGAATTGTGGAATAGTAAGAACATTAGAAAGAGTAGAAGAGTATTGATATTGTGGTCTACATTTTTTAGATAAATCTTTCCATGCAACATCAAATAACTGTCGCTCAATATCAAATCTTTCTGTGTCTGTTGTATTATCTGTGGTGATATAGTTATCATTACTATATGTTTCCTCTACAACATAAGAATCAAGTGTTTTCCATTCATCCTTAGTAAACCATTTATCCATATCCAACTGAGATTGAACAGCATTTCTTTCTGCGATAATAAAATTATAAACTTCTGTAGCAGAATCAACCTCAGACTTTCTTTTATTGTATTCGGCAGTAACATTGTTCAAATCCTCAAGATTTTGCTGATACAAATTATAGTTAAAAGAATCTGGTTTATTCATGCCTTGTGCACAATAAACTTCATCTATATTCTTGAACGATTTAACCTTAGAATCCAAAAACTCTAATCCATATTTCGTCCAATCCTTAGAATCCAAACTATCAGGTAATCGCGTTTCGAGATCCTGGATTACGCCAATCTGATCACCAAGACGTTTCATAATTTCTTCGTACTGTGGTTTTAAAGACTGATATTTCTCATTATATGCTTTCACCTTATTCTGAATAGATTCTTCCATTTCTGGTAGATAATACTCAAAATTGTAAATTTTATTTGTGCTATTTGGGTTGACTTCATTGATATAAATTCCATCACCACCATTTACACGATAGCATGTAATAATGCTATTTTCATCAATGCTTTCTGTCATAGACTGCGCAATATTATCCATAGAAACGTATATATTAGTATCATCACCATAATTGTCTAAGTCATATGCATTTATAGTCATATTGAATGTATCAAAAATAAACAAGCAATTAAATGCTTCTGATACATCACCAGTCAAGAATGAATATACATCCACATCGTCCTCGTCAAAACTTCTCTGTTTGTTAGCAAGAGTAGCATCTACATGACCAACTGACCAACTTGGAGCAACATTTAATACTCGATTCAACAGACTTCCTTTTGGGTTTGCAGGATCGTAGAAGATGGTCTTTACATAATCGTCATACAATATCTCGCCTGTATTACATTCAAAATCAATGAGTCTCTTGTTACACAATGTACACTCTAATGAATTTGCTGTAATATTTTTTGAAATACCAGTGTTCTCAATATTAGTCTCCACATGAATTTTATACCAGCCAATACCCTGTACCATAATCAAACGATCTTCTTGAAAATCGTCATAATGTTCATATTTCTTACCATTGATGTCTCTATAGATTTTAAAAGAAGCAGTCTGATAAGCATTTAGATTAAAAATAAGAGATAAATCATCATAGATGCTTACTGTACCAAGAAAAGTTTTATCCTTTTTAGCAATGTAGATAATTGGTTTTTCAAGATTGTTCAAGAAGTCAACAGGTAAATTAAACGATTGAACTGCCATCAGATCACCACCTTCCTTATTGGTCTATATTTCATCGTAAGAGTGCAATTACCCTCGATTTTAAATATATTTGTCCTTTTATTTAAGTCGTTTACAATACGTGGGAACTTGTAGTTGGTATCATTGTAGATTTTATGGGATATAGCTGTAGAAGTGATTTCTAAGATTGTTCCATCAATTTTTATAACTTCATTATTGATACAATTATTCAGCTTGAAAATTTCACCCGATGTTTCATTGATAATTTTAAGATTGCAAGCACTGGAAACGTCAATTTCAACATCAGGATAAATATAACCAATTTCATCACTCATATCTGCGAACTTTAACATACCAATACCATTTTCTGTTGTTGCCTTTAATGTAATTAACTGTCCAAACCCAAATGGGGCATCTGTTGTCCCTGTGATTGTAATCCCCATAATATTACCTGCAACAGAAATAGGAGATACATTTAATTGTGCATTAAAATGAACTGTATCATAATCTAATCGTGTAACTGTGAATTCCTTATAATCATCTTTCCTCTGTAACCATCGAGCAATTGCAGAATACTCATATGAATCAATTGGCTCAAAATTCTGTTTCATAACTTGGAATTCAAACTTAATCGCTTCTGAATAATTTGCATTTCCATTTTTACACCATCTATTTTGAATAGGAGAGGAGGTTAGTGTAAATTCAATATTGCCACCTGTTGTATCAGATGGAGTATTCCCGTCAAATTCACATACCATCAGTCCATACTCATAAGAAGTTTTATTATCAAAAGTAAAACCACGAGTTTGAATTGTCATGGTAGCCTCCTTTCTTTTTACATCACTTTCTTCATTTCTTTTTCATATTTCTTTTTGAGTTTTTTCATTTCTCTGTTAGTGCCAGAAAACTCTCTATTTAACTTTTGTGTCTCAGAAATAATATCTTGTAATTCCTGAATATCATTTCCAAAACTTTCAATTTCTTTCTCTAATTCAGTGTTCTCTTCCTGTAACTTCCGAATCTGTTCATCACGTTCAAGAAGCAGTTTTTCGAGAATACTTACTTTTCTTTCATTAGTCACTTCTGACATATGTTTTCCTCCAATCAAATAGGAGAGGACTATTACATCCTCTCCATAAATTATTTTCTTACGCCTTTGGCATAAGTTGCTTGGTTGATCTTTCTTACAACATTTTCAGCCTGTTTCTGAGCAACACCTTCCATTTGTTTAACAATCTGGTCTGTAGCGACACCTTCAACAATAGTTCTGTTGTCGATTTGATAAGTAGGAGATTGTGATGAAACTTTCTCGGGAATGTTCTTCAGATTGTCAACAATAGAGTTGATCTGTGGAATAACAGGCTTAAAACTCAACAATGCTTGAGTATCTTCTTTAGAAAATACAGCTTCGCCACGTTGTATAAAACTGATACCATCTTCACCTGAAATTTTAACAAGATTTGTGGCTACACCGCCAGTTGAGAATGAAGCGTCTTTTATAAGTTTCTTGAGAGCCGAAGTAATTTTCTCTCTATCGTTTTTACCAGACAAATCACTTTTTACAGATACACCAAGTTTCTTCGCAAGGGCAACTTCATTAGCTTTACTCAGAACTTGTCCATGCTGTTTATCATAGAGGTACTGATTAAGAGAACCATAATACGATTTCTTGTGTGTTGCCGATACTGAATGCTTAGATATCCATTCTGTAATATCACTTGCTTTCTTTCTGAGTTTATTCAATTCCTGTTGCTTGTCATCATCATTACTTCCAGAAGAAACAGAACCGTTTCCGCTTGAAGTTCCTGAATCGTTTGATGATCCAATACCTTGTGTGTCTGTAACTTTTGTCTCTGCGTACTTAGCACTTGCTTCAGCAGCTTCATCCGCAGCTTTACAAATAGATTGCCATGAAGACGCAATCAATCCAAGCTGTGCAGTAATGTTTGGAATGTTAGAAGATAATGTACTTGCATAATCCCCTACAGCATCGCCACCATCTTTCCAAGCATTCACAATATAAGTAGACACATCATAACCAGTATCCTTTGCAATTTTCTCAATGTTTGATGCAACCTGTGAAGAGTTAGCATTAACATATGTGAGAGCATCAGAGAAGACCTTATTGGTATCTTTCAGGTAGTCTTCAGCAGACTCTTTACTCTTGGTGAGCATATCATCGAGTGCTTTTTCTTGATCGGATACAGAACGATCATACAAAGTATCTGACTGTTCTTTTTCGGCATCTTTCAAATCGGATTTAAGTTGTTGTAACTTTTTACGATTTTCCTCAGAATCATCACCTTCAAGAGCTGCAATTTGTTTTTGCAACTTTGCTATGTTTTTATTCTGATCGGCAATCTTATCCTGAAACTCCTTTAAATCTTTTTCGGTTTCTAACAATTCCTTTTTCTTCGAAATTGCTTCTTCCAAAGCATCATTTTGTGCATCTAATCCTTGCTTTACATAGGCAACTAATGACTTCTTTGCTTCATTTGCAGACTTAATAGAATCACGCTGACCTTGCTGATACTCACGAAGTTTAGAGTTATAATCAGTAAGACCAATTTTTCCACTATTATACATCTCATTCAGATCAGCAATAGCATCTTTGTACTTTTGAGCCTCCGCAAGATATGTATCATAATTCTGTGCAGTCAACCCTATAGCAGTAATACCATCCTGCGTAATCATTCCCGTATTACTGTCAAATAGATTGTCAGAATCAAGCATGTCAACTAAGAAATCTGTCTCGTCTGTGATGTCTCCAAGCTTATTAAGCAACTCGTTAAAACGGTCAAACTTCAACTCATTGATAGATTTTTGAAACTCTGCAAGTTCCTGTTCGTCCTGTTGAATGGCTTCATAGACACCATTTAAAGCTTCTTGCGCTTCATACCATTCATTACTGCCAAACTTAATTGTAGATAATTTCTTTGCAAGTTTTCCAGCTTCTTCTTGTTTAAGCTTCATGTCAGATTTGACGGCATTTGCCTGACGTGCATAATAAGCTTCACCAATCAACTGACCTTTTGCTTCAGCTATATTAAGGGAATTGGAGACAGAGTTCTTTCTCTGCTCAATCAGCCCAGCTTTATTATCATACCTTGCCTGCACCTTATCAAAGCGATCTTTCCTAGCCTGACGAACATTAGAGGTATAATCCTCTTTAGCCTGATTATAATTATCAGTTGCGGTATTCTTTGCAAGAAGATATTCATTATGTGCTATGCACTTTTCCCTAAGAGTGTCATTTTCAATCTTGTTAATAAGATTATACGAAATTGACTTATTGGATTTTAAATTACTCTTAATAGAATTAAATTCCTTTTGAGTAAGACCAATGTTTTTAGCTTTTGTTTTTTTTAGAGACTTTGTAAGAGAACTCTTATTGGATTTATAACTCTTTGTTGCACCAGTATAAGCAGTTTTTGAAGCTGATAACTGGCTATTGTAGTTTTTAATAATCTGTTTATATAGACCATCAATATCAGACGTGCCGATTTTCTTTGTTGGATCAAATGTAAGATTACCTACCTTGGCATTCAGAATATCAATCTTTGTTCCAAGTTTCTCAATCTTATCAGAAGCACTGTCAATCGGGTTGTTCGCTAAAGTCTCATATAAATCCTTTAACTGATCCGTAAGACTGGCAACCTGTTCCTTGCAAGCTTTTGCTTTCTCATAATAGACCTGATAATCCTTTAATGCATTTTTCAGGTTTTCATTCTTAATAGAAGCGATACCATCTGAACCAAGTGTTCCTTCACGGATAAGTTTCTTATAATGGTCAAGTGTCTTGGATGATACACCTTTTATCTTTTTTACATTCTTTCCGCTGCTAGAAGATGTAGATGTTGCATTGTTGATTTTGCTAAAACGTGAACCAGATACAAAATCCTTACGAGATGAAAGTTTGGAAACTCTTACAGATGCGCCAGTATGAGGGGATTCAACAAACTTACCGTCTCCACCATAAATACCTACATGTGTGATGTTGTTCTTGCTTCCAAAGAATACTAAATCACCAGCTTGCAAATTTTTCTTCGATGTAATTTTTGTTCCCATCTTAGCCTGGTCAGCCGCATGATGTGGTAAACTTACACCAAACTTCTTATAAATCTGCTGTGTAAATCCAGAACAATCAGCACCACTTGTAAGACTTGCGCCACCCCAAACATATTTCAATCCAAGGTAATTTGTAGCAGCATCATACAAAGCGTTTCCACCTGTAGAAGAAGAGGAGGATGATGAAGATGATGAAGTTGTCTTTTTGCTATTCTGTGTTTTCGCAGCTTTATTGGCATATGCCATGTATTTCTTGTATGCTTTTTCCTGTGCAGTAATAGCCTTTGTTGTAGCTTCGATTGCTTTTTTGGTTTGATTTTTCTTCTGACCGAATGTGAGAAGATCATCAATCTTGTCTTTAGCCTTAGATGCCTTGTCTGTAAGATTGTTAAGTTTAATCTCAATAAAGTCAAATACTTCGGCTGCATCAGACTTTGTTTTTGATTTAGATTTGGATTTTTTTGATGACGGAGATTTATAACTTGATGAACCAGAAGAATTTACTTTCACTTGTGGTATATCTAACTTTGCACCAGCTGAAGTTGTTACACCATTTACAATATCCTGAATTGCACTGTTAATATTATTGCGCATTTCGTTAGACATAATTGGATTATCAGACAATCGCTGTTTTAATGCGGCAAGTTTATTTAAAGCTTCTGTGCCTGCACCAGCCATTTTAGCAAGAGTGTAGATATTTTGGCAATCTGCATCAGTTACAATAGTATTTTTATTACAATACTGTTTTTCCAATGTGAAAGCTGCCAATTTTGCTTTTTCTTGTTCTGTAATATCACCAAGATTTTGAAGCTTAAGAATATCTGCAACTGTTGCATTTTGAAAATCTGTAGATGCATCAGCAGAAAGAAGTTTTTCAAACCTAAGTTCTTCTTCTTTTTTTGTCAGAGCCTCTATTACAATTTGCTCGGCATTTTTAACACCCATATCTTCAAGCTGAGTGATATAATACTGTTTGTTTTCATCAGTAAGGTTTGCCAAGAAGTTGCCATCATTTACCCATTCAGTAGCAAGAGCATTGGCTGCTTTCTGGCACTGATCCATGCTAGATTCAGAACTACCCATTACCTCTTCAAACTTATCCCATGATTCAAGACCACGGACTGAAACATCAAATCCTGCTAAATCAGAAGCGGATGCAACTGTACCATTTTTCTTGTCAGCAAGCATATCAGATATCTTAGAAATCTGTGTAGACATAGAAGAGAGCTGCGTAGAAGCGTTTACAAGACCATTTATTTTCTGTGCAAGTGCCTCTGCTGATAAACCTGTTTCATTCATCAACTGCTGACCACCAGCCAAACCTTCAAGTGCGTTTCCTGTTAATTGTCCTGCATTTGCAAGGTCAAGAAGGTCATCTGCCGCACCTTTTAAATCGGAATCGTCTGTGTTTTTGAGATTGAGCCATGCTTCGTCAAAAGAAGCGATAGATGGGGCAGCAGAATCAGCAGCATTACCCGTATCTTCAATAGCATCCACACCAGCATTCAAATCATCACAGAAAACTTTAAGATTAGAATCTTTTTCCCCTAAAAACTCTGCGCTATTAATCGCATTCATGAGATTAGGATATTTTTGTAATTCTTCCTCTGTAAGCTTACCTTCTTGTGCCAATTGTTGAAGATCTTCTTTTGATTTCTCAATTCCGTTTGTATTGAAAATTTCTGAAATCTGAGAATTATTCCATCCTACTTTGTCAGTGTAAGAGTAGATTAACTTAATTATGTCTGCAATTTCTTGATATTTTGAAATTGTATTTTTTTCATCGGAAGACAAAGATTCTCCATTAGACTTCTTTTTGACAGCATTATCATAGGCATCTTGAAGATTGTTCTTCTTCTTTGTGAGATCTTCAATATTATTATTTAATGATGTTGTATATTCATCTACAGTATCAATACAATCTTGTAAATTCTCTTCATAATACTTAATATCATCCTTAGAACCAGATTTCAAGGCTTTGTTATATCTCTTTTGTGTCTTTTCCATCTGCTCCGTATAATATTCAAAAGATGCTAAATTGCCAACAATATCATCGCTGTTTCGAGCTTCCTGAAATACGCCAGTTGCTTTTGACTGAGCAAGTTGAGTATCAACCGCATTTTTATCAATATCACCTTTCCCATATTGCTTATTAAATGCAGTTACTGTTTTATCTGCCGCCTCTCGCGCAGAATTAGCCTTCTCTTTTTCTTCAATATTTTTTTGAAGCTCTAACTGTCGAGTAGCTTCTTTTAATTTGTCTAATTCTTCCTGTTCAACATAGGTAAGTTTATCTTTCTTATTAAGTTCATCAATTCGTTTATTTTGTTCGTTTAACTGAGATGTCGTTTCTTCTAGTACGGATTTCGCAGAAGCATATTCACTAGTAGCTTTATCCATAGCTTCATTTGCCTTCTCGACACGATGAATCCAGTTATCTATTGCTGTGATAGCCAGTTGGATGCCTTCTGCGATAAGCATACCAGCAATCATATTTGCCGCCATCTTTAATCCTTCTAAAGCAATATTAGCAGCTTTAGCACCAATGGTCATTTGCTCTAATCCATTATTATAAGCAATAGCAGACTGTTTTGCTGCATTCTGAGCATTTTTTACATCATCAAGAGATACTTTAGTTAAGTCATTTTCTTGAACAAATTTTACTTGCCATTTTTCGCCTTCTTTTAGGCAATTAAAATAATCCTGCCAAGTTTTTTGACCAGCTTCTATTTTTTCTTTATTATTAAGAAGTGAAGCCAAAATATTAGATGGATCTTGATCATAAACAGAAAGGTCTTTTAATTTATTTTGTATATCAGATTTAGTAATAATAAATTTATCACTTAAATCTTTCTTAATAGAAGAATTTTTCCATGCATTCACAATATTTGATATTGTATAATCATTTGTTTCAATTAATTCATTAGAAACTTTTTTAAATCTATTTCCAATATCTTCAAATGATTTTCCAAATATTCCAAATTTTGATGAAAATGTATCTTTATCACTGTCAAATGTTTTGAATATCATACTATATTATCAATACAAGCTGTTTGAATGCTTGTCGAATTTTATTATATGTGATACAATTTTCATAAATTGGAGGTATATTATCATGTTAATGTATTGTAAAAAATGCGGAAGAGTATGGATGAAATTTGGTACTGAAAAAAACGATTGTGATATATGTGGATCAATTTGTTACCCTATTCCAGATAAATATTTATTAGTCTGGAATGGTGAAATTGACCATGATACTATTGATAAAAACAAAAAAGACCAATTCATAGAAGAGTGCGTAAAATCTTCACCAGAATTTGATGAATATCTCTTTAATAATCGAGACAGAATCAAAGCACAAAAATCTGCCGAATATGAACGAGATATGGCTATCGGTGATGCAATACGTCAAGGTGCGGATGTTAAAATAGCTTTTCGCAATGGTGGTAAGAACATGCCAAAATGCCCTACCTGTGGCTCACTTAATGTAGAAAAGATTTCAACTGGTAAGAAAATATTTGGCGGTGCAATATTTGGATTGTTCAGTTCAGATGTAAGAAACACAATGCACTGTAAAAATTGTGGAGCAAAATGGTAAACATATGTTCAGACTATCATAATATGGAATGCTGTGCTACAATAAATTTAACCTGTATATATACAGATGTAACTCATTAACCATACACCAATGGCTTAGAACCATAGAAAGCGAAGGTGTATTCACATCAGAAGTTTATACAATTCTGGACGTTCTGTCCCATATAACTTCCCAAGACGATTACTTAATAATCAGAAGGGAGGTGAGATATGGAACAGATTTTTACAATTTTGCTTTCGTGTTTTTGCACGATCGCAATTGCCTTTGCGTTTACCTTACTTGCAATAATTGCGATATTATTAGCTTGCAATGTTGTAAGAAGTGTAAAGTATTTTGAACTACATGCTGGCAAACATCTCTGGTTCAAAATTAAACGCAAATAACTTACATAATTATTTTAATTTCTGCTAGAAAATTTGAGTGTTTAGTGTAACACGGTGCACAATGGTATGAGGATGACATTATGTTATCCTCATATTTATATATTCTCTTTTTAGATATATTTATTTCAACAGCTATAAGGAAGTTTTAATTATGAAAAAATTCACAAAAGAAAAGAAGCTTGTAATTTTTCTACTTTTAATTATCACTATATTAACTGGTACAGATATTTACTCTTTATACGAATTAAATTCAGAAAATAATCAAATAATTGAACTTAAATCAAAAAATTCAAAGTTACAAAAAGAAAAATCGAATTTAAAATCAAAAAACAATGAATATTTGTCCAGAATAAAAGAATTAACAAACAATAGAATCGGATTAGAAATAAAATTAAACGAAAAGGATAAGCAACTGTCTAATTTAAAAGACAAACAATCTACAATAGATGATCTAAATAAGCTTCTTGACGAAAAAGATGATACAATTTCTGATCTTAAAAAACAAATAGAATCTTATAAATCATATGAAGATGCTTATTATGACAGTGATTATTATAATAATGATTATTCTGAAGAAAATAATACATATACAGTTTATATCACCGAAAATGGCTCAAAATATCATAAAGATGGATGTAGATATTTATGGAATAGTAAAATTGCAATTGATATAAACGATGCTATAGCAGAAGGATATGAACCTTGTAGTGTTTGTAATCCATAAATTTAACAAAAACACATACATAGTAAAAGAGCAGGAGATTAGTCCTGCTCTTTTGTTTCATTATATTTCTTGTTTACTGCTTGATTTAATACATTATCATATAGAATAATATTTGAATCGCAAATATCATCATAGCGGCTTACATTTTGATGTTTAAAATGAGCTATTACAACAATTTTACCAATATTGTGTAATGTTTCTACAACTTTTATATAATCAGTATCTCCCGATACAAGCACCGCAATATCATATGCATTTTGAAATCCTTTTGCTACCATATGAGTAGCAAGGTTTATATCAGTTTCTTTTTCCTCTGTATAATAAGTTCTAGGATCATTTATATCTAATTTTATATCATCATAAGTTCGTAATTCTTGTCTACCTTCAATAATTTCAAGATATGGTGTTTTCTTTAATTTAGTAAGCCATTCATAATATTTCGAGTAGCTTTCTATCTTCATTAGATCATCGCATGGCTTATAAGCAAATAAATAAGTTTTTAAAACTTCTGATTGAAATGGTATTATTTCATTTATCGCCTTACCTAAAGCCCAATAATTAATTGGTTTAAATGTTTTGCCTTTATAATGTTCTTTAAGATTTATATTAAAATTTTGATAATCAATAAAAACCATAACTCTATGCATATCATTTTCTCCTTTAAAAATAAATAAGGGAGTTTATAACAAACCCCCTTCCTGCCATTTGACAGAACATAAATATTCACTCATATATGAGCTACCAAAATTTATTTATGCATTTATTATATATCAAAGATAATAATAATGCAATATAGAACGTATGTTTACGCTCCGCTAATCTATTTTATCATATATATCTTAATTTGTATATATGAAAAATATTCCAAAATAATTTATCCAATTTCCTTTATAGCATCTTTAAAGAACTGCAATCGTCCATTTACCATATCACTATTAGATGTACCATTAGAGCAGTATTGCAAATAATCCAAGTTCGTATCATATGATGCTAAAAATTCGTTCAACCATTCCATATATTTAGAAGTAGATTTAGAATCTCTAACCATACGGTACATTCCATAAATGCACATTGGAATTGTACTTGCTTTTATTTTTACATCTTCTGGAAGTTCTTCATTCAACCTATCTAATGCTTTGCGCAGATTTTCAATTTTCTTTTCTGCAAATTGTTTTTCATTTGGATCTGCAATCTTATCATTATAATACATAATAAATTTATTCATATCTACATCTCTAAATGAAGTAAAATTGTTTTTATCTGTCTTTTCTGTAAGCATTAAACATTGAATAACAATATCTCTGTCAAGGTTCTTTTTAAACTGGGCAGGAGATAAAACTTTTTCAAAGAATGGATGATCAGCAATAGAGTAAATAATTTCTCTAACTTCATTGCTTTCAATAGTGCTTCTTTTCTGTCCGTTTGAAAGTTGGTGTCCCATATTTATTCTTTCAAAAATATCAACAATTTCTTCTTCGGTTGCATCTGTCATTGTTATAATAGAAATATCTCTGTCATTAAATCTTGACTGAACAGTTTCGTCAAGCTTAGAAAATTTCTTTCCTGCGATTTCGTATTCAGTCCCATCAATTGTTAATGGTTTTAAATTCTTTGATAATTTAAATTCGTCATTAGCAAAGGCTGCGATTGTAGTAAAACGTTGCTTAAAATCAACTACATCAATCTCTTTTGTGTCACTGTGTTTATTCACAAGTGCAGGGTAAATAGGGTAGTTTCTTAACAAAGTATCAATAAACAATGACTTCTCTTTTGGTTTCCAAATACCAGCTCTACGTTGAATTGGTAAGTCAAAATTATATTTTCCCTTATTGATTTCACCAACCAACGATCTTAAACTTTTCGGACTTGTTTTAATATCTTCCATCCAATTTGCCTCCTTCAAAAAATGCAAAAATTTTTATATTTTCACAATAGCATAATTGTAAAATTTTGTAAATAGAATTATTCAAAATTTGAATATTTTTCTTTCTGCATTATTCGACAAACTTACGTTCTGGATTGTAAAATTATGGCAATTTGATACAATAAATTTGTACATACACCAATTTTATGTACTACCCCCAATGTTACAATATAGAGAGTCTTTGATTTTCGGTAATCTCAAAGACAATTTAGCACTACAAGAACAGCAACTTGTGGTGCTATTTTATTATTCTCTATTTTACTCGATTGAAATCAAGATTTCTTGGTTTTGTTCCATCTTATCTACCTCTAGGAACTGAGAGTTCAAACTGATTTACACGAGATATGAGATAAGTTCATATCATTTAACATGTCGTGCCATGAGTACGGAATGCATATTATAGTAGCATCATTTCATATAACTACTACCAACGGTTGTCACTCTCTGAGGGCTTACCATTTTAAAGGTCTATCCCTGCGAACCAACTGAATTCATGAATTTTTACTGTACCTATTTAGTTTCCTTATAATAGGGTAGTACCATGAGTTTTACAGCCTTCCTCGCATATTGCGTCTTCGTTTATCGTATGTATAGCATACTTATCATAGTCCAAACTAACGTATCCGTTAGAAACCCTATGATGTCGGTACGTTCAAAACAATAACAATGATTTGATTAATACGCCACTAACGTATCAATGCCGACATTTTTAAAAGATAATGCTGCCGCAACTCCTGTGAGAATAGTTGGTAACAATCCAACTGTATCTACAAAATCAGTAGCACCTTTAAGAAGTGTGGATAATAAATCAATTCCATTCTTGATAGTTTCGGAGTCGATTACTTTAAACCAGAACTCCTGGGCACGATTTTCTAATTGTGCCATTTTACCATCAATACTATCAAGATAAGAGTTTAATTCTTTTTCTGCTGATCCCTCTGAATTTTGAGCATCTTCATACACAGAACGAAGCATATCTCCATTCTGAAGAATACTTGCGGCAATGTTGGCTCTATTTTTCCCTGCGATAGTCTCCAATAAAAGATTAAAATTATTTGTCCCTAATTCTTTATCTTTTTTTACAATATTGTCATATAAATCTGCGAGTCCTTGCATAATTTCATATGTACTTTTATAATTTCCATTAGAATCAAGAATATCAAAACCTTTCCCATCTGACGATGCAGCTTTGGTTGCATCCATGATTGTGTCTCTAAGTTTAGAAACGGTAGTAATCATTCCATCTGTTTCTTCGCCTAAATCTGAAAGCTCCTGTTTAGCTTCCTCTGTACCAACCAATCTAAGAGAAATTGTCCTTAAACCTGCCCCCACCTTAGATGGATCTTGAGTTATAGCATTGCCAGCCGTAGTCAACGAAACAGCTTCATTAAGATCGTTGTTCGCAGTTACCAATGCACTTGCGGAATCTTTAAGAGCAGTTGCTAAACCATCTGTCGAGATACTATAATTATTGCCAATATTATTGAGAACATCAATTATATCCATCTTATCAAGATCTTTATACGCCTGGCTCATTGATACAAGAGACTCCGTTGCTTCGTCTATTCCTTCAAACTCTGATACATTTAAAAGAACATTGGCATCCTTTGCACTTTCCGCAGCTTGATTCATTGATTCTCCGAGACGCATCCAATCTGCTGTGGAATTTTGTATCTGTTTTGCAGTTGTACCAACCGCATCTGCCGTATCAAAAGTAGTAGCTTGATAATCTTTCAAGTTTTGAACAGTCTCATCAGATACTTTTCGCATTTCTGTGAGAGCAGTATTAAGTTCTCTTACAACATTAAAACCTTCTTTACCAAGATTAATAACATCATAAACACCAACCATCCCTGCCATCTGTGCAGCAATCTGATGGAATCCGCTATTCTTTAAAGTGTCCCACAATGTTCTACCAGCACGACCAGCTTCAACTTCAGCATTATAAATCTTTAAGATTTCACCATGAATCTTGTCAAGACTCATACTAGGATTACCACTTTCAATTTCTGCATAGTAAGCTTTAATCTTAGCCTTTGCCTCAGTAGACATTTTGCTGTTTTCATTAAGAAGCTTATGAATTTTATCTAATTCTTTCTGACCAGAAACAAAGTTATATCCCTTTTCAGAAGCCGACATATTAGTAACAGTAGCGATAGTATCTTTGATTTTCTTTTCATACTCGTCCAATTTAGAAATATCATCACTTGTCACCAAACTAGCATCTTTACCTTTTAATTCATTAAGCAGAGTTTCATACTCTTTAACAGCATTCTTGACAGCTTGCACATTTTCCAAATATGTTTTACTTGTCCAACCACCATCATTGAATCTGTCAATAGTGGCTTGATATTTATCAACCTTACCATTATAAGAATCCAAACGCTTATCATACTTATTAAGGTTTATATTGGCATTCTGTTCTTTAGCCCGTGTATTTTCTTTAACTTTCTGAGTGTTCTGTTCTAATACATTATTCTCTTCTTTGATGGAATTGGTAACAGATTCTGTAGAAGCAGATGAAATATTCGATTCTTGTGGAGTAGAAGAGAGTGCCTTCTGTGCATTTGATAACTTTGCAAATTCCTCTACTAAATCAGAAACTTTAACAGTTGTAGTTTCTACCTGAGACTGCAATTCAAAAAATCTATCGGTAGGAACAGTATAATCGTCAAGCAACTGCATATGAGCCTTTAAATCATCAAACTGATTTTTTAACTCAGATACTTCTTGAGATAATTTTTTAAACTCTTCATTGTCAACTAAATTTACATCTTTCCAAGAAATACCACCTGAACCGATAGATGATAATTTCTTCTGAGATTCTTCGTACTTTTTGTTTAGCTCATTTATTTTATTCTCTATTTTTCCAATATCAGCAGCAATAGAAGAGGAGTTAATAAATGATTTTCCTTTTCCAATACTGAATATCTCAGTAAGTCTTTTATCAATCTGACCAAGCATATCAAGTGTATTGCCACCAATAGTCAAATCAATCGGATTCTGACCTGCCTTCTTCTGCATTTCCTTAAATTTGGCTTCAATCTGTTTATCATCGAAGTTTACATTTTTGAAATCGAGAATAACCTTGTCTGCCATTTTTTGTGCATTGGCAAACTGTTTCAATAGTGATTGCTCAATAGTCGCATCATCAATTTTTATGGCAAGTTTTAATTCTTCAACCATTTAACTTCTCCTTCCTATATTTCATATTTTTTTCTAAAGTCTTTTACTGTATTTTTGTAAAAATTGACCATTTCGTTATATGCATTGAAATTAGCTGGTACACCATATCCACCATGCCAATCACCACCATGCCAAGTTCCTAATGGATTAAAAAAGAATTTGCTTAAATAATCTTCACCAGAGATTTTTGATTTTCTACCATAGTCATTCATATCATCTCCTGAAATAAGAAAACTACTAGACACTTGTTTAGATGAAATAAACATAAAAGTTCTATATGAATTTCTTAAATTATTTGTTCTATCATAGTGTGGAGGATTCGTCTGATATGGCTCTCCATAATACCAATCAAGAACACTTCTATAATGTTCAGTCATTTTATCTTCAAATTTCTTTGCTATCTTTTCAGCCTGTTTTTGTGCAATAGCATGTAACTGTTTCTTTAACTCTGGGCTTATATTTGCCATTTCATCACCTCTCAAAATTTCACTATTTTTTCACTAAAATAGGAGAGCAGTAGTAACTACTCTCCATAAGAAAAGCCCTATACGCTGTGACACGCATAGAGCCTAAGTATTTCACAAGAAATTTGAATTTCTTATACATTTATATACGTATTTGTTTCTTCATCTAATTTTAAAAATGCATGGGCTAACGTAGCTTTTCTATCATTCTTAGAAACAAGAGTAGTATATAAGTCTTCTGATCCATCATCCTTTTTCAAAAGTTCGTTCTCTGCTCCAATTTTATTTTTGTTTTCCTGTTCTAATCTATATTTTGCTAAAAGCATTAAAGCTTCTCCACAAGTTCCGTTGAAATCATCTGGAAGATTAAACCAACATTCTTCTATATAAAATAGCTTATTTGATACCATATTCTATACCTCTTTAAAATTTGCGGTACTGCTAAGTTTATAATCATCAAGAATCTTTCTCAACTCATCATTGGATAAACTATCAAGTTTCTTATTCATGACATCAACAAGTGGTTTGAGAGTAACATTTGCCAAATCAGAAATCCTTCCAATCTGTTTGCTAATAAACGCCTGAGTAGTTGTCTCATTAAACTGAGTATCTGACTGTTTCATTGTTAAAATGGTCTTAAACTCACTCAATTCACTCATAGGAATAAGTGGATCAGTTTTATCAGAACCAACCATTAAAATATCAAGTAAGCCAGATGATTTAAGTGCATCATATCCCTTGATGAATCCTTTATCATCATCGTCAATCTCAAGGTCGGTATATAATTCAATAACGGCACGACAAAACTGTACATACTGAGCAACAGAATTTACTCTAATCTTATCTGTTTTACGATATTTTGTTACTCCGTTATCATCATAAGATTCCTGCTCAAATGTTGTCTTATCTACAATCAACTGTGCATAAGCATCTTTCTTAATGATTGATACATATGGAGTGATTTTGATTTTACTTAATAACTGTTCTTTTAATGTGCTATTTGCCATGTTGTTATACTTTTCTACAAACTCTAAAAGTTTCATATTCCTTTTTTCTCCTTTACAAATGTGACTCGTTGACAAACTTCTGAATGTCATATGTATATCTAGTTCTTTTCTTTCTGCTATTTATTTGAATAGCATTATTATTTTTCAAGTCATTAATATTGAACGACTTCTTATTTATATTCTCAATCATCTTTACGAAATCACAGATTTCTATAAAGAATGTGTCGTTGTTTTCGTTCCTAAAATTACAAATAAATCCTGCGACAAGATTATGTTCACTTGCTTCTTGCAGAGATTTAATCTGATTATCTCTAATCATTGATAATGGCAGACTTGTTGATTGAGTTGATTTTAATTCAAGCAAATACAATGTCCTTGAATCATCATCAAATAGAAGATAATCACAAATATTACTACTAGCAAATCTAGTATTATTTCCATTCCCAAACGATGCTGCATTATCCCTGAAACGATAAATCCAACACGTATTTGGGACAGAATCTTTAATCGACTGTTCAAAAATCTTTCCTGGATTCTGTGCTATTTCCTTTCACTCCTTTACATAACAAAAGAGCAGCTTCCGAAGAAACCGCTCTTTCTTTTAAATATTAAATTTTAAATATGATAAGTCGCAATTCCCAATGAGCATTGGGATATTTATCAATATTACTTATCACGAAATTATGTACTTCATTCATATTTCCAAAGTTCTTGTCAACATGAATTACTTTACCACCCAATAATTCCAATTCTTCACAGATTACATTGTAAAATGTTTTCTCCATATCAATTCTCCTTATCTCTTTATGCAAAACAAATCGTACAAATCAACATGTAATACATGAGATAAAGATACTGCATGAGAGAGTAGTATATCAGAAGTATATCCATTCTCGAGATTGGATATTGCAGTTGCTGACAATCCTGTACGTCTCGCAAGTTCTGATATTGACATATTCTGTTGATACCTATATCTGCCTATTTCATTCTTCATGTATTTAGTCTGTGTATAATCTGTTTTTCTATACATATATAATAAGGAAGAAATTCATAAGTTGAATTACTGGATTTTATGGTATAATAAAAGTATTAGGGTTCATCCTTAATTGGTAACGACATTACTTCTGGCTTTAATTTATCATGATAGATATCATCGCCCCCAGCGGCTTCGTAAATTTTCCCTAACTCCGTAAAAGTTTTTAATCCAGAATTGTCAACATAACCTTTTTCAGAAAATTTAGCATGTAATCCATATAACTGATTTCTTAATGTCGCAACTGTCCGCTCTTTATCAGCTCTTTCTTTTTCAGTTAATTGACATTTTATATCATCTATACCCTTTGACATTTTAGATATTTCTTTGTATTGCCAATTATCATGTTTTTCTAAAGTGGTTATTCTGTCTTCAATTGTTTTTTTATCTTCTTCAAATCCAAATTTTATCCTAAAAGTCTTTTTAATTTTCAAAAATAAATACACTATTTTATCAATACCGAGAATAAAAATAAACACACCCATTATGATAGTTGGATACGGAAGATTAAATAATGCTTCTATTTCGTCCATAACACACCACCTTAATCTTTAGGTTTGTTGTAAGTTAGGGCAATAGAAGAATCTCCAATTCCTTTTGTTGTTGGATCGGTAATTGCATTAAATAATGAAGCTAATACCATTACTACTACATATGGATTACTAATTGCTTGTACAAATGTTTCCCATACTTTTGACCAAGTTGTTAAATCTGAAGCTTGTAAACCAAAGTACGTAAGAATCGGAATTACAACAGAAATTATAACTTGCGAAATAAATAAAATATTTTCTTTATTAAAACGAACTTTCCAGTTAATTTTATTCATGACTTTTCCTCCTATAATTTATACTCTTTTGAGTTTTCCTGCTTTTAATAATGAAAGAAGTCGTGTGTTTTGATCTGAACTTCCTACATACCCAGCAATTCCATTAGCTTTTGCAATTTTAGTACGATGTGCTTTTGATGAATCTACTTTGATACTATCCAATGCAGACGAAATAGTAGTACACTTACTTGCGCACTTAGGATAATAACTTGATTTTTTATTTGATGTAGGCTTATTAGCTGTAGAAGTGATTGTATAAATAAATTCAACATGTCCTATCTGCTTTGGACGAGACGGATCAGTTCCAACAAATAATATTGCATCTCCGACCTTTAAAATTTCAGGATTTGTAATATGACCATTTTTAATCTTTACAGGAACAGTTTCAAACAATGAACTTGTATAAATTCCTGCCGTATTTAGTAACGGTACACTATATCCAATTTTCTTAAACGTAGCACATCCACTAGAAGAGCAGTCTGAATAATACTTCCCCTTATATGGAGTATATACATATGGTCGTAACGACTGATTATATGAGTTCCGACCTAGAATAGTTTTATATGTGTCATGAAACTTTTTTCGTCCAGAATCAGTAATTTTTTTTAATCGTCTTACTGCAATAACTCCCTTATGTTTTCCGTTTGGAGCAATGCTTTTGTATCTGCTTTCAAGATATGTATACATATTTTTAGTAGACGGTGTTCCTGATCCATGACCACACAATGTAATATCTTTTTCAGTTACTGCCATAATAGTTTCCTCCTTCCTATGTTAATTCATGATTACACCATTTCTTATAAACTTCTTTTGTGTCGTTTCTAATAAAAGTCATTATAATAATTTTCTTTTCACATTTAGGACTATAACTCGTATATACATCCACTGGATAAACATTAGAGTCGATGTAAAAAGTTTGTTGATCTCGATTATATATACGAACAACTTCTTTTTCAGTGTAATTTCTTGGTTTTAAATTACTTTCAATTATCATTCCTTTTTATCCCTCAATTGAATAACGTAAAAAATAGGGATTACAACATTGAATAGTGATATGTCATAATCCCTTATTTAAAAATCACTATTCAACATTACTTTCAGCCTCATTTTCGACTTTTGTAACAATATCTTTTTTGACAGATTTAACCTCTGTCTTTTTATTTTCTTTCTTAATAACTTGTGCTTTTGCCTTCATGATAGAGTCAATAGAATTCTTATAACTTTCGCCAAAGTATTCTTTCCTGCTTAAATCTAATTTTTCTAATTTTGCTTTTGCTTCAATATCTGTCATGCGTCCATCTTCAAAAGCAGAAGTCACTTCGTCAATTTCATGGCAATTATCTGAGCACCAACAAAAATACCATGTTGGCTTCAAACGATCTTCTGGATTACAAACTGGACAAAATGAATAAGTTTTACCGCAAAGCACACAAGTTCTCAATTCTTTCTTTGCCATTGTTCCTCCTTGTAAGAATAGGGCAGTAATTTAACTGCCCTACGTGTCCTTATAATTCGATGTCGTCCTCTTCCTCATCAATGTAATAAATAGAGAAAAGTTCTGCATCTGTAGAGCAAGCATTTAACATCATAGAACCCTTATAGTCCATTGTCTGAGAATCACCACCCTGTAATGCAAGAGTAAATTCAGGACTTGGCATAAATGAAGGAATGTGAATGATTGCTGCCTTTAATACATCAGTTTCGCACTTATCTACGACAAGTGCCTTAAAGAATAATTCATGAGACTTAGGGAACTTCTTACCAGAATTTGTAATCTTTGCTCCGCTCTTGATTGTCTTCTTATACTTAACAATATACTGAGTCTCACCTTCTGCTGTAGGCGGTGTTAAAACATCACTCGCAGGAGTTGTTACATGCTGATCTCCTGGATCTTTTACCTCATCAGTATGTGTAATTCCGTACTCTGTAGCAGATGATTTAGATCCTTTTGCAAACTCATCCTTGCCCATAGAACCCTTTGGTGAAAGGGCATTTACATGGATTGAACCATCTACATAACCAGTAATATCAAGTGTTTCGCCAGCTTTTACGATCTGAATCATTGGCATAACAATACCCTTATCTGCGGTTGCAATCTCAGCATCAGTAGCAGAAATAGTTTCTACAACGGCAAGGTTAAGGAATGCATTAGTTGCAGTAACCTCACCTTTCTTACCTGTATACTTACGATATACAAGGTTTCCATCCTTATCATTGATATCTGTTGAATCAGCAGTAATATCAATATTCGCCTGTGTAAGCTGTGTTAAAGCGTACAGAGGCGTACCATTAGACTTTGCACCGTAACCAAACTGAAGTCTATCTACGATTACGTCACCTAATTTAAATGCCATAATTATTTTCCTCCTTAAAATTGTTATTTTTATGCAATAAAAAATGAGCGATTATAATTCGCCCATAAAATTGATTAAGTCTTCAGGAATATCTTTGGCTGACACCATACCACCATAGATCCCATGTAGTGCAGCCGTTCCCTGTTCATATTTTTGAATTCTGTTTACAGAATCCATGAACTGACATATATTCACTTGTTTTAATTCTTCCAATTTATATTTAAACCCAGGATGATTTATACAACTCGAAACAAGTGGCAAAAGTGTTGAAGTGCCTTTCTTTTTATCATCCTGTTCAGCTTTCATTCTATCTTCCTGTAGTATCCACTGTTTTGTTGTTTTACCTTTTGCCTTTTCAACCTTTGGATGAACATTCATCATCGCTCGAATAAATTCAGCAATTTCCATATATTCATCATCATAAATAATCATATTTTTATCTTGATTTAAAAGCGCAAGATGATTGTATTCTGGATCGTCAACATTTTTTCTTGCTTGAATTAGTTCAAATCCATCAAAACTAAAATCTTTGAATAGTAGCTTTAACGGCTCTTTATCTTCGAGCAATTGATATAAGATATAAAACACTTCAATATCTTTTGTTTTATTCCAGTCTTTTTTAAATACATCATAAAGAAGAACTCGAATAGAAGTAGAATTACTCAGAAAGGGAGAGATTGCTTGGTAAAATTTTGGTTCGCCAATATTTAAAATATCTCCTATGGTTGGAATTGAAATAGTTATACCATTTATTGTATAATCTTCACCAAAATACATTTTAAGTTTGTCAAAATGGTATTCTGGATTATGACTTTTTTCTTGTTTCTTTTTTATATCTTCTTCAGCAGCAGATTGAAGACTATCCAATGTTTCTAATACATCCAAACAATCACCGCCTTATACCGTAATTCATCATTTGTGATTTTCCACCATAGGGTGTTTGAATCTTACTGTTTAAATCTGTGAGTTGGAATGTGAGATAACGAGCTACGTAATTATTATCAACTGTTTGTTCATAATCTTGTGCAAGATGAGCTTGCATACCAAAAATATTAGACCATGCAAACCGTTCTCTAATAATAGAACCAATGAGATCGTGTCTTGGAATACCAGTAAGTTTATCTATACGATCATCACCATGAACAAAAATTGCAAAATCAATTAACGTATCTTTTAATCCTGAATTATGTCTAGCTGTGTCTCTAAATCCTACTTGATAACACAAATAACATTTAACCGTTGTCTGTGTATCTGGAATAAATAAAAATGGACGAATAAGAGAATCGCTTCCGAAATATCTATCCCATTCACCAAGAGGTTCGTATTGCTTTGTATCTTCATTCCACTCCCAATTGATATTTCCATTTTTGTCGAACAATTCAGACTCTAACTTTTTATCATTGAGAGAGTATAACAAACATGGATTTGATAACAAAGCATTCTTGATTTTTTGCTTGTATAGAATTACATCATCATCAGGAGATTCTTTATATGCACGAAGCTTATTCAACAAGTCATTCTTTGTAACTAATTTTTCTGCCAAATAAAAACACCTCCTATTCAGTTAATTCCAACGGCAAAATTTCAGATTCAATCGACAAGTCATCCTTAACAATCTTGCACTTAACAGACAATATTTTGCCGATAACGGAACTGTCGTTAGGAAACTTTACTTTCTTTTGGTTGTACTCTGTACCAGCTCGCCATGTAACTTTATCAGTCCAATCTTCATCGTCAATAGAACAAACCCATGTAAAGGTCGCATCAGTATATTTAGTTGTAATATCTTCATTGGAATCATTAAATAGATTTACTGTAAGATTTTTATAAGAGCCACCAACTTTAATAGTTGAAGTGGATGCTGAAATTTTTGCTGTGATAGAAGATGGGGGAGTAGTTGGAGTAGATGGATCTGTTGGAGCGATTTCTGAATCGAAATAGTTCGCATACATTTCACCTGTTTCAAGATTGACATAATCAGTATGCTCATTCCAAAATGCTGTATATATAGTAAGCTTTTGAATACCAAATGGCATTGAATTTTCAACCTTGGTCACTGTCCATACTGTAGGGTGTTCTGTTAAAGCACTTACTACAACACGCATATTTTTAGAATCTTCAGAAGTGTACCAAAATTTCTCTGTAATAGAGTTCATTGGCAACCATATCTTATCCTGATTATCAGTATGTGTAAAATATCGGTCGGTGTAAGTGCCTATAGTGTAGGAATTCTGTTGTCTTAAACAACACCACATACGTCTCTTGATGCGCTTATCATTAGATTTTTCAATCCATGTAAGTTCGTAATTTACTGGTAAAATCAGATACTTTGGAAACTGATTTGCAGGTTCATCACGACAAATAATCCACTTATGATAAATTCCTCTATCATCTGGAACGTCCACAAAAAGTCCTATCGGAAATGTTGCCCCATAGCGTTTCCTAAAATCAGTCTCATAATAATAAAGGTCATCACCTTCATTGAATCTTACAGGCTGACTTGGACGAAACATAATATAGTATTCCACTTGATCTTTATCCATTGACTGATAAGATTTGATAATAAACTTTGCATCTATTTTTGTCTTATTGGTATTTTCATAAGTCATACCTTCAGCAAGAGAACGTGTAATTCCATGTTCATCTGTGAAAAAATCATCATGAAAATGATCATAGATATAACAAGTCTTGGAAGTGATACTGTTATCCCAAGTTTCTTCCATCAAAAAATCAGATTCTTCTTTATAAATCTGACCTAAAGTTTTCGCATTATTTGTTTTGGCGTTAGCGATTCGCCGTGCTGTCTGTAAGCTTGGCATCACCAACACCTCCTTCAAACATCTGCTTAATATAATTGTGACTATCTAAAATAGCCCTACGAAATGTCATGTAATCAAACTCATCAGATGTAACTTCGTCATAAGCAGCTTGCAAAGTAGCCATTAATGTGACCATAATTCCATTGTTATTAAATAGAGTTTTTGTTCCACCAAATTTAAACATGACATTCTGGAAAAATATAAGAAAAGCTTCATCATTCTCAAATATTTTTTCTTCTATTCGATTATCCTTGTAAAGTAATAACTTATGAACATCGTTGTGCATTGCATGTGCAGCTTCTTTAATTTGTCTTTTAGTGAACGAACCATATATATATTTCATAGTTATTCACCTCGCACATATGAATTATTAATATATCCATGACTTGCAAGTTTTCTACTAAATTCATGCTGTAATGTATCCAATCTACTTTGCATATCTTTATATGGATTCTGCATGTTTTTTTCTTCTTTTGTTCCTAAAGCTCTAGCAGTAAATTTTGCAGAGTCAACCTGTGGTTTTAACCATTCAATTGTCATTCCAAGAGTAAACAATCCTATAACATATTCTTTATCTGCAAAATCGCTAACAGGATATTGCATCTCAAATTCAATCTGTTGGATTTCGTCATCCATATTAAATGAAGCGAATTTTCTAATAACTCGTTCATCACCTGCAACCATGCGTAAGCGTTCAGTCAATGTTTCATTAAGATCATTTTCGTCAAGAGAAAGTTCTTTCATATCTGAAATACGTCCTCTTGTTCGTGAAAAAATTGTTTCGTATGGAAGCGTCATTGTGAGCCTCCTTTACTATTCTTGAACTAATGTAAGTAACATTTTTGTACCAAAAATTTCATCAAGAGCCTTAATTTTGTGAACTGAATCAAGAGCGTGAGATTCAATCATTGTAGAAGCAATACCTTTAAGGGCTTCCTTTGCTCCCTTTGGAAGTTTCTTAATTGTTTCTAACATCTGTGGAACAGGAAGATTTAAAATCTCATTTAAGTCACTTATTTCATACATAGACTCATATAAATCTTTTACAGATTTATTCTGTTCAACAAAATCTTCATCTTCAATAATAATTCTTGGTGAATAAATGTTTACATCTTCACGAGTTCTAACGAGATAAATTAAATCTCTATATTCAACATCAACTACATCTCCACAATCAGCCCAACTATAAAGGATATGTGAACGTGCTCCCTCGATATAAAGTCCACCACTTACTAATGAGCGACATGGAACAGTATCTTCAGGTGAAAATGTTTTTACATCTTCTTTGACTTCTGTAGTTTTTATTACCATTTCTGTACTGCCAGTAGTAGCAGTAGTTTTCTTTGTATATGCCATTTCCTTTCAATTCCTTTCAAAAATAGGAGAGTGGTAATCCACTCTCCATATAATTAATCTATAAGTAAATCTTACAGATCCCACTCACCATGATAACGAGTCATAAGAGTTGCAACACCCATACGTCTCTGTACCTCATAAGACTGCATATCATCCTTAGTAGCACCTTTTTCGTTTACTTCAAGTTCAGTCTCTCCATAGTCAACAAACTTGATAAATCTATCATCAACTGCCGGCATAATATAGAGCTTCTTGTTATCAACGATAGGAGTAGCAAGAGACTTATCAGTAAACTTCTGTGGAATCTCCATAAGAGGTGTTCCTTCGTAGCCACCGATAATACCTGTGTTTGCAACAGACTCCTTGATTGAATTAGCAGGATCAGCCCAATCAACCTTTGTAAGAGCATTAAGAGACTTTAATGCTGTCTTAGTACCCATGATTACAACACCGCTTTCGTTAGCAGCACCAACCTTTTCGATAATTGCATCAAACTGAGCCTTTGTAGAAGCGGCTAAAGCACCAGTACCCTTGAGAGTAGCAGGAACAGGAATAAGGTTTACACCATTTGCAAACTGAGAAGAAATGAGTGTCTGAACCTTCTGGATATAAGCCTTAACAACCGCATCCACGAAAGCACCCCAATCCTTACGACCAGTTAAGAAGAGACGAATATCTCCACCAACCTTGATACCATATACTGCTGTATCAACATGATAAGACTGACCAGAACCTAAACGCTGAATGGATAAGTCATGTGCGTCACCGCTGACCTTGCTTACAGTAAGTAATACTTCATCATCAGCCCAGAATTCATTTACGTCTCCATCTTTCATATTCTTTGACTCAACATAATTGTTGAAAAACTCATTCTCAGAAAGACCATGAGCAATCTGAGTATCAATAATTTCCTCAATTACCTCGAAGAACTGTGTTCCTCTCTCAGAATTTAATGCTCTCTTAATCTGCTTATTAGAAGAATCCTTAGTAAGTCCAAGGTATTCAAAACAAGCCTTTCTAATTGTGTCACTAGCTTCTGCCTTAGAAATTACACGATTAGAATCGGCATCATAAATTTCACGACCTGCACCGAGGTCAAACATAAGATTTTTTACACTTGTATCTAACATTTATTTATTTCTCCTTTCTCAAAAATTAGGCTTTCTTTGTAAGCTGCATAGCGGCAGTTACGCCAGAAATGGCTTTGAGTTCAACACCGTCTTTAACAGCGATGTCACCAGAAAATCCATCTGCTGAAATCTCAACTACATCACCAACTGCCAGTTCATAAGCTCTAACTACCTGAGTAGGAGCATTTGTATAGTTGCTTTCTTTCTTAAATGTGTTGCTATATGTCTCCTCGATCATTGGCACATGGTATACAAACAGGGCATCTCCAGGAGTTACTACTTCTACATAGAAATTTCCATTATTTGCCTTACCAACGACCTTTCCTTCAAATGAAGTAGGTGCTGCTGCTTTGTAAAGATCTAACTCTACGAATTCACCCTTACCAACGAACCATCCGTTGTCTACATAAGCACTTGCTGCTTCTGCTAACTGAATGTTATAAATATGCTTTCCACCATCTCTTGCGAGAACCTTAGAAGGGAAAGCAACTGCATGTTTTGCAATACTAACCTGAATCATGTTTTATCCTCCTTAAATTTTTGCATTAAAAAAGACACTCAATTTGAGTGCCATTACAATGATTTATATTTCTTGTTTTATTTGCTAAAAAGATTTCCGTAACGGTTATCTTTCTTAGACTTGTTTACATTGGCGAATACTTTTACAGTTGACTTTTTATGAGTTTTCTCAGTGATGGCTGCAAAAGTCTTCATGTTAGAATCTGCATAAATAAGTTTTGCCTCCTTCTCTAAATCTTCGAGAGAGTAGTTATCCATATTTGTATACAGTTTCTCAAAATCCTTATTAATGAATTTTCCTTCTTCATCTTTTTCAGAAATAGAATCAAAGTTTTCATTTGCAAGAATTTCCTCACGCTTTGCATGAAGTTCATTCTTTTCTGCCGTCTCCTTAAACTCTTTGAGTGCAGCGTAGTTTGAACGCATAGACTGTAACTCTGCAAATTCACTATCTGTTAAAAGTTCACGATGTAAATTGTATCTTTCTCCATCAAAAGCTACATTATCACCGTCTTTTGTATAGTTCTGACCGAAGATTTTATCACCATTCCAGTTCTCATATGTAAAATGATCATCGTAAACAGCGTTGATAAAGTACCACTCATTATCAGCATCTTCATATTCAGATAAAAGCTGGTAAAGTGCATATCTTGTATCTTCATGACTGATTTCATATGTACGAACAATCTTTTCAAAAATCTGACTTCCTCCTTCATCACCATCTGGATTAGAAGTTCCTTCACCATTACTTTCTCCATCATTGGAAGGTTCACCAGATTCTCCGTTATCTGAAATGTCTCCTTCTGAATTGTCATCATCGAACATCTCAGCAAATTTTGCTTCAAGTTCCTCATCTGACATTTCTGTATAGTCGAATGTTACATCTTCAGCAGTCTTACCATATTTGGCAAGTAACTCTTCAAATTTTGTCATTTTGTTATTTGTTCCTCCTTCCTTTGATTTTTGATTTATATCAAAACTCTCAAGAATATTAGTTAATTTCTCTAAAGTTTCAACCAATTTATTGTCTGTATTAAATGTTACTGTTTCCGCATTTACAGCGAAATCTTCAATTTTAAAATTACTTCCTGCCATACCAGGGGATACATCCTTTGACAGAAGAGTAAGACCTGATACATAAAAATCATCTAACTGCAATGTTTTATTAGCAGTATTAAATGATAACTCCCTAATGCATAATTCCACCGAACAATCTACAGTTCCACGTCTATTAAGAATCTCAATAGCGTCCTGACAATACTCATCGTATAAATAACCATGCAAAACTGCACGATTTACGCCAGCGCCTTCATCATATTCAATAGTAGTCTTTGTGCCATCAATAACGCCGATAGGCTGTTCTTCGTATACAACTTTGTCGTTACCATCTTTGTCAGTAGTTACATAATAATCATGGCTACCGAAATCTAATTCATTATCTGAGTTGGTAGTGATATGTGCTAAAATTGGGCGAAAGTTTGCCGATGGGACATTTTCATTAAAAGATTCTTCGGAGATTTCCGACTTATTGAGATTGACATGATCGTGAAATGCACGACTAACGAATGGAGTAAGAGATTCTTTATGTTTATCTTCATCCTTGGAAGTTTTTTCAAAATTACCATTCATACGAACCATAAGTTCTTTACCGAATTCATTACTATCAAAATGAGCAAAATTGTTCTTTAAACAGAACTCATACAGCTCATCAATAGACATAATTCGTCTTTTCTTCTTTTTTGGCATTATTTAACCTATTCCTCCTTTCTTTGTTGATATACCACTCAAAGTAGGAGAGTGGTTAGAATGTTAGCATGTTGCTATACTGAATTTTATTATTTGTATTTTCAAAAGTGAGAGAGTGGTTATTTACAAATGTAGCCACGTTCCCATCTTGAGATACCAGTTTAAAACCTTCTTTAAGAAGATTTTCCTTTGTCTCCTTATCGGAGGTTTTAATAAAATTGTATTTCATATTAAGATACCTCCCTTATTTAGCCTTTAGCCTTATCTTTTTTATCACGACTAGCTTCGCCATCATCTGAAATTTTGTCATCAGAAAGAGTAGGTTTAACTCCTTCATTATCACCTGTATTAGATGTTGTATGTGAACTTTGAACTGGAACAAAATTGAGATTTAGACATTCATTTTCCAAGAAATGAAGAGATAGCGTTTCTCTTTCTGAGAAACCATTTAGACTATTTACCAATAATTTTGGTGCAAGACCGTATGTATTGTCTTTAAGAATACTATCCTTATAAGCATCTTTTGTATAAACAGATATTTCGATAAATTTAACAAAACTTGGATTATCAACATAATAAGATATAATTCTATTGACAATAGCTTGCGTTTGAGGTAAAAGCATAGAAATAGCGAACTCTGTATCGGCTCTAATCGCAGCGTTAAATGCCGTAGATCCTGAGATAGAACTAGAATTTAAAATTTGAGCACCGCCAGAAGTATTTAGAACTGTTTTTGTAGCATTTTCTACTTTATTTGTATCTGTTGCCTTATCACTATCAAAACTAATCTGATTGATTTTTCCAGGAATAATAGCAGCAGAAGTATAATCAGGCAAAGCTTCATTTACCATTCTTTGCCAATAAGGTAATACTAAGTCTGGATCAACTTTCCATTCATTTACATCATCTGCGCCAGATAATGTTTCAAGTTCCATCCAAATCATTTTGTATATTTCCTGTTGGTCTGCAATGCTTTGAATATCTTCAAGATCTAATAAGTTTATTAATGAATTTAATAATCCACTAAAGACGGGAACGATAGTTTCCCAATCTTCTGCATGAAACTTCAAACATACACCTTGTTCACCTATTGGTTGCCATTTACTTTCTCCACTTTGCTGTGATTTATTGTACATAGAAACAAATGGTTCACCCCAAAGATCCAACAATGTTTTATTTCTTTTGAAATAATCCATATTCATTGTAAATGCGAAGTCACCCGTATCTGTATATACACCAGAAATTTTACAATAATCCGCTGGAAGCGGAAGAATAAAGAACGGTGTTTTCCCATCTGACTCTGGATTAAAGTAGTAGCAGCCATAAAACACATCTTCTCTGAAACATGTCATATATGCTTTAAGAAATTCATACTGTAAATTCATCTTATCAAGAACTTTTAGTGTATCATTGTATGATTTTACCACCGCATCTTTATCATTATCTTCAACCAAATCATAATCAGGAATAACAGTTCTTGCATCTAAACAGAACATATTGGCGTTATATGCAATTAATCTAAAATATACCTGTGAACGATAATAAAGGTATCTTGATAAATTTCGTAAATTGACCTCGTTAGAAGTAATATTTTGTAAATAACTTCTAAGGTCTTCTTTATTAAAGTTACTAATAGTAGTGTAGGTTGTTGATTTTGAAGTATCTCTAAAGTTAGTAAAAGCTTCATTCGCTGAATCAAAATTTTCAATCCTACGTTTGTTTTTTTCATAAAATTCTTTCATCTCAGCAGCCGTTGGTTGCTTTGAATAAATAGAAGAGGACGTTGAGTTCGTCTTCTTAGTTGTATTTGTAATAGCAGGTGCATTAGCATCCGCTTTCTTTGTTCTTGGCATTTTTCGTTAATGCACCTCCTTTAATTAAACATTGAAAATCGCTTACCTTGACGGATTGGAAGTTTGTTGATGAGATCATTTGTATTGGTTGGACGTTTTCTATTTGTAATAGCTTTTCTACGTTCACACATTGTGGCAAAACAAGCCATACAACATGTGTATGCTCTGTCATCATGGAGCTTATTTGCTTTTTCTGGTGTAAGTTCAAATGAATCTTTCCCTGATTCACGTTTCTTACGAACCATATTTACTAATTCTTCTTTTAAAGCATCCATGTTAGCAAGAGCGATTTCATCTTGCCAATCAAGTTTTACCATTTTTGTATTAACTGATTGAATTTTCCCAAGTTCATCATTTAAACGACTTTCAAATTCTTTCTCATTGAGTTTTTCCTTCTTAAGTTCTTTTGTTATCTTTTCTCTTGCTTGAGAGAGTTTTTCTTCGTCAATATCAAAAACAGTTAAATATCCTTTATTATCATATGGGGCAGTAAAGCTAACTTTATCTTGATTAATCAACTCAATCATTGCTTCATACATTTCTGATTTAAAAGCAGTAGGAGACATGAGATGAATCTTATCTACCGCATTAGGGAATTTTTTGACGTAATCAGCAGAATATTCTTTATCAATCAATCCTCTGTGGACTATTCCAGCAGAATCCGTCCAATCTGGCATGAGATAATCAGCAATATTAACACCACCACCGCCTGAACCAGCATCTATATAAATTCCAATAATATTTCCATATGCATCAGCACCACCGTTGTAATCAAGAATAACTTTCTTTAAATATTCAATCTGATCAGGCGTTTGCATAGGAGACTTAATCTTCTTTCCTACGTCTATTAAGTTAATACAATTTACAAGTCGCATTCTTGTATCAATACTTCCATCAACCTGTTCATATTCATAAATTTCACCAACAAGAATTACTGAATTATCTCTACTTCTTGCAGGGTCGTATGTGATGACGAACTTTTTATCACCCGTGTCATTGTATAGAAGCGGTTTACGAACTTCTTCATTTCGTGTAATAACTCCTCTTCTAATAATTGCATCGCTTCCAGCGTCAGTAGTGAATTCACAAAAATATTCTCGCCTAGCTTTTTCAGGATTAGTTCTCATATCTGAATCAATAGTAGATTTCTCAAACAAAGGTGCCATTATCTGACCATGAATAGTAGGGTGGAGCGGTACTTCACATGTTATATTTGCGACAAAGTAATCTTTATTACCCATTAACATTTGTTTTGAAAATTCACGATAAAGAGAATAATATTTTGTAGAAGTATCAGAAGCAGAAGATATGTAGAATTTTTGGTTTGGAATTTCTTTTGGTATTGCTCTTAATCGAACAGTATCAATTCGATTACCATCTCTATCTTTACCAGATTTAAAACTCTTATTTACAATCGCAAAAGCTGAATAAACAGACATCATTTCATCAGAGAGGAAGCCACACTCATCAAAAATTACGTTTCCCCTCATGCCTCTTTTTCGATCCACGTTAGAATTTAAGGTCTGAGTAAATCCACCATTATAAGTTGAATATGAAAATCCATTGCTTCCGTGTGAAAATCCGTCCCCTGCTGCATTTTTTATTTCAATTTCAGCTTTAAATATATATCCAGTAGAACCCATCATCGTATCGATATTATCATTTGCAAGTCGTTCCAAAGTGGTGAAAGTTTGTTCAGCCTGACTACCGCTACCGCTTGCAATATACGTCCAATAGTTGTTAAATAACATATTTTTTGACATTATGATTATGTCAATGAGAGTGGATTTACCAAATCCACGGCTACACACCAGTAACACATTAGGACATGTCCAGCTTTGCTGAACTATCCAAGCTTGTGCATCCAATAATTCTATATTGAAAAAGTCATTGATAAATCTTACTGGATTACATTGATAATATTTTTGCATATAAGCAATTTTTACCAAGGATTCAATTTTCCTTGATGACATTGCATATGTACCTGGTTTTACATAAATGATATCTTCTTGAATACATTGATCATCGTATTTAACCATATCTAATGAATCAGTTATATCCTTAAATCTCATTGTTTTCATCCTCACTTTCTGAATCATTTTCAGAGTCATCATTTTCGGATTCTTGTTCTGAAAAACAAGAGAACAAATCATTTAAATCAACCAAATTCATTTCGAGCTTTATATCTTTATCTTTTAGATAATCTTTTATATCCAGATTTTCTCGAAGTAATATACGAGATATTTCAATATATTTATCCAAGTCTCTTTGTAAATCAACAATTTTTTGTCTTTGTTCAGCAAGCATGTCTGACCATTCTGATTCGTCCAAGGCAAGTGTTTTCATAATGGAAGCATTACTTAAATCCATTACTTGTTTCATTGCTTTACAAGTTTCCAAATCAAAACCATTAACTTCACCTTCACGAAGATTTAAATCTTTTATTTTTTTAATTTTACCCGTCCAAGTATTTTCACCTTTTTTAGCATTTTTATTATGTTTTAAAGATATACAACTGTCTTGAGCAAGGCTTGTAATAACAGAAGTAATTTTACCTTTACTTTCTTGCAGGGATTTAATTGTTGCCGAGTTACGCTCAATATTAGAAATATCACTCATAAGTTTTGCAACAGTATCATCAATTTTTGACTGTTGTAAAAAACCACGAACAATAGAAATAGCAGAAGAAGTACGCATCATATCTTCGTTAGCATCTTCACTAGAATCAAGAATTCCTAATAATTGAGAATATAAAAATGGCTGGTCGGTAACATCCTCCTTTTCAAAAGGATCGTAACTAAGCAATCGAATAACATCATTTTTATTTTTCAAAAAACTATCATATGTATCTAATCCTGCATGAGATTCAATTAATTCTTCCTCAGTCGTAAGTTCTTTTACCGATTCATTTTTAGTTTTATCCTTAACAAAATGATCTGAATCAAAGTATGTTAGTCCTATATAATTTGGCATAGCAATTTGACGTGCATACGCTGTCCATACATTAGATTTAACTTTTCCAGAAGCAAGATTCTCAACTTCCTGAATACTTGAGTCCCATACCTTTTCGAGAAAAGGTTTTCCCAAATATCTAAGGGCAAGTTGCACTGATTCCCTCGTAGGCTCTTGATCAACACCATTTGTAGTTCTTAACGCTATCTTTTTTGCACAGTCTTTACAAATTGGAGTAAGACCACTTTTACTCATGGGATCTGTACTTACATAAAATTTATCTTTAGCTTTATGAGTATCACACATGTAACACCAAGCACCTTCTTTAAGTGACTTGATTTTCTCTTCCTGTGTTTCAACTTTCTTCTTTAATTGTGCAGCCGTTAATTTTATGGGCTGTGTCTCTTTTGTCGTAGCCAAACTAACGACCACCTCCTTTTTATTTCAATATAAAAAAGAAGCCACTTCATATGAAATGACTTCTCAAAATTCCGATATTAAATTTCCAATGAAGTGCAATTTACTTCACTTAGCACACCCACTGCGCATCGAACACAGGTTAGAAGTTTTGGAGACTTCATTCTTGCCAAAAGATAGGTGTATACGCCGTGTTAGGGATTCGAACCCCAAAGACTTTTACGTCCAGACTGTTTTCAAGACAGCACCCTCGACCAATCGGACACACGGCATGAGCGTAGTATATAGGACTCGAACCTATGCACCGAATAAACGATGACCTCTGATTAGCAATCAGGTGCAATGCCAACTCTGCCAATACTACATAACAAAAAGAGCCATCTCCAAAGGAAATGACTCTTTCTTCCAAATATTTAATAATCAATCACCAAACTGATTATAATTTGATAGGGTGGAAGAGTACCACCCATTATTTTACAGAATAACTTCTGTTTTACCTTCAAACTTAGTATTTAAAGCACGAATCTCGGCAAGCTTCTTACCGATTTCTTCCTGAATCTTAGTAGCGAAAAGTTCAACTTTTGCCTTACCAAGTTTCTCAACACTATCAAAAGGTGCTTTGACTTCTGATTCTGGAATCTTTGTAACATCTATAGAGAATGTAATATGAAGGTTTTCATCTACAACGAATGACTGGTTGATAATATCTTTTAATTCAACAGAGATAATAGTTGAATCATCAACTTCACTATCAGTTGTAACTGGATCTCCATTAGAGTCAGCTTTCATGTTAGATTTAAAGGATATCTTAGAATATTCGATTGTTCTGACAAAATTATGTAACATATCTTTTTCAGTAGCAGCATCAGTATCCGATGTACCTAATTCTGCGACAGAAATATCTACACCAATAATATTTTCATCAATAGTTTTGCTAATATTTAATTTCATGAATTTGTACCCTCACTTTCGTTTGCAATTATTTGGTTATATGCGTCTTTGAAACTGATTACTAAATCCCTTAAAGTATCTTTATCAATAGTACAGTCCAAATTGCTCATATCAATATTCGGATTTGATACCGTAAATTCCAATGTATTTCCATTTGGTGCAAATAAAACTTCCACAGATTCATTGAGTAGAAGAGTAATAGAATCAATTTTATTTCCATTATTCGATGTTACTCGTTTTACCTGACCGACTTTTAATCTTTCATTTTCAATAGATAATCTACTTGCCATTATACATACTCCTCTTTCTTTTATTTTTTCGTTTTCCTTTTAATCTAACTGGGGTAGAGGATTCGAACCTACGAATTTAGCAGTCAAAGTGCTATGTCTTACCGCTTGACGATACCCCAATGTTCAGCATAAAGCACTAACTAGCTGATATTGGACTGTACACATCCAGTTATTCACTAATTAATCCATTTATAAAAATCAGAAAAGACAATTTGCCATTTCTTGCAAAACTCTGTGGATGGTTTTACTCATAATAAAGGTTCTCATTAACGCAGAGAAGCACGAACATCTTCTCATTTCTAAGGCTGAGAGCAACCGATTGTCCTAGATGTCGGTAGAAAGATATACTGCATTAAGGTTTCGTGCGCACTAGAGTCGTTATATAGTCGGCTCTACCAAAATGCAGTAGTAGGACTTACAATGCTACATGAATAGCAAATGCCAGATGTGTATTATCACACTTATATTTTAGCAGTGAACGCATAGCTTTCTTTTATACTATGATTCGCTTCCGAGTTTGCAACGCCAATGAGCAGTAGCGAAGGTGTTTTTAGAGTAGCAACTAACTCAATATTTTTATCTCGTACTTTCATATACAGCTTTACGAGTGGCTGTTGCTCACTTATATATTCTCTGTTTGTTGCCCATTTAAGGGTTCTTTTATTTGTTTCTACATTGTCGTCACCTTTTTATATATGCCTTTCGTGCCTGTTTATAAGGGCTTTATTTGGATAATACAGTGCTATCGGTCTGTTAGTCCATCTGATTTTCACAGAGCCTTGTTGAGTGCGTAACTCAGAGCATTCGGCTTATAATTATTCTCCATTTAAAAGTAAAAAATAGGAAATTAATGTCGGTTTACGTTGACATAGGTTTTACGCTATTGAATACCACTATCCAATATGCCTGTAAAGGCACAACCTAATCTTTATATATTTTATTATTCTCTGAATTAGACGAAGTGCTAGACAAAAGCTTCATCGGCATCCTCAGTGTCTTCACGAATTACATACATCTGAGTAGTTTCGGAAGATTATTTATTCTCTTCATCAGCAACATCAGAATTTTTGTTTCTTAGAGCATTGATTTTATTCATAACCTCTACTTTGGTCTGCTTACGGCAGTAAAATTCCCTAGTGGTTTCAGTTGAACGGTGATTAGCAAGCTCGGCTGCCAATGCTAAATCACCAGTCTCCTCATATACAAGATTCAGCCTAGTTTTACGTTGGCAATGAGGTCTATAGTCAGAAATTCCAATAATTTCGCCATATTTTTTCATTCTATCTCTAATTGCACTGTCGCCCATAGGCTTATACTCTCCATTGTATTTTGTAATTAACAATGAATCACATTCTAAGTGGTCATAATCATTCTTTCGCATTTCAAGCCATTCTTGAATAAGTTCTTTTGCAACATCTCCGAAAACTACCTGTGTACGGTATCCTTCCTTTTCCCTTATATCTACGAACATATTGTTTTCTAAATCAAGCTTGGATAGTTGCAATCTTAACAGCGCACCAATTCTATTTGCAGAGTCAAAACTTACTTCAAATAAAATTTGATCCTGAATTGAATATTTATCATTTTCAGATAACTCTCTGCGAATAGTCTGAACTTGTTCTTCTGTAAGGAAATAAGAATTCAAAATATGTTCTTCATTAGCTTTCTTCATTCTGTCAAGTTTCCCATCAAAAGGATGGTATTTAACAAAACCACGTTTCATAGACCAAATATAGAATGAGCTAACGGCAGAAATTTTCATATTGATAATCTTTTTATGATTCAGAAGTGTTTCCTGGCAGAACATAATATAGTTCTCCATAATATCAACGGCATTCTCCATAAACTCATCTGAATACAAATCTAAATCTCCATAATTTTCACCTAACCACATAAGAAAATGACGAAACAATCCTTCGTATCTTTTATATGTAGTATCTTTCACGTCCTGATTTTTAATAATATTTGATTGGAGATATTTCTTATATTTCTTCAAGTTGTCAGGATTTATGAATTTCTCCTTATCCTTGGTAAAATATTTTACCCTTGTTACATGTGCCACTAAATCACTTCCTTTCATAACAAAATAGCGAGATAGTAGTTACTCAACTAAATCGCTATTATAAATATTTAATATAATTAGTGGGCAGAGATGGACTCGAACCATCGAAGGTAAAAACCGCCTGATTTACAGTCAGGTGTAATTGCCGCTATACGACCTACCCATGTAAAAAGAGTGTGCAGCATACACCACACACTCTTACAAATATTTATAAAATCAACAAATTTGTCTATTAAACACTTACACACTTATTTTTATTTGTAACATAAAATGAGTTACAAGCAAAAAGTCCAAAAGCATTTAATAACTTCTCAATTTCTTCATCTAAATCTTCGAAAATATCAAGAGAAATTTCATCATGTGAATGACAATTATCACGTCTTTCGTCACAATCATATTCATCACTTGTATCTTCTGCATCTTCGCCAATATTGAACTCATGCATAATACAACCCGAATTCTCATTTTCCTTGACAAATGTAGAATCTACATCACCATGAACAAATACAATATCAGTCTCATCAAATGGAACACAATCTGACTTCAAGATGCTTACCAATAAATCATCCATATCTAAACAAAGAACATATTCACCGAAATATTCTGTTAAAATAGGATCTCCAAATTCTTCACAAGACTCTAACTCGAAGTTTGTGTTTTTAATAATCGAATTTACAATATCCTTCATTACGTTATATTTTGCAACTACACAAAGACCGACTCCGATATTTTTCTCTACACGAAGTCTATCAACCGTGTCTGCTAAATACTCGGCAAAATCATTTGTATCTGTAAAACCAAATGTTTTTAATATATTTTCACCACCAATCAAATTAAGCGTTCTTTACAGCATCCTTAAATGCTTTTCCAGATTTAAAACGAGGTGCTTTTGATTCTGGAATAGAAATTGATTCGCCAGTAGCAGGATTTCTTCCCTCTCGTGCAGCTCTTGTTGTAGCTTCGAATGTGCCAAATCCTACTAACTGTACTCGATCTCCACTAACTACTGCATCCTGAATTGTTTTGATAACACCATCAACAATAGTAGTTAAATCTTTCTTAGATACTTCAATATCAATATTTTCCTGTGTTTTTGCGATTAATTCTGTTTTATTCATTTTTTAAAATCCTTCCTTTTTCTCAATTATTTTTTATTTTTCAATTAAAAAGAGGGTAGTGTCCATATAGGTACACTCCCTTTGATAATGGCTTCGTCAGCCAAAAATAATATATTAATTGCAGCTGTAAATATCTGCTTTCACAATTACTCCAAACTGAGCCGAACAGTGGACTACAATTGTTATTTAATTTAATGATATAACTTTCGTCTTAGCATCTATCAAATTACCGTCTTTATCTTGACAGATAACAGCGAAACCTTCTTTCTGTGGCTTTGTTAATCTACCATCCATGTAATTCATCTTATCAACATTTGCAAAAGCACCTTGTTCAAGAAGTCTCACGTATCCACGCTTTGAGTCACCAATCATATGAGTATGAGCCATTGTAACGCAATCAAATCCTTCTTTATCTGTGTCTTGCAAATAATCTTTTGCTTTGTCAGCAGTAGCAAGCATCCCTTGTCTATATGCTAATGGATGAACAAACCAAGTTTTACCAATCTTGCATTTCCAGTCATCAATATACTGAATATCAATATCATCAAAAATATTTACAAGTGGTTCATACCAAATCTTTGATTTACTGCGTTTGTCATAGTGTTTAAATCCATCTACAAAAATAAGTTCCAAAGATGTATCAGGCATAAGTTCCAAGATGTCAGTATCTAAATTCTTTGCAAAATAATTAGCAAATCGCTTGTCGTGATTGCCATAATTACATACTACTTTCTTAGGGCGAATATACTCAATCAAATCAATAAGATATTGTCTACCTTGAATCATTTCTTCTATTGGTGAAATTCTATACTGTTTTGGAAATTTCGATAATGCTTGGCAATCTACAACATCTCCATTAATTTGTAAGATATCAACTCCACGATAATCTTTCAGTAACTCATATGGTAACTGGAATGGAACATGTAAATCTGACATAGATAGGATAGTAGTGGCTACACCCTGATAACCATGAATATAATTATCATACTCTTCATATCCAACAGCCTGTTTTCTAAGTTGGTCAGGTGTAATGTTCAATCCAAGCATATCTCGAATTTCAATCCAATCCATATCTGTTTCCTTGCGCTTTTTCGCAAGACAACATCTCAATTTCCATTCAAAATCTGTTTCATTTTCTAATCTATATAAGTCGATTATAATGTCCACCTACTCTCTATTACTCTTCATCAGACGGAACATCCAGCTCCTCATCTGTTTTTAATGCAACAGTAAAATCAATTACCTGATTCTTAAATGAAGTAAGCAGATCAGCTACCTTTACCTCCTGCTCCATATCATTCTCATCTGTGTATGTAATAGTAGTACAATCCTCTGAGAGTGTACCTGCCTTTACTGTTAATTTGTCTGTAGTTGTTCTTGTGAACTTTAATTTACTAGCTGCCATTTTCCTTTTCCTCCATAAAATTAAAAATTCCCACCAGAACGCTTTCTGCCAGGATTAAAATACATTTGTTTCGTTTTATTCTGTTTTACTTTGATATATTCACGAATATTTCTAATATAATTTTCATCATAACTCAAACGAATATGTGATTCTAAATAATAACATCCACAACGAGTTGGAATTTTATTTGATAACACATTGTCTATAAGTCTATATGACGGATTAAGATTCGAGAGATGAGTATGCTTTTCTGTATCTTCTTGTCTACAGATACGATAGCCATTTTCAGTCTTGTCAATATAAAAACCTTTATATTCAATTCGATTTTTCATAGGCAAAACCTACTTAACATACTTATCTTCGATGTAACGCTTTCCACCACAAGTCTTGTAATATCCAATATGTTCGCCTCTGCGATCTACATATCCTCGTCTTGTGTTTCTAATTATACCTTCGAATAATAATTTTTCAATTTCATTTTTTGAAATGTACTTAATAATTTTCACTTCTTTCTTGATTTATTTCCTACAAAGTAGGATAGTAGTTGGAAATGTAGGATTTGAACCCACGACCTCCTGAACCCAAATCAGGCGTTCTAACCAAACTGAACTAATTCCCAAAATAAAAAATCCCATACCGAAGTATGAGATCCTTACTTAATATGAGCTGAGATATTTGACTCAATACACTAACACTTACTGTGGTTGGACACAGTTTATCACACAAGCGATTAGCTTGTAGTTAGCAACAACACCGATTTTGACATAATCGGCAAACTCTTACCACAAAGTATTATAGATTTTCTTTCTGCACATTCTTCCTTGCGAGATTCATAGGTTGCAGCCTATTAGAGTTGCACGTACTTGTACTTTCTCATATAACACCTTGCGAGTGCTATATGTCACCATATTACAGGTGAATAAGTTGTTTTTCTCTTTGCGGTCGCACACACTTTTGCTGTTTTGTAATTTTCTTTTAAATATTATTTACCTAAAATAATTTGATTTCTTTCAAAAGTATGTACTTATTATGGACGATGAGGTGTACATTTGATCATCCGTACCTTTTGAGTACAGCCCAATCATCACCATCCTGCTCGGATTGCGATCTCCTTGCTTTTTGATTCCATCCCTGTTTTTCAACTTAAGAGATATTACCAAAATCCTATCAGCGGTTATACTTGCGATATTCCCACCAATAGTACACAAATCATACCCACATTTCTGCGTTACTACAGTGCCTATTTCAAGACACCCACCAATCAACCATATTCGCCAACAGTTGTCCTTGAATAGAAGGTTGGGCGTAGATTTTATGTGTTTTCCGTTAAACTGTATTTCACAGTCGCAGCCTTATAATACGATAAGAACCACTTTATACATGTCGCCATGCTTATTTTTGAGATTTAACATCTCCTGATCCGAAACCAACCAGTCCTACAAAAGTAGAAAAGCTCTCCCAGTAAGACTCGAACTTACGACTTTCGCATTAACAGTGCGATGCTCTACCAACTGAGCTATAAGAGATTAAAAGAATAATCGGCAACCATACTACAAGAATTGTATCACAGTCACCGACACATATAAGAAGAGGAGTACAATATGAATATGTACCAATCTTAGAAATGATTTTTAGAATTGTTCTGTTTGAAAACGCCTTCGAATCGTTCCCCATAGGTTTGATTCCTATATATCTTCCACAGAAATGCATGGTACAGTCTCGCTTGATGTACTTAACTGGTTTTATCACACATGCACAAGTTTTTCATATGGCATCACATCAACTAACTTATAGCCATATGTTAGACGAACTTTATACTATTATATTCTCTGTTTTATCAGCCAAGAAAAGCTGATTTCATTGTTTTAATCAAAATATCCATTTAACTTTCTGTTGTAATAACGAGTTATTTTTGGTTTTGTCCAAATTTTTGCCTCACATTGGATATTATCATATGTATGGATTTCTTTTTCTGGAATATATTTACATTCCAAACTTAATCCATCTAAAATTTTTACCACTGTATTATCAGTGGGAGTAGTAGAAGATAGGTAGGCGAATATACATTTCTCTGCCCTTTTGAATACTTTACGGACTGTCGCTACATTTATATCTTCCTTCTCTGCGATTTCTTTAATAATCTTTTCCTGTGTAATTGTCAAAAATAATCATTCCTCCCAACTGCACGAATTCGTTTATAGAATCATATCTTACTTTGTAAATTAGGCTTATGCCTATATGATATGTTGTTCTCCATATATAAACATTTGGAGTATAATTTTCGACCATTAGTAATGGGTTACAAAATTTTAAACATAATAAAATAACCCAATATTTATGGTCGAATTTTTAACAAAAGCCTAGCTACTACATTTTTTATTTTCTCTATATCTTCTTGTTTGTAATCTTCTTAATTCTCTATTATGTTCAATGTTACATTTAGGACATCTACAAGTCTTTACATTGTTTTTATCAACTTCAAACCACTCACCGCAATCAATACATTGAATGACTTTTGGTTCTTTATATTTAATATTATTCTTCAAATTCTCTACTACATATTCTCCATAACAGAACCAAAATAATTGTTTTGCACGTTTTTTATTCTTATATAAATACTGTACAAGCATATCAGCAATCATTTCTTCCGAATATCCAAGTTCAGCAAACTGGTTTCTAATAGAACAAGCTACATAATGAAGATTATCAATGTATTCATCCTTCATATTAACCATATAACGATACTTCTTGTTTAACTCATCATATAAATTAGAAACTTCTTTAGAGCATACAATATCGGGGTTTTTCATCATATCCTTATATTTTAATTCTCCAAGTTTCATACCTCTTGTATTAATTGATTTATTAGGAATACGAGAGTAGAGTTTATTTACAAAACTATCATTTCTATCATCAACTTGTGATTTTTCCTTGTCTTTGGCGTATTCAAAAAATGCAGGAAGTTTCTGATTGGTAAACTCTTTGATTTCTTCACCAATTGTTTCTGGAAACTCAGGCTTGTATAATGTTTTAGCGTAATCAATAACAAAATTATTCTGACAGCATAAACGCTTGACACAATTAGTTGCATGTTCTTTTTCCTCATCTGTTCCATTGATAAATACGTCATTATTCCAGATTTTTGAAATATTGTTGCTATAAATACCGATGTTTCCACCTGTAAATGCTGCATTTAATCCTTCATAAATACTCTGATTATTCAAAATTCTTGGTTCAGCTTTACGCATATTATAATAGAGTGGTACAACACCATTCATATTACGTTCTGCGATTCTTACAAAATCAGGATCAGCAACTACCAGTGATTTATCTCCATCAACATCAAACTGAAGAATTTTACTAATCAGGTCATATGTACTTGTATATACCGCATTTGTTGTAAACCATTCTCTGATTTTATCAACTCGTTCCTCATATACTTTATTCGCCACATTGAAACGAATAGCATGTTCTTTGTAGAGGTGAGGACTTCTTAGACAGTCAAGTTTATCATATTGTTTAAATAACCAACAAAATACCTCTTTGTCTGCCAATAATCCTTTAGGTGTATCAATGTGTCCAAACCAATACTCACAAGCTGCATAATAATCTGGAAGTAAGAAAGTATATTTTCCATTTACTTCAAGTTTTCCACTTCTATATTTTTTTAAAAGGCTATTCTTTACTTCACGGATCACGTCTTTTGCATATGTATCATTGAGTAGAGCAGGATAAATCTTTACCGCTTTTTGAAAAGCTGTCATATTTGTATTATAAGGTGTAATTCCAAGAATATCTTTCATGGTATCAATAGAGTTACAAATATTTGTGATTCGTTCTACAGACTTCTTTGTAAGCAAATCAATCTCTTCGTCTGTCACATTTGTGAGAGTTTGTAACATTTGATAATTGATTTTTGCATTTTTAATTCTATCTTCCTCAGTGTTACATCTGCCAGCTTGACAATGATATTGCTTAAAATATGTCTTATACTCATCCCATGAATCGTAAAACTTATACATCTTAAATTGACTTTTTGTAAAAATTATTCTAATATCTTCAGCAATTACATCATGGTCTTGTCCATAAATATCTGTGATAATAGGAGAGTAATTATTTACTTCAATAAACTTTTTAAAATCAAATACTCCCAATAAACCTTTCACCCACGGGGCACGAAACATTGTGTTCTTCGTCATTCCGCTTGGTAATATCATGCCAGCTCCATCAGTATGAGTAATCGGAACAGTACCAGTTTTTCTCTCAATCGAATAATCAGTTTCATCAATAAAATCAAATTCTCCTGGCACATTCGTCTCAAAATCATCCACAACAATGCATCTGTCTATATCAAAATCCTTCCACTGGTCAGTAGCTGAATTCGCCAATGCCATATATGCAAGATGTTTATTTACATTGTTTCCACCTTTTGAATTTATTTTGTCAATAGTAAGACCACACATGACTGTTTTTTCAACTTCATTCCATACTGATTCTTTAATAAAAACAGCTTTTTTCTTACGAATTTGACCAGCAGAAGATGTAAAGTATCTGTATTTTTCGCCATTATACATAAATCCATAAAAAGATAAATCTTTAAATACATCAAAATAATAAACTTGAACTACAATAAGAGCATCTGTTAATTCGTCTTTTTTAATGCCGATAATACGTGTAAGGGAAGATTCAAATACTGAAATGATATTGTTATCATTTAGTTCGTCTTTTCTTAACTCTCTTAATTCGATTTTTTTATTATATTGAATATTATGCGATTTGCAATACTCGATTTTATTCGATAGATTCTCTTTTTGAATTGTCTTATTTGATAAAAGATTCAGAAGTTTTTCTTTTGATAAATTTGCTTTCTCTCTTTTGTGTTTTATAATCAAACACCACTTCATATATTCTTTTACAGAATCATTTTCTTGTTCATAATAGTCTTCAACGGTACAACGTCTCCAATCAGAAAAATCATCTTTGTTGTAACCTTGCGTCACGAGTTCTTCTTCTAATTTTGGAAGCATATTATTTACATAATTTCTTTCACGTCTGTATTTACAGTTCATTTCATGTAAGTATTTTTCATGGTTGCTATAAAAATGACCTGTATCTACAGAATACATATTAATCTGTGTATCTAACATTTAATTTCCTCCATATGTAAATCTTTTAAAATATTCCATCTTTTTAGTGGTGTATCTATTAAACAAGGATCAATAATCTTGCCTGTTTTCATGTTATAAATTGCTTCACAATTTTCTTTTGATACATATGGAAACCAATTTATTTGTGGTAACTTTAATAGATGTTTTGTATCATACTTGTCGCTGTTATTATATAGTGGCTTATATTTTGAAATTAATGTTATTTCATATATTGACAAAAGATACTCGTCAGGAACATTTGCAATATAAATAACCAAATTTGATATACTTTCTCCTCTACATATAAAATACATGTTTTTATCAAAATAATTATTTATAACGCTATGAACTTCAATTCTATTATCAATATTAGTTGACTTCCCAATATACACTAATTCGTCTTTATCTATAATCTTATATAGATAAAAATTGGTTTCTTTTTCAACTGTACCAGCCATAAATCCTCCTTTTATCTTTTATTTATTATGTTTCACTTATATATTCTCCAAATGAAATTTCTATTTACTCACTTTCAGATTTTCCTTCGTTGAAAGCTACAATTCCAAATGTATCAACAGAAATTACCAATCCTATTGTTCTAATACATAAATTGTCAACCATGATTGCGAAAACAAAAATGAAAGTAATTGATATAAATGTTAGAAATTTATATATTAACTTTTTACGAAATCTCTTTTTATCAATATAATACTGTTTATCCTTAAATTTCACATACCAGAAATCTTGTGTGTTGCAAAATTGAGGTAATTTATCTTTTAGTTTATTTACAATTTTATTCATCGTAGTCCTCCATTTCTTTGTATTTAAATCCAAGCCAATTAATTACTCTGTCTGTCCCCAAACATCCAATACAGTCCTCATGCATATATTCTCCGTTTTCATTATCAAGATAGCGTTCACCTTGATAAATACCTTCGCCACAATAACAGCATAGATACTTTGGATGAGGTGGAGAGTAATAAGGACACCGATAATCATGTAGACCGTCATTTCTTCCACATATACTACACATATAGTTATTTAATTCTCCTTTAATACAGTTGTTTAAATTTTCAAGTTACAACTTTTAGATGGGTATTTGTTCACCGAATGGCGTAGAATTTTCTGTACAATGGTGTACATTAGAAATTCTGGCTAGAAAGGGTATCTCAGTTAGATTTACTAGCTTGATATTTTCTCATACGTTCAGCCGCCTGTTTTTTCTGTTCATCTGTAAGTTCACGTTTCTTTGCTCTAAAACTGATTAATGTTTTATCCTTTAATAAATATTTCTTACCTCTACCAGTATCTTAAATGAGAGAGTACATATCAGGACTTTCCTTGCACAATCTATCCAATTTAGTAATATATGTAGAATCTGAAGCATAAATTGTTGCGAATTTCTCATCACGCATTGCATTAATACAAATTTCCTGTTCTTCAATTGAAACTGTCATATTTTTATCTGCCATTGTTCATCTTCCTTTCTCTATAACTTCTGATATTGTTTTCCATTTGTTTATGACGTGAAAGATCGTCTTTCCAATCCGAAATAATTCTATCAGCAATATTACGACTGCCTTCATAATCGGTGCAAAAATCTGACATATAAATATTGCCTCCATATGTATTCTGGTATTTATGGTTCTTTGATGTAATTGTTACGGTTCTGTTCATTAATTAGTTCTCCTTTACTGTTTAAAAATTTATTCATTGCAATCAACTCCTTTGAGTGCTGCGTTAATTTGTTACATATGTTTATTCTCTGTTTTATTTACGACTTATTGCCGTTTTTGATTTCTCCAAATGAGTCTACATTGTAGATTTCCAACATCTTAGCAATAGCCCATTCAATTTCTTGCTCATATCCTTCTTTATTAAGTACATATATATTTGGTACATTTTGTGGTGGTTTCTTTGGATTAGGTTGAACACTACCAACTTCTTTTTTAATTAGAAGTGGTTCTTTGTCGCCAATAGAAGATGTGAGATATTGAATACATTGATTAATGGTATCTTTTGACATAGAAAGTTCTTTTGACATAGATTCTATACTTCGCCAAAAAGCTTCTGGTTTAATTTCAGGGTTATACATAGTTTCTTCATTATCTTTATTTTTGGGACGAATGAAAATATACGAATTAATATAAAGAAAAGCCATTAATATATTCTCTTTATTAATACTAGATTCGTTCATCATAATAAAATCAAGCTGAGAAGATGTGATTTTTGAGAACTTGTCAACAGCATCAAAATTTTCAGGAATGATCTTAATTTCAATGCCAGTATCATATCCAAGCGTGTCAAGATCCTGTTGAACTTCAATCATTTTGTTGTTGATCATATATTCCAGTACATCAAGAATTTCTTGAACAGCTTTCGGTCTGCGTTTGTGTGTCTTGTATCCGTAGAAATTTAGAACTTTTCTAAGAGTAATCCAACTATAGTCTTCGTAAGACCTATATTTATCAATAAGGATATAAGTAATATAGAATTTACGACTAACTCCATATTTAGTTTTAATGTTTCCTTGAATATAGTTATTTGGAAAACGAGTAAAGTATTCTGTTTTCTGTTGCAATAAAAATTCCTCCTTTATATGTGATATTTATTTATTCTCCATTTGAAATTAAGTGGAAGAGAACCTTGCGAGCGTTCAGTAAAGTAGGTCTGAACCCCCACATGTCTGTTTTATTTTAGAAATTGGTAGGGGATGAAACCCACTTTGCCGAACTGAAAGAAGATATATAACATTATTAATAAGACAGACTATTACGCTTGTATTTCGCTTACGCTTCATACAAGCTCTATAATTTTTTGGTTGATTGTTATTGATTGGTTTAGGTATGTGGTGTTTTGGATTAATATTTTCATTTGGGTACATGTATGATGTACCTATACGACTATTCTCTGTTACAGATATTTTTCTTGCCATTCATATCCACATGTATAACAGTGATATTCATAATAATAATGTAATGAGAAAAATGTTTCTTTTGATACAAAATTCAAATCTAACCCTTTTGTTTTACCTTTTTTTGGTAACTCGTTTATAATATTTTTCTCCACATATAAGACAAGTTTTTACGAATGGTATTTTTAGTGATTCAAAAATTTTACCTTTGCTCATTTGTTTTATTCCTTTCTGTTTGTTCCAAATCAACATACTTCTCTTTGTAAATATCCTCTACAAAGAATACTGGCAATTTGTCGTGGTACTTTCCATATAATTCCTCATCAGAAATACGAGAGTAGCATTTGTATTTACCTATTGGCGAATTAACTTCTCTGATATAATCTTTTACAATAGATTTATTTTCCTTGAATCGCTCATTTATTTTTCCACAAATAGTACAGTAGGTATATAAACCTGTATTAAGATGAGTTTTTCCTGCGAATGTGGATTTGTTTTGAATCAGGCATTCTTCATAATGATGTTTGTGCTTTGATTTGCGGTTACTCTTTGAGATATTACTTTCTGTTGACTTGAGATATTTTGGTATTTCATTTTCTTGTATCATATTTGATTCCTCCTTTGATGTATTATTCTCTCTTTATAAAAATGTGATTATTGCACTATTGTTCTTTTGGTAGTAAAATAAATATATCTAATTTTAAAGGAGGAATTGTATATGAAGAAATTGAAGATATTAAAGAGGATATTTAGTTTTGTGTTATGCATTGTAATGGTTATTACCGTTATTCAATTAGTACCACAAAATATTTATGCTGCCAATAAGGTTAAATTGAACTATACAAAGCTTACTTTGTATGTTGGCGAAGTAAAGAATTTGAAAATACATGAAGGAAAAACGGAAATATATTCTGCTAGATGGTCTTCTTCTAATAAAAATGTTGTGAAAGTTACTAATTATGGACATATAGAAGCATTAAAACATGGTTCTGTTAAAATAATCGCCAAATATAATAATAAAAATTATGTTTGTAAGGTTACTGTCAAGGATGCTTTAAAAGATCATGTAAGTTATGAGTTGATTGATATTCCTGAAAATGCATATTCGGGACAGTATAATAAAATGATCAAAATTGTAAACAATAATGATGTTACTGTTAATGTTAATATTTCTATTAAACAATACGATAAGGATGGATTTTATATTAGACAAAACACAAATGATTATATAGTAAATAAAAATACTTATATTATTGCATTAATGGAATATAATAATGGACGTGTAATAGATTTTAATAATCCAATACAATATGACGAACAGTTAAAGATATCTTTGAGAAGTGTAAATAGAGCAGATTCTATTGATATAAAATATAATATTTCTGATCAGTATATTGATAATGGTTGGATATATAGAGATATTGTTTTTACTTCACCTATTACTAAATCTGCAAAATATTCTGCGTTATGTTATAATAGTAGTGGAGAATTAACGAGAATAGTTACTGGTTATGTATATGTCCCTGCTAATGAAAAAGTAAAAAAGAAAGATGGATATAATTTGAATTTTAAAGATAAATATGATATCCAAAAAATAAATATATATTTCTATTGATCAAGTATTGGTTTATTGGACTATGGCTTTGGCTGTAGTCCTTTTTTATTGCTGTTTTATATATGGATATCTCTATTTAAAAGATGATTTGTGCGAAGGTTTTAATATACCCCCAATATGTTGAGATTCTTGAGTGTGACTTTTGATGGAAAAATCGTTATCGGTGAAAACGCTTATATATAAGGAAGAAAATAGGATTGTGGGTGTGATTTTAGTATGATGGGATTTTAAAATTTAGGGGTTGAAGTGAGTGAAATGGTTGAAAAATAAGGTTTTTGACGATATGGGGTACGATAAGTGGTTTGAGATGGGGAAATTGAGATTTTGCTTGATTTTGTTGGGATTTTGAGGATTGGGAGATGGTTAGATTTTTGAGTTGGTGTATGGATGAATCAGCTATAAAGTTTACTGCATTTCCAGCCCATCTAATTAGTTTTAACTACCCCGGGTTAGACAAAAACAGTGGATAATAGATATATATTGACCATTCTTTTCTTGATCCGATTTTCACAACAAATAGTATTAAAAACTATGTGTAGTAGTTATTGGTTCTATGATATATAGTTCTATATTGCTATAACTCAATATAATCTCAATATCGTTATCAATCACCACTTTTATATCAAAATCAATCATTTTTAGGTTTACATCCACCACTTTACACCCTAAAACCTACTAAAAAATGGGATGAGCCACCACCACACTATAATCTATTAGTAAATATCCACAATAACCCACACAACAAACACACTAAAACTATACATATTCCACAAAACTGTAAAATCTTATGAAAAAGACTTGAATATCTCACAAAAAAGGACTATTATACAGTTGTCCGAAGGGATAGGACAAAAAACAAGTCCCATTGTTAGCACATCTGTAGACCGGACACCGAACCGGACTTGATACCATTAGTCAAGATAAAACTATCCAAGAACGATGTAAAACCTCACGGCTACTTGTACAGCCATTCCAAAGCGGATTAAAAAAGCTATCATATATAGCAACGTACAGGGCACTTGATAGCAGTTATTAAGAGGTTGAATTGATACCTTAATGAAACAATTCAGTAAAGCCACACTATAGCAGGCACGTGAATAGTAGGAACGATAGAAACCTCATTAGTAGTCAAGTGGCTACTAATTACCATTCCGGCGATGTGTAACCGGCAAGACAGCAACTCACAAACGTATTAAATAATCTTTACAAGTGTATCACTTGTTTTGTGGTAAAAACATTAAATTACATAACAGGTTTATTATACCACATTCAAAGAGGTTGTTTCAACCTAACAAGATTAAATAGTACAGTACCGCTTTATATGTCAAGCGTTAAAAGTATGGCAATATGACATAAGTATAGCAGGGTACGCAAGCTATACAGTGTAATTGTAAATTATTACAATAAGCACATTCCGCACATTACAATAATAAGCCACCAAGTAAACATGAAAAATGTTGAATTATCCAGTCGCATTGAGCAGGCTCAGTCTACGCTTTTTTAAGCGGTTGTGAATTAAGCACATTTGAGAAGTGGTTCGATTCCACTTGCGACTTTACCAAAAAAATAATTATATTGCACTCATGCGTTAAATGAGAGAGGAGACATTATGTTAAAATCTGAAAAATTCTACTCAAAAACTAATTCTTTAAAGGACACAACTTTCGACTTTGCAGGACACGTTAGAACTTTAGTTCGTAACACTGAATTATCACGGATGCAGGATAAAAAATCATTCAAGGATGGTAAAAAAGCATTAGAGGATGCACACGCTGATATTGACGTTATGACTTGTGACGCTAGTATTATCAATCAGACTTTAGGTAACGATGCAGGTCAATTCATCAAAGACCGTGAAGAGATTATTGCTTTAAAAGATGAAATTGCTACACTTTTACCGATTGACAACGTGACCGCACTTTGTCCAACTGACCGTGTACATATTACTTTGATGGCTCATGCTATCTATAAAAATGTACAGCTGGATGCTGATATTTTCGACACTGAAAAAGGCGGTGTTGATATTTCTAAGGCAGTACAGGTTTACTATAACAAAGGTTCTATGAAAGACTTAAAAGATGCTTTACGTTCTGTATTTAATAAGTTAATCGGTTCTGAAGGTGATCACTTCTACGGCATTAAAATAAAAAAGTCCGATTTTACAGATAAGGATCTGCGTAACTTCCTTGCAACTTTTGGCGGTTCTGCCAAACGTGAACAATCTAAGTCTAAGAAGGATGGAGTAGAAATTGTAAAATTTTCCGACTTTAACTATACAGACAAGTCAGGCAATAAAAAAGTACAGATTGCAGCTTTTACAACTCTTTGTGCAGTTGTTCTTGATAATGCGTCAAAACATGAGGTTATTAAGCCGGAAACTACAGAAGAGAAAACCGAAACAAAATAGGATGATACTGCATAAGTAGTAGGTGTGCAGGGTTCGACTCCCTGCTCATCCTTTAACTTTTAAAGTGAAAAATTCAGGCTAGAAGTATGCCCATTTTTAAGGAGGTTAATCATGTTAAAGTTTAAAAAATCAGAAATTCATAAACTTGCAAATCAGCTCACTTGTAACTCTGAACTTTTCGGGGATGAGGTTGCGTCTGTTATTGCACAACTTACATCACTGTCAAACTCTGCAAATGAGTTTGGTTGTACTATGGAAGGTAAAATCTTTGATTGTTGGTGTTCTTCCGTTTCGGTAATTGCTTTACCTGATAAGGCAAAACATAGTTGGGAATTTTAGGAGGTGTACTATGCCAAAAATCAAACACGAACCAAAATTTTACATTCGACTTTGTAAGGGAACTATCATGCAATTTCCAGATAATTTCACAATCTATCCAGGCTCAATCTATGGACGTTTTACGGATAAGCAAGGTAAACGTATATTTTGGGTATGCAATGACTACAGGCTCACAAATGGCAAACTACCTGTAAATATTTTCAATGGAACACGTTGGACTTTGTGGCTAGTAAATGCAGATCATCCATGCTATAAGTGGGTAAAATCTGTCTGCGAAAAGTTGGGTTATATTCCTAAAATCCAAAGGGAAAATTTATCCTTTGACGATTGCCAAAGTATGATGAAAAGCTATGCTTTACATAAAAAAGGAACAGGTTCACGGATCAACACGTATCAGATCAATAATCCTTTGCGTTGGAATGAAGTAACAGAAACTGCACACTGGTATGGTCACGGAAACGCAAGTGTTGTTGCATCAAATATTAGATAATAGTATGCAGTACCGAAAGGCAGAACGCACTAAAAGTCTGCCTTTTCATAGTGCATATTAGCACTAGAATGGAGGTTCGATAGTATGGTAAAATTATAAAGGCAAAATAGGAGGATTACCATGCTAAAAATTAATGAATGGTCTGTAAACCGTAGAATAGAGTCTTTGCGTCAGATGGATAAAATGCTGTCCGAAATGAACGTAGGCTCACGCTATACTATATGGCAGGAATATGGCGGAGGACTAAAGGCAAACGCAGATGATACTCATGCAAATTGGAAACGTATTGCAGAAGATGACGAACTGTACCAAAATGCTATTTTCTGTTATATGTGTTGCACGTTGGAAAAGTATACTTTACAAAATTTCAATGTAAGGGAGTAGTCTGCCAAGGGCAAGGGGTAACTTTGCCCTTTTACAAAAGCAAAATTATATGCTAAAATGAAAGGAGATGAATGACATTGGAGGCATATAAGAAAATGAGAATAGAATACAACAGGCTTTTCGATAAGCTGAAGGAAAATAAAATTACGCAAAAAGATTTTAGGGATAATGCTGGAATTAGTGGAGCAACTATGCAAAAACTACTTCATAACGGAAATATAACAACGGAAATTATTTGCCGTATCTGCGATTATTTTCAATGTATGCCTGATGAAATAATGGAATTTATCCCTGATAATGACTATATAGAACGCAAACAGGCAAAACAGGAAGTCCAAGCTCAAATAGCTGAACTTCAAGCCAAACTAAAAACCATGTGAGGAGGAAACAACTATGTCAACAATAGAAGAAATGCGTAGTTATATGCTAAATGCAGGAGTATATTCAAAAGCAGATATAGATAAAATCTGCGACTTAGAACAGCAGTATAGAGATGAATGCCAGGAAATAGCTTCACAGTGTAAGGCTGAAGGTTATCCAGCAAACGGAAGCAACTATGAACTCCGTTGTGCAGAGGTTCGTAAATATTATGATCATGAATTTCAGTTGATAGACGCAAATTATGATTTTGATGAAGAATAATTTGCAAAACACAGCACCAATCAAGCACCCAATTTCCGGGTGCTATTTTTATACCCAAAAACAATTAGAAAAGGAGAACAAATATGAAAAAGAAATTATTATCACTTATTCTTGCAACAGCAACAATCCTTACATCCTATACAGTAGGCACAATGCAGCCAACGCAAACAGTCAATGCCTCAACTCCAAAACAGATCAATGTCACAAATGCAATCCCAATTTGTGACATTGCTGGTTATTTCTATGACAAATATGGATATCTCTGCTTTGAGCTTAGCGATACAACAAAGCAGTTCAATAAGGCAGATGGATATTCATATTCAAAAATCTGTGAGAAACTTCCGCATCTTAAAGATTTAGATGAAAACAAAACATATCCTTTGACAGCGAAAGTAACAAAGGTAAACAAAAAGAAAAACGTTGTCACTGTACAGGATTATAGCGGAAACAAATGGAAATTTCGTGGCTGTGAAGACTATGAAAATGGAGACGTAGTATCTATGCTCATAGATAGTAACGGAACAGAAAAGGTAACTGATGATATTATTTTACAGGTCAGATACAGCGGTGCAGAGTGGTAAATAATAAGAAAGGAAGTAAAAACAATGTCAGAGAAAGCAAAACAAATTCACGCAACCTATTGTGATTATGAAGTAGCAAAGGCAAGCAAACCATCACGGATCTATTCAGTCCGAACAGAAACACGGAAACCACACGGAATTAAAACTCATAACATGAGTAGAGCGATGTTAGCACAGACGTTAGCATCGCTTTTTTAGTACAGAAGGAGGATGAAAACCAAATGATAATTATCATTAAGGATGGTTATGATGTTATTGATAATCGTCCAGAAGCAGAAATCGCGCAATCAGAGCGTGATTATTTTGAGGAGCGTTACAATAGAGACTTAAAACGCAAACTCGAAGCAAACAAACATCCATTTGCAAAAAAGCTTTTAGCTGCATGTGGATTGTTATAGAAGGGAGAGTGAAAATCATGGCAAGAACATTACGGGATAATCAGGCATCATGGGACGCATTATTCTATGCGATTATTACAGGATGCACAGCAAAAGATGCATTATTAGCTATGGGAATCTGCCCAGACAGCGAAAATAATTTAGCAAGGAGAACGGAAAGAGAGGCGAAAAATAAATGAAAGGATATGAAGTACCAGAAGGTTATATGGGTTGGATCAATGGAAGATACCAGCTTTTTAAAAGCGAAAGCGAATATTACGAAACACTTTTAGAGAGAGAAGAGGTCTAAATGGCAAAGGAAATTAAGGAAACATTGTTCGTTTCACTATGTAAAAGATGTGGAGAACGCAGAACCTGTCATGGGATCTGTGTTGAAATGAATAATGCGATGGTAAAGGCAAGAGAAATCAAAGCGACTGCGAAATAATGTGGTCGCTATTTTAATGCAAAAAATTATTTTAAGAAAGGTTAAAAAGGTAAAAATTATGTGCAAAATGTTTGAAGTTGTAACAGGAAAGAGATCAAAAGGAAGTGTAGACAAATTAGAAGGTCTTACAAAGATGTATACGGACATTAATGAAGAGATTGCGATTATTAAAATTCCTGTTGAGTTAATGGAAGTTGATTCACGGTATCAGACAGACGAGAGAACGGAAAGAGATCTTCAGTATCTTGTACGGAATTGGGATGAACGGAAACTTATGCCACTTATGGGCGTTCCGCATGGGGAAGAAGGCAAAGTATACATTGTAGATGGTTATGGTCGTTGGATTGCAAGTCAGATTGTAAACAAAAAGAAATACAAAGATTTAAAAGTACAGATGATCTTAAATGCACCAACTGATCCAGAAGATAGACTTAAATTTGAGGCTGAAATGTACGCATTCCAGAATAGAGATGTAAAGGATTTAACACCTATTCAGAAGCATGGCGCAATGATGGTTTTACATGATCCATCAACAGAAACATTGGAGAATATGAGAAAGAAATATGGCTTTGAATATGTTGCAAGTAAGGGAAACAGAGAAGCTTCTGTTCTTGGTTCGTATACAGAGACATTGCGGTTATGCAAGTTAGACAACGGAAAAGCTGCTGAATATGTATTTGATATTTGTGCAGGAGCTGGATTTGATCGGAAGCCAAACGGATATTCTACATATATTATGCGATCATTAAGAGATATTTATAAACTCTATGCGAATGACCGTGAAGCAACAAAAGAATTTTTAATTGAAGAACTTAGACAGATTACACCTGTTGGATTAAAGGCAAAGGCAACTGTAAAATATCCAATGCTTGATATGAAAACTGCCGTATCTCTTTACACAGAAGATATGGTTGTTAAAAATCTTGGACTTGAACAATCAAGGGAAGTTTCTGGAACTAGAGTTGTTCCAATCAAAAAGACAAAAACGGCATAAAACAGCGAATAACATATTGGAAAGCGAGTGATGAAAATGAAACATCGGTAAAAGTGAAATGAAGCTGTGCTATCAGGCTATACGGGCAAACACATTATAATAAGGAAAGGACAGATGAATTATGGCATATAGAAAGACAAAACAACTAAGAGAATTTGAACCGATTCTGTTACAGAATGGATACAGATTTACACGGTGCAATGGAAGTCATTTCATTTATATGAATCGAACTTCTCATAAAATCATAGCAGTCAATAAGGACTTGAACAGAATGGTTCGTGAACGATTAATAAAAGAGAATAAGTTACAGGAGGTATAAAACTGTGCAGACAAGAGAAATTAAAGTAGGAACAAAATTCAAGCATATGAAAGAAGAATGGATCTGTACATCGAACGATGGATTCATATTTGAGGCAGATTGTTTAAACAAAAATTGTCCAATGAAAGATTTAATGCTTATTGGATCAAGCGAAGAAGTAGAAGTGATTGAATAGGAGGTATAAGCATGAAATGGACAGAGTTATTACGGAAAGATAATTATGCTTTACTGCAAAGCGAAAGTGATACACAGTATGCGGTTGTTAGTGGTTACGATCCAAGACAACCAGAAGATCAGCAGTGGTCAAGTGGAACATATTTCACTTATTGGAATAACGCAGAACGAAAAGCTGATTGCTTGCAAAATGCTTTAGATTGTTTTAGAAGTAGAACAGAAGAGAACTATGTAACCAAAGGTCAGAAATACCTTGAAATCTACAGAGAAGATTATAGCGAAGGCACATTCAATGAAATTATTACATCGCTTGGAATTGATAATGACAGAGTTGGAAATGCGATTGGTTGTTATTGCATTGTAGATGAAGAAAGTTTAAAAAGGTAAAAGAATGCGAAGAGGTATAGTTCATGCGATTAAGTGATTTATTATCATATATAAGCGAAAATGAAAACGTTTATGTATGGTTGGATGGAAAAATTGTAGCTGAATATAATGGGAGAGATAGTATTTCTCTTAAATATAATGATTTTGAGGTTGAAAAAGGAAGTCTTAGAAAGTGTGAAAATGGAATCGAAGTTACATTGACAGGAAATTTAATTGTTCCTAAAAGATAATGAGCAGGAAGATGTGGATTTTATTATCTCGATGAATGTAATAGCAGAGTAAACAGATATTTCATAAGGAAAGGAAAGGTAGCGAATATGGAAATTAAAACATTAACAACATTAGAAGAATTAGAAAGTTTAGGTTCAGCTCTTACAATGGAGGGACTTGCAGAAGATTCAATATCTGAATTTATTGATTGGATAAAACAGTATACACCAATGAAAAGTGAAACGGCTTATATTATCAAAGGAAAAACAATGAATGATGTATATATGTTAACTGGAAATAATAAATATCCAGATGATTGCACGATTGTTTCAATTAAGCTTGAAGATATGGAAAATAGTATGGCTGTAGTTATGCCGCGATTCCATATTGGTGCAAGATGGTTTGATGACATTGTTATGAATAATGCAGCAAGGGAGAAGTAGAAAACGTGTTTCCTATGGATTGGAGGTAAGAGAAATGGAAAATAATAATTGGATTCCTGTTAGTTCTGGTATTTTCCCAGACGATATGGAAGATGTGCAAGTGACATTTATTGGATATAACGACCATGCACCACATTGCGAAGCATTTGCTTATAGAAACGATGAAAAATGGTATTGGTCATTAGATGATTGTGAAGTCAATGTGGAAATTACAGCATGGAAGAAAAATTGTGAACCGTATAAGGCAGAGTAAGAAATTCGCATTTCAAAGGCAGATTGGAGAAAATATGGAAAAGGAAATAAAAATTGATTTAGTTCCAAAAGAACAGATTAATGAAGATTTTGATTGTGTAAGAATCACATGTGAAAATATCTGTGTATGGGCTAACTGCTTAGAGTCGGCAATAAAAGCATTTGATGAAGCATTAAGACAACACAGATGAAACTAAGATTTCTTAGGAAGGAGTGAAGAGAAATGGCAAAATATACATGTAGCAAGACAAAGGATGAAATTCTTGAAATTATTGCAGAGGAATTTAGAAAAGTAAATAAAGATTATGATGATGCAATGCAGAACGACAATGATAAACTCAAAGAACGGAATCAGGGTAGATATGTAGCAATGTTTGATTTGTTACATAAATTAGAGATTTATGAAAGGGAGTGAAGCAAAATGACAAGTATTGAAAAGTCAAAAGAAGACGCACGGAACTTAAATGAACTCACGGATCATTTGATTAAATTACTTGAATCGGATGACAAGCGATTCTCATTTGAATTTTGTGCAGGTGGCACAATGGAGATTTACGACAAAGAAAAAGAAATCGGTTATGCAGTTCATATTGCACCGATTGAATATGACGAGAACGGAAATGCGACAAATTTATAGCAACCGCAAAGGCAGTTAGGAGAATAAATACCTAGCTGCCTATTTTATTACAAGAAAGCGAGGAAATGATTATGAACGAATATTTAGAACAGGCAAAGAACTTCTTAAATAAGGCAAATGCAAAGTGTGAAATTGTGTATGGCGGTATTTCACGGAATGAGAACTGGAAAGAGAAAGAAAAAAGAAATTGGTATGATGTAACAATCACAACGCCAAGAGGCAAAATGACGTTCACATTCTGGGATAGCATTCACAATACAAAGATTTCTACAATGACATTTGAGGAATACGCAAAAAAGAAACTCAAATATAACAGAGTTGAAGATATGTCATATGGTGAAAAGGTAAAAGCCAAAAATGATTTAGCAAGATTAAAGGCAGATGCTGTACCAAACGAATATGATGTGCTTGCTTGCTTAGAAAAATACGATGTAGGAACTTTTGAAGATTTTTGTTCAGAGTTTGGATATGACGAGGACAGTAGAACGGCAGAGCGAATTTACATTGCAGTTATTAAGGAATATAAAGACTTGATAAGAATTTTCACAGAAGAACAGATGGAAGAATTAAGCGAAATTCAGTAGGAGGTGTGATTATGAGTTATTTATTCTTATTTAGAGAAAAGGATTCGGATGACAGAGATTGTTGTGCATACATTGATTCAAAGAATCCACGATTTGAATGCAATCACTATTTTGGAAGAGTGAACTTAAACGGAGCTTGTTATAGTGGGCATGAATTTCCTGCTTATGAAGATATTGAAACAGTATTAACTGAGACAGAATATAACGAATTGATTCAGTTCAATAAGGCAATCAATGATTTAGGTTATGGAATTACAAAGGGAGATGAACGTTATAACAAAGGAATAGCTTTAGCAAAAGCAGTACAGCACATTTATGATAAGCTCGAATCTGAAGAAGCGAAAGAGTTTCAGCAGAAAATAATTGAAAGTGAAATCGAATATATGAAGGATGAATATTCACTGGATGATATAGATATTGAGAAGATATTTGATAAATATTATCTGGATTACAGAGACAGAGGAATTATTGGCAGTGTGTTCCAAGACAGCTCATACTTAGGATACGAAGAAGCATGGAGTCTTGGATATATTAAGAATGGAGATTCTATTGCAGACAGATATTTCGATTATGAAAAGTTTGGAGAGGATTTAGTTAACGAGGATGAAGATTATCTCGAACTTGATGATGGACGAGTTGTAAGTCTGAATTATTAGAAGGGAGTGAAGAATATGACAATTACATATGATTTAGATTTAAACAGTTTTAATGCATGGAGTGGTGCAGTAGATACGCTTGACAGAATACAGAGAGAAGGTAAATGTGAAGAGTTGGAAAACATTCTTGAAGATTTATATCCTGATGGGATGACAGAAACGCAACTTAATGATTTACTGTGGTTCGATTCTGAACAGGTGTATGAATGGCTTGGAATTAGAAGTGAAGAACAGATTAGAAAGGAAATCAAGGAGGAAGAAGATGAACTTGCTGATATGCAAAGCGACTTAGAGGATGAACTTGATGATGAAGATCTGACAACAGAAGAGAGGGCAGAAATCATTGACAGTTATCAGCCAGACATTGACGAAATCAAAGAGAGAATTGCAGACTTGAATGAAGAATTAGAGAATATCTAATCAAAGGAAATAAAGTTGGTAATTGGTCGGTAGAATAGGAGCGTGATTATATGAAAGAAATTGAAGTAAACAATGGATGTAAGATTGTATTAGAGAATAAATCACAAGGTATAGAAGTTATTCATTGTGATAGTAATGGAGGTATTGAATATAGTTACAATATTCCTGATTGTGATCTTGTAATGTTGCTGAATTATTACAGAAACTGTAAGAGTGGCAGAGAGAAATCTGATTATGTATCAGAAGGTAAAATTAGAAATACGAACACGGATATTGTTGAATATATATAGTAAAAAGAAATTGTAATTTCTTGGCAGAATAATTACAAGATATAGTGATACATAAAACGAGCAACCGCAATATATAGTATAAGAAAAGGAGATTAAAACTATGAAAGTAAATGAAGTAAGAAAAACAGAAACAATTGAGAAATTGGTAAAAATTGAGTACATTGCAGAGGATGGAATTGTATTTAGAAGTGAAGAAGAGTGTAATAAATATGAGGAATCAGCACTGTTTGCAATTAGTAAAGAGTTAAAGAGATTAACAGAAAAAGATTGTGTTTCTCAGAACGATATTAACGATAATTTGTCATATGATGACATGGTTGAAATCTTTGATGTACAGACAGAAAGGGATTTAGAAAATCTTAGAAGATATTTATATCTAAAAATGAGAAAAAATGGAGCAAGTGAAGATAGTGTAAAGGAATGTTTTACTTCAAAAGATGGAAAGAGAGACAAGCACGTATTTGACGGTGTCACAGCAGGTCATGAAGTAATGATTTTCTGGAATTATGACGAGGATTGGTTCTGGGTTTACAATGACGGAAGTATTAACGGATATTGTGAATTTTTCAGAGAGAATATCGCAAAGCTTATTACGTCAAAGGAGGAAAATGCAGATGCTTAATATAACATTCAAATATAAAGATGCAATGAGTAATTGGGAATGGAGAACACAAAGTTGTACAGTGTCATCTGTTGAAGAATGTAAGCGAATTTACGGACTTGACAATGGCGATGTTGAATACGAGATTTTAGAAGTCAAAGAGGCATAATACAGAGAATAATAAGGCAGGCGCAAACATATGTGTCTGTCTTATTTATTGGAAAGGAGAATGTGAAATGAACGGATATGAATATATTTGCGGAACAGCAGCACGGTTTAGAAAGAAGTTTCCGAACTTGTATGAACGGAAAGAAAAGAAGCCTGTGTTCATTGATTCAAACTTGTTAGACAAGATTGAAGATATCCCAGACGAGATAAAAGCAGAACTAATAGGTAAATCAAGAATATCACGGATGAACAGAGAAGACTTTGCAATCAACACAGAGGATGAAAACGGATATAAATATTATCTTGATATTGATTGTAGCTGCTATGACTTCTATAAAAATGACAAGTTAGTTTATTCAGTGTTACATGTAGATGGTGCAAGATGGAATGTATATAAAGCAAACATCTATGGTGATTATGATGAATTGCCTGTGAAGTCAGGCAGTTTGAATTGGAGTAAAAACTTAAATTTTAAGCTAGGTAGAATTGACATTAGTGCCTATGAAAGCGAGGTTGATTGATATGGAAGTTGTTACAAGAGAATACAAAGTATATAACTTTTCTGAATTATCAGAAGACGCAAAAGAAAAAGCAAAACAGTGGTATTTAGATGACGATTTTAGACCATCAGAATTTACTGAAATTTATGAGCAGGATTTACGGAATATATTTCCAGATAGCGAACTGAAATTACAGTATTCTTTAAATTATTGCCAGGGAGACGGATTGAATATTTATGGAGAGTTAAATGTAAGCAATGTCTTAAATCTTCCGAAAAGTCATTTCTGTGGAGATGAATTTAATAATTTGATTGAATATTTTACGGAAAAGGAATTAAGAACAATCAGTAGGTATTCAAGTGAATGTGGAACGGATATTAAACTCCCTATGAATAATCATTATAACTATTGTTGTGTAGATAGAATTGATCTAGCAGAAGAATGGGAAAATGATTTATGGTATGCAAATTACAAAAATGTAAATAAAGAATTGCTTCAGAAGCTTGAAAAATATGTGATTACAATTATTGAAAGATTATGTGCTGATTATGAAAAATATGGTTATGAATTTTTCTATGAAGTGGATGATGAAATAATGGAAGAAACATGTGACGCAAATGAATGGAAATTCTTAGAGGATGGTACATTCTTTGCAGCATAAAACCAAAGGAAAGAACTGTTTATTTAGAAAGTGAGGCAAGTAAAATGGTTGATTATACAAGAATAAATGTGTCAAAAGATGGCAAATATTTATTCGCAACAGAACAAGGACAGCTTACATACGATTGGGAAGCAAAACGGGTTTACAAATTATTAAAAGAAAAATTTCCAGAAAGCGAAGGCTACAAAGTTTCTGTAATAGAATGGAGAGCAAGAGGAATTGAACCAGATTGGGCGAAGGAGGTAAACGATAATGAAAACAATAATTGATAGAAGCGAATGTAAACCATTAAGTGACAATATTGAAGGCAAGTTAGTAGTAATTAAACCAGATTTTTTCAAACCAGAATTTAGAGATGCAAAATATCAAATTGTACTTGCAACTGGTGGTTTTGGATGTGATGCAGATAAATTTGGAACTGCTGTGTTTGTAACAGAATGTTGTGAAGATCCAGAAGAATATAGGCAAGAAAGATACAATCTTATTGGTGAACCTACAGAAGAAATGATTGCTGAATGGAAAGCGAAGTACGGAGATTTCAATAAGAAAGTACAAAAAGCATTAAAAGGAGAATGATTAGTATGAGAGATTTAAAACCTGGTGATGTTGTTCATGTTCAAGGAATTGTTTGTGAGATTGCAGAAATTGCATGGCAAGAGCCTTGGGATTGGAGAGAGGCATATTACTTAGAGTTTAGAGATACAAACGGAATATACAGAAGTTGGAAACAAAATTTCGATGGTGGTTATGCTGAGTTGAAGGGAGAGTGATTAGTATGATGACAAGAGAAAGATTTGTAGAAGAAACAAATTGGAAAATGAGCTACGAAGAATACAAGAAATGTTAATGTCCAGAGTGCAAAAGAGAAGAGTGCCCACACAGAGAAGCATATAGAAGAGTGCCTAAGATTGATGGTGGTCTTGGATTGTGTCCTAACTTAAAGGAGGATAATTAAATGGAAGACTTACTAAACAAATTAACAGAAGAACAGAAAACAGAGTTGGGTAATCTGTGCCAAAAAATTAATGATATTTTTGAGGAAAATGATAACCTTACTGAAGATGATGTAGATAAATATGCAGGTACTTTATTACAAAATGGAATTTACCAAGTAATGAATGAGTTAGGCTTATGGTGTACTATATAAGCTGTCTGGTGAAAATAAAGGTAATTTAGACCACGAAGAAATGTTCAATACCAAAGAGCAGATGGACAAAAGATATGATGAATTGTTCAAAAAAGGATTTGTATGGCTTAAATCCGACTGCATGGGAACAGAAAAATGGTGAATGGAAACGATTGGAGGGATATTAATATGGAAGTAAGGATATATCAAAACAAGCGAAATAAACAAAAATACATAGAAGTGCATAATGATGGACATCATCATAATTCTGTTCGTCAGTATATACAGCACGATCAGAAAGTTGCAGGTCATAAGGTTGGAGTTGTTAGAAATTATACTGGCGATGGAAAACTTCATCGGTGGAGAAAAGGTAACTTAAATGAGCTATTGGAAGATTACAAAGAGGTATAAGTATGGTAGATCAGTGGACAGGTAAATGGACAGAGGAAAAGGATTACAATATATATCCAAAAGAGAAATGGTGTGATTACGATTATATGGCTGCATGGATCAGAGAACGGAAATACGAGCCAAAAACATCAATGGAAAATTTAATAGAAATGATTTTGGGTTATTACTTTGAAGATGATGATGTAAAAGAAAGAGGATATTTTGCAATTAAGGATGAAAGAAAATATCCTGATAATCTTATGATATTTGTTCCAGATGTAGCAGAATATGTATTTGCAAGTGGTGGATTAAGCGAATTTGATTATGAAGCATAGATTGGAGTGATGGAAATGAATAATATTTTTGTGATTGATAAAACAACAAAATGCAATTTAGGAATTCTTGATTTTATACCACGGAAAGATGACAGGATTTCTATGAAAACATCTGAATGGAAAGAAATAGAAGTAGTAGTTGAGTATGTATTATATGAACCGTTAGAACATGCGACATTGGTTTTTGTGAGCATTGTTGAACCATACTACACAGCTATGGTAAAAGAAATTAAGTGGTAAGAAATAGCAATTTCAAGTGAAGATTTCTTTTGATAATTGGAGGTAAAATAATGGATGAATTAAGAACAACACCACATGATTTTATATGGAGAGTGAAAAATCCTCAAGATTATTGGGCAGATACATTAAAAGAAGTAAAGTATGATGTTTATTTAAACGGCAAAAGAAGAGGTGGTTTTATTGGAGTCAATAGAACATTTGACGATGATATGTATTATGTAAATTATTATGATGAAAACAATAATCTTGCATATTGTACTGCCTATACAGATACAGAAATTATTTTGAAACAAGTGAACCGAAAGGAGTAATGATCTAATGAAGATAACAGGAATAATTCGGAGAGTCGATGATTTAGGTAGAGTAGTAATTCCAAAGTAAATTAGAAGACAAGTGTTTGGAAAAACAGACGCATCTGGTGAGCTAATGGAAATATTTATTGACGGAGAAAATATTGTACTCCGAAGATATGAGGAAATAAAATATTGTCCTTATTGTGGCAAAGAAATAGTTATTGAGGATTAACATGAAACGATGATTTACTGCGGAAAGTGAGGAAAATATTATGACATGGGGTGAATTAAATGAAAAATATCCAGAAGCAAGGGATGAAATGAGTGTAGACAGAGCAAGGGATTTTTTAAAAGACCTATATGATGCTTATGAAGCTGTTGGATTTGTAAACAAATTTTGGACGCCATTTGATTTGCATGATGAAGACAAAAGTTATGTTGGGAAACCATTTAAGGTGATTGGAAGATGTGAGGAAGGTAAGGAATGGGATTTAGAATCTTTACCTGCATGGAAAATCGAATTTGAAGATGGACATAAAATGGATGCATATCCAGAAGAAATTTACTTAAAAGACATGATTGCAAACGGGTATAAACCACAATGAAACGGAAATTTACTTGGAGAATATGTAAGAGGTTGGAATATTCAATCTCTTACTTTTTATGGAAAGGAATAGTGAAGACTATGTTTGATTACAAAGAATTTAAGAAGGAAATGTCTAAAAGAGGGCATGAAGTACATAAGAATGGAAAGTATCTTACAATTATTCCTAATAATAATTACGAGGGATACAGTAAAGGATTTATATTTGCAACAGATATTGTTAAAGGTTTTGAGGATGTATTAAAGTTACTAAATATGGATCATTTTAATACTTGGATATATAGTGCAAAATTTAAAGTCATGTGATAAAATTATAGTAATGATATTCAACAGTTGGGAAAACGGAGGTAATTATTATGGCACAGTTAATCGGATTTTTAATTGCAGGATATTTATGTATTTATCTTCCTTGGAAAGCGCACCAAAAGGAAGAATCTCGTAAGAGACAATATATGTATGATAACCTTAATAAGAAGTCTGTTGATGAAATGGAAAAGTGGAGAAAATAGTAATATAAAATAAGAAGGGTGGTTGATGATTATGTTCGGAGGACTATTAGCGTTCTTAGGAATTTATGCAGGAAGTGCTGCAAAGGCAACTTACGACAATTATGACATGAAGAAAACTACTCGTACAGTTGATAAAGATGGAAATGTTCATTACATGGACAGATTGTGCAATGATTATATCAATGGTGAGCGAGTAAAGAGAGTTGAGACAACAGATAGAAATGGAGTTAAGTTGTATTCGACTGTTGGTGTGAATAGCAGTAAAGTGTATGACACTTCTTATGGGAGGGGTACACAGCAGTTATTCGAAATGAGTGAACGTGAAAAGCAAGATGCAATTGAACGTGGTAAATTAGCTTATATGCAGTACAATCCTTATTTTGGAAGATCAGTTACAACGGAAATTGCTACTGGTAGAACAATTACTTGTCTTTTTGCATGGGAACATGGAGATAAACCAATTTATAAGAAATGGTACTTCAGACCTGAGTGCCAGGATAAATTCGGTTATAGAGAAACTGTTAAAGGCGATTATGGAATCGACATTACAAAAGAAGAATATTATAAGCTACAGACTATTGGAATTAGTTATTCGAATCTACCAAGTGATCAGAAAGTATTAAACGACTTATGGGGAAGGAATTGTGTAAAATAAAAACAGAGAAGGGATCACCTTCTCTGTTTAATTAGTCACGTAATTCGAAAAGGTACTAAACCTAATCTTCCAACACAAAAAACATAATAGCATTAAATATTAAATATGTCAATGAGGTGATTAAAATGAAAAAAGACAAATTAACAGCAGAATTTTTTGAAAATGCGATTTGCAAAAATAAAGACATGGAAACAAAAGAATATTGGAGTAATATTTTTAAGTCTAATTTGAAAACTTTTTTGGATGAAGTGGATGAGAATGACTTTAAGGAAATTAGAGATAATGTAAATTCAGATTATCTAATGGATTATAATACATATCAAAATCATTATAGTTTTATTTGCGAAGTGATTGACATAGATATGGAAGATACATATGAGCCTTACAAAAGACAAATGAATAAAATTAAAAGACTGTCTGAAGGATATTCAAATATTGTTCAAAAATTTCCAGACAATATTGATTATAATGTTGAATTTTCGAGAAGTAGCTTGTCTGTATATTTGAATACAAACGTTCCTGTTGCAGAGAATAATATTGATAGATTTCTTAATATCGGAGAAACAATTAGAGGGATCAATATTACAGAAACATACTCTGAATATGAAGAAAGTGATTACAAGAATAAAACAATTGTGATTAGAATGTCGGATCACGATTTTGGTGGAAACAGAGACTACTCATATAAAATACCTTGTATCAATATTGTTTTAGAGAATAAATAGATTGGAGTGATAAGAATGAAATCAAATTGGAAAGAGTTAGATTATTATCATGCGGAGTTTTCAAAGTTAAATGACAAAAACTTTGTCGAAGAGTATTTGGGATGCAAAATTAAAAAAGAGGGTAGAGATATATTTACTATAGAACTTGCAAATGAACTTATAGAAAAAGCGAATAAGGCATATAAGGAAAAGTATGGAAAAGATGTTGATTTTAACTATGTTAAATTAGACATGACAAATATAGTTGAAGATATAGAGAATATATTAGATGATGGAGTATCGCACCCAAGACGAGAAATTGGTAAAACAAGAGTTGGAAAATATGATAAGAGAAAAAATATCTTGAGAATTTGGGAAGACGATGTTCCAGTATATGAAAACAACAACGGTAAAATATGTAAAGATGTTTGTGCATTAGCCGATAGTTTGATGTAAAAGGAGAATGTTGTTATGAATAATATTATATACAAAAATGAGGTTAAAAGAGCATATAGAGTTCTTGGGTATAGAGCAGAATCACAGAACACCATTGATATTAATGGACTATATGAAGATAATATGGTTGATGAGATAGAAAGAGATGCATTGTTGAAGTATAATAAAGAACTTGCTAAAAGATATTATTAATTAAAAGATTTAAAACGGAGAAATAATAATGCTATTATACAAAAACGTAGATATTTGTGATTTGAAATCCATAATGGAGAATGGAATTCTGAGCATGGATGAGTGTGGAAACAACAATTGGGACAAAGGAAAACGAGCAGAAAACGATACATCGGTGGTATATTTATTTAGCCCGATCGGTAAACAGAACTCATTCCCTAATTATGGTGCAGCATTACTGGAGGTTCAATGTGAAGCAAAGGAAAACAAAATCGGTAAAACAGATACGCATGTAGACGATTACATAGAATATATTACAAAAAGAGTTGAACCATCAGAAATAAAAAGAGTTATTATTCCTAAAATTTTTAAAGATTACATTTCAGTTCCTCAAAATGTTGGAATTACATGGTGTGAATTGAAGGCAGAACGTTATGGGGATAATGGATTAGAAGAATGTAGCAATAAAATTTTGGAACAGTTTGCAAAAACCGCCCAATTAATGGATTCTACAGATTTTAACTTCTTTAGAGGCACAACGGAAAAACGCACGATGATTGATTTGTACAATATAGAATACATATTCTAAGTAAATAATAGTTTCTTTTGAAGATTGGAGGTAAAAATATATGAAATATGGAGATATTGTTGTATATAAAAGTCTGATTGGAACAGTAGTAAAAAGCGAAAATGATTTTAAGTTCCATCCATGCAATTATGGACGTTGTTATTTTAGCGAGTTAGATACGATCACAGATGCTGATGTAAGAGAAGCGACACCTGATGAAAAACTGGAATTAATAAGGGAAGAATTTACATGGGGCAAAGTGATTGATATACATTGTATTGGAGAATATCAGATTATAGAATACGAAAGCAAAACTGCACCTAAACATTTATGGAATACATATATTAATTATGCTGATACAAATAATTCTTATATGTCTTTAGACTCGGCATTAATTGGTTGTATTGGACGTAAATACGAAGGCGCAAATGGAAAGGCTGCAATGTATTTTGAGAAGATGATTGGTTTGGAATAAAACAATTTGAAGATTGGAGTGAATAATATGGATAAAATAGACAAGAAGACATACATAGGAATCGTAAAATTTACATTGGAATCAATGGTTGATCTTGCAAAGTCTGATAAGAATTATAATCTTGCGGCAGATACAATTCATTATTATGAGACAACTATTAAACCAGAAATGCAAATTAGCCAGGATGAATTTTTAGAATTGTGTAAGGAAGCTGGAATTAAATAAAGAGAGGATATAGATATGCAGATTAATTTATCATCGGAAAGCGTAGAAGTTATTATGAATTCATTAAGAGATTCAAAAAGAAACCTAAATCAACAGATTGACAAATGGGATAAAATTAATGAGCCAAGCAGGGCAGAAATATGTAGATCACAATTAAAAGAAGTAAGCGATGTATTATTAATTTTTGAAGAAGAATTGTATGCCAGATAACCAAGGAAACCAAGTTTTCTTTTGGAAGGAATGAATAATATGAATGATGTATTAGAACAGCGATTAGCTGCAAAGAAGCGAGATTTGGAAAATCAACAAGAATATTTCAGAATTGATATGAAAAACATTGAACAATCAAATTATGAAGATAATGCTATTAATGCATTATTATACATGAAGAAACTGAAAACGGAAATTGCAGAGTTAGAGTTAGTGATGCAGTTGAAAAAGACAAATGAACTCTAAGCTTACTTATGTATAGAAAGAAGAATAAATTTGTATGGAGATACCTAAATATATACAGAATAAGATCAAGCAACAAAATGAAGCTTGTAAAAAAGCAAGTAAACTAGAAGCAGAAATTGAAAATTGGTGTCAATTATCTGGATTTAATCCATATTCGAAAGAATATAAAGAAATTAAAGGTAGATTAGTAGATGCAGTTGCACCATTAAATGCAGATAAGATAAAAGAGATTGCCAATACAATTGAGTATTAAATGTTACTAAGAATTTTAAGTTTTAAGGAGAGCAATGTGAATAAAGAAATAGAGGATAGATTAAGACAAGAACATGATCAGTGGTATATTGATATTACAGACATTGCGATTGAAATGTTCGGTGATATTGTTGATAAGGTAGAAATTACTGATTTTTATGATTATACAAAAGAAGAAGCAATTGAAGGCGCAAAAGCTCTTATTGAAAAATGGAAAATAAATTCAAAAGATTCTGGGATTACCTTTGATGGAGAAAATATGCTTGTTACTTTTAAAAATGGAAAGAAAATTGAAATTTGGAACTCTGAATGGGGTGGAATTAGATTCCCAGAAGCCAAGTAAATTTTAATTTTACTATGAAAGGAAAACCTATGGGATATTCGGGAACAATTAAAAATGTTATTATTAACATAACTACTCAAAATGATATATATGTAAATATAACCAGTACAACTAGAATGCATATATATAAAGAAGATCTTGATAAAATATGGTATATAGTTGCTTGCGAAGTTTTAAAAAATAAAAAATATATAGAAGAATCAAATATGTCGGCTTGCAACATAGAAGATTTAAAAAGAATTGTTGGAATTAGCTATATGCATTGTAATGAAATTTAACTTTCTTTTGGTATAGAAATGGAGAATATTATGCGAGGATGGAATGAAATAATTGGTTACGACAATGAAAGAGATTATAATTGGCAAGATGAATCTGTTAAATTGCCAAAATTAGGTGAAGAAGTTTTAATAAGTTGGCAAGATAAGCAACGACCAAGTAGATCTCCTTTTGTTGGGTATTTCAAACAAACAAAATATGGAATTCAAACAATTATAAGTGCGAACGATGGTATGGATTTTTGCCCATTGCAGAATGGTATGAGATGGCGCAGATTTAATCAACCAGATATGAGAGAAAAGATAAGAGAATATATTAGTGAGCTTGATACAGAAATTGACAGACTTGAATCTGACTTAGAAAAGCAAATGACTGACAATGTAGAAGCTTGTCAGGTTACGGCAACTGAATCAAGGTTGAATGTTATAATCGAAGTAAAGAATGATTTACTCGGAAGATTGAAAGAGGTGATATAAATGAAACAGTATGAAAAATTACAAACAGATATGCAACAGAATTTATCAACAGATGAAATATCTGGGTATTTATTTGCATTAAAAGATGAATACGTTGCATATTGCAATCAAAATGATAAAAGAGTTGATGATATATATTCATTGGCTTCATTTTTAGAAACTGAGTACAAAGAGGTACAATAAATAATGGAACAATGGGATATTACATGCTGTAGATGTGGAAAGTTTATTCTGACAGAGCAAAGAGAATCATTTTCTGGAAATATAAAATGTGTCAGGGGTAGTTATGATAATGGATTCTATAATGGAATTGAGGATCGGTTTTATTGTAGAAAATGTGCAGATAAATTAGGATTTGGGTGATATAGTGTACGAATTTTCAAAAGAGATTATCGAAAAAATCAATACAGCAAAATGTCTTACTGTAAAAGAATTAAGGATAACCGAAGTTGCATTAAGAATGTATGAAGTAAATGAAGATATTTTAGATGAATCTACTGGATTATCGAATAACGATAAATACGAATTAAAATATAAGTGTTAAAATAAATGATTTATTAGGAAGATTGGAAGAGGTGGTATAAAATGACTAATGGCATTAAAGAGAAAGACATTCGTGATATGCAAAAATGCTTTGATAAAATTGAAACGATTTTAAAAAGAATTCAGGTATATAATTCTGAGGCGAAAATTATTTGCATTGAAAGCGACACAATAGCCCTAGTTAATTTTAATGGCGAGTCTATTGATTCAGCTCCACAAATAAAAGACGAGCATATTGTTGCAAGTCAATATATATCAACATTGGATAATTATTGTTAAGAAATGACGATTTCTTTTGAAAATTTGGAGGTGAATAGATAATGGATAATATAGTTTATATGTTTGGAATTGCTCTTTTAGAACATGATGGATATTGTGAACCTATGGATGACAGTACACAGTATAAAGTTGTTAAATGGAAACTTTCAGATATGAATAAATATAATGGAGAATATGCTGTTATAGGATTCGATGGTGCATTGAAAATATATGAATCAGAAGGTAAAAAAATATTTGACGGCTCATTACTTGATTCCTCTGATTTTTGCAATAAATTAAGAGAAAAGATGTAACCCAAAGAAAAATTGCTTTCAAGTGGAGGCAGATGTGTTATATAATATTGGTGATAAATTGAAATGTAAACATGAATTTAGCGGTGAAACCGAGGAGCAGCAATGATTAATTTGAATTGGTTGAAAAATAAGATATGTGAAAAAGAGATTGTTTGGGATAAAATCCGAATGTACGGAGAGGAGGAACATCAATTCAGCTATTGGATAATGGCAGTCATCTCCACCGATAATAAGATAGAATGGTATGTAAAAAATACAGCTATTAACGAAGTTATTTTCGAAGGAAATACATATGAATCCTGTGTTAATTTTCTTGAAACACTTATAAATAAGTTGGTTGAAACTGGAAAATATAAATATTTGGAATAAATGAAAGTAGAAGCAGAATAAACTGCTTCTTTTTTAATGCAGAAAACGAGGTGATAATAATGAATATGGGAAATCCAAAAAGAGCATCAAGATTTTTATGTCTTCACTGTATGAAAATTAATCAGTTAGGAAGTGGTATACAGAGAAATGGAAATCAGCGTAAGAAGAAACATATCAAAGACTTAACATGTTTTAATGAAGGCTGTAATGGAGAAATCACGAAAAACGTAGAAATTCGTTGGTGTGACGATTATCTGGAAATGTTGGATTATGCTCAACGAATTAGATCACGTTATTATACGGATAAAGTAGAGAATAATATGTAGGAAGGTGGAATATAGTATGGAAAATTATAAAATTAGTTATAGTGGTGATACTCAAATTAAAAATATTCACCATATAGGTGTTGATTATAATGGAAATTACTATAGTGTAATTTTCGGAGAATATGTAAATGGAGGATTCTTTAGTATTCCGAACTGGAATTGCGGTGGCGAGTTAGCTGGGCTTAGTGATGTGTTTTGGAATACAGAATCTATTCAGAAATCATTAAAAAGTAAAAGAGCAGCTAAAGCTATTGCAAAAGCGATAGCAGATTACACAAAGGAGTGATAATTATGTGTTATAAGATAGAAGTACAAAATAGAAATGCTGAGAAGCTTAATAGGAAGTTGGATGAGTTAAACGCACCACAGTTTTTAAGAGATTACTTGAATGAGTTGGAAAGTAAAAGTGGAGCGTTAAATTATTTAGTGGCAATTAAAGATTTTTTACAGTGGTTGATTGAAAATAATATCATTAATAAGAAATCAATTTCTGGAATAGAAGTTCCTGATTTTAGTGACTTGCGACCACAAAATATTAGTTCGTACCTTAGATATAAGGAAACAAATGGAATGTCGCCAACCACAACGGAAACAAGAAAAAATATCATTAAAAGTTTTATAAAAAATGTATATTCATATAGAGAATGTTTATTGAGAGAACTCTATAATAGTATGGAAGATTTTAGTAAACAAATAAAGTATAAAGGAATATCTTCTAAAAACAACTTAACACAAAAACTTCCAACAGAAAATCAGCTTAATGATATGGAAGAAAAAATAATGTGGAAAAAGGATGAATGTGTAAGGAATAGAAATATTGCTATTTTTCGTGTCTTAAGAGGAACTGGAATAAGAGAGTCTGAACTTGCTGGCTTGGATTTATCAGATTTGCATTTAGATGAAAATAGTGAATGTATTGATCTTAATGATATGTCACATATTATGGTTTTACCAAAAGGATATCAAAGAGAAACTGAAAAAAGACCTGTATATCTTACTGGATCTGCTCTGAAAGCATTAAGAGAATGGCTAGAGTACAGAAATACATTGAATAATATTGTAGACAAAGAAGCTGTGTTCGTAAATAAAAATGGTACACGTACAACAGAGAGAAACATCAAACAGATATTTGAAAATTATGGAAATGGTATTACTCCACATATGATGAGACATTATTATGCCAGTATAATGAACAGAAATGGAAATCTTGCATTTGTTCAGCAACAGCTTGGACATAGTAGTGTGAATACAACAGTTAATAACTATGCGAATGGTGCAGTGGGAATGAAAGAGAAACTGATGGAGATGTGATTATGGTTGAATATATTGGAAAGAAAATCAGAACTGAAAAGAGAATAACAGTAAGAGGGCTTGCGAAAATGGCTGACATTGCACCAAGTACAATCAGCAAATGGGAAAATGGAAGTGCTGTTCCTGATTTAGCTGTACTTGATTTGGTTGCTAAGGCAATGGAAGTGAATCCGTTCGATCTTGTTAAATTTGTGTAATATGTATACGACACTAGTTTTTAGTGTCGCTGTGAACTTTGTTAACTTCGTTTGTTACGAGATTTCGAATCCACCCAGATAAGGTTCGCCCATCTGTACATGCAATTTTTTCAGCCTTTGCTTTAACGTCTCTTGATAAGACAACCATTACTCTTGTGTTCTCTGGTTTGATTTTACCTTGTGGCATATTATCTTCTCCTTTATCATTTTATAAACTATATTATAAGTTGTTGTAAACTGTATGTCAATTATTTTAAAAAACTGGCGTAAACCTATTGACAAGTTGTCATCAACTCGCTATAATGCGAAGCATAAGAAGTAAACAAAAAATAAAAAACGTAGGACATTACATAAGAAGAAAGGAGGTAAAAGGAATGACTGTAAACTTTGGGGATGTTATGATGATTGACTTTGGAAAAGACAAAATTAATTCAGTTCAAGTAGGAGTAAGACCAGGTGTAATCATTCAGAACGACATCGGGAACAAATATTCTCCAACCTCAATAGCTGTTCCTTTGACCAGTGAAATCAAGAAATTAAATATGCCATGTCATAAAGTCCTACATATGAATGAACAAAATGGCTTGACGGAAGATTCAATGGTGCTTGGAGAGCAAGTAAGGGTAATTGACAAAAATTCGATATTATACAAAATGGGCACTTTAAACGATGGCGAATGTGATCTTGTCGTTAAAGCATATTTTGCAAATGTACCTAGAAGGAGGGTTAGTTGTGGCTGAATATAAGACTATCACAAAGAAAGAATTGAGAGAATTGCTTGATAAATATCCAGAAGATGAAGAGTTCAATATTATCCAAACTCAACTTGGAATGACAATTATTCCATTAGGAGAGCGGATAGCAAATAAGGTAGACATTTTGGAAATTGCAAATGCAGCAAAAACAATGATTTATTCAGAGAATAAATTCATGTCACAAGTTGACATGCACAGTGTAAGGCAAGATATATTTAATATAGAAAGAAATGGTGTAATGAATACGTTACTACTGCCGAGATTTTCTAATAAAGAATAACTTTAGTGTCCTGATTATAGGACACCATACATATTAAAATGCAAACATGAACAAGAAATCGAACAAGTGTTTGTTTTATACTTGACACAAACATATGTTTGGACTATGATTATTATTGTAAGAGAAATAATGGAAATAAAAAACAGTCCGAATGACGTGGCTGCAACCACATATGTCATTCAGACTGTAACTCAACCAACCAAGATTAAGTCATTACATATTTTGGCATAATTTTCCAGTTATGTCAAGTTCAGTATGGCTAAAATCATAGCCTGTTTCCAATATTTTATCAAAATTTAATATTTTTATAGGGCATTCGCCAAGTGGTAAGGCACAGGATTTTGATTCCTGCATTATATCAGTTCGAATCTGATATGCCCTGCTTTGTGACATTCCACCCGGTATGTTACAGAACGCAAGTGATTTCCTTGTAAGAGCAAAATGTGTAGTTGCTATAGTTCTACCATAGTTTAATCCACTAACGGATTACAAGCTGATACTATAGGACTTCTTGATAAACTTACGATAGTGTCAGCAGCTTGGATCATTAGCACAATTGGTTAGTGCATTCGGCTCATAACCGAAAGGCTCAGAGTTCAAGTCTCTGATGATCCATTGCTAAATCAAACAAAGAGAGGAGATGACTACGTTGGCACAATATGTAATTACAGACGGTTCTCGTTGGATTATGAGAAATCGTAATGGTAAATATGTTCCAACATCTTGCGAGGCATTGGCTGATACATTTTCAAATAAAGCAGCCAATAATCTATATAATAACTCGCTACCCAAAGCCTTGAAATCAGTATTTTATATCCAAAAAATTGACACTCCACCTGATAATGTAAAGCAGATTACTCAATCGGAAGTGGAAAATAACACTGAAAAGGTTATGGTTGCCGAAAATATTCAGAAATGGATCAATAAAATAACTGATCTAAATGGATTGGCAACAGATGCATTACATAGAAAAGAAGAGTTGTGTGAAGAACTTAGCTTTGTAGATAGGGAATTATCTGATATCAATCATTATATAGAATTTTGCAATCTTAATGCAGCACAAGGATGGAAAGCATATAAGATGATAAAGGAACGGAGGATAAAAAGAAGAAGTATCAAAAATGAGATACAAATTCTTAACATTATTCTTGATAAAAAGATTTCTGACACAGTTACAAATGAGATTTTGGAATCCATGTCGAAAATGGATAAGCGTACATATGAACCACGAGTAATGAACGAGCTGTTTGATTTGTAAAGGAAGGATATACATATGGTGATTTGTAAAAATTGTTATATTCCGATGATTGGTGTTATGTCGTTCTCAAAGGACAAGCATGAGAAGTTTTGTCGTTGTCCTAAGTGTAGGGCAGAAACAAGACATACAAAATTAGACGATTCTGAATTAAATTTTGGAGAATATTTACATAGAGAGTTAGAAAGAAAAAGGAAATGAAGTAAGGTAGGTGCATGAAGTGAAAGACGAAATATTGCGTGAAAAATTAAATAATCTTTCATCACAACAGTTGGAATGGATTAATGAATACTGTGTAAATGATATGTCAAAATTGAAGAAAATTAGTTACAATGCATTTTTCAGGTATGGGATTCCAGCACATGAACATGACGAATTGTACGATGATGCAATGAATGTTCTGATGGAAAGTGTTATCAACTTTGATTCATCTCAAGGTGCGAGTTTTAAAACTTACCTTATCAATAATATTAAAAAATCTGTTATTGACTGGTATAGAGACAACTATCAGAGATGTAAAAGAAAAAATCTATTAACTGATAAAAATGGAAAGATAGTAAAGGTTGATAAAAATGGAAATGTAACAGATGACGATAAAGGAAAACCAGTTATTATTCCAGATACTTCATTTGATGCACCTACTGAAGAAGATAATGATTTAGTAGAAAAAATTGCATCTGACTTTAACGTAGAAGACAAGAGTGAGTTCGATTTTAGTGCCGATGAAAAAGTTGATAATTTTATTGATTCTTTACCGAAGATACAAAAAAATATTTTGCTGATGCGGATGGAGAATGTTCCTGCTGATAATATAAAACAAAAATTGAATATATCAGATAGAGAATATAGTAGTGCTATGAAGTCAATTAAGATAAATAAAGGACTTTCAGTGTTTTCAAAGAATAAAAATGATGGGAATTATGATGTGGAGGTAAATAATATGGAAGACAGAATTATTGAAATTAGCGAATCTGAAAATTACAGGACGGACAAGTATAGTATGTATTCGTTGTTACAGGATAAGAAAAATGGAGACGTGAACTGCAACTACATTTTGCAACGTGAACCTTTTCAGTGGACTACAGAAGAAGCAAATAGATATTTCTGCCGTATTCTAAGTAATCTTCCTATTCCTGAAATTATTCTTTGTGAACAGAAGAAAAAAGGCTTAACAATTTCTCATTTGATTGATGGATTGCAAAGACTTTCGTATGCTGAAGCCTTCAAAGAAAATCGTATTAAGATTGGTTCAGCAGGAGCAGAGAGACATTTAATTCAGTATAGAGATTATGTCTTAGATGATAATGGAAATCGTGTACTTGATGAAGATGGCTTACCAGAATATGAGATGAAAATATTTGATGTTATAGGGAAATATTATAAAGATCTTCCTGATGAGTTAAAGAAACGATTCAATAATTTCAATATAAACGTAACAAAGTTCTTTGATTGTACAGATGAACAGATTGCAGATCATATTCGTGATTATAACAATCATGCGAGCATGAATAAGGAACAGGGCGGGTTTCTTAATGTATCTGCACAGACAGCAGGATATATTAAAAATATTTCACAGAAAAACACATTCTTTAAAAATTGTGGGAAGTTTACAGATAATAATGTTATTAAGGGAAAGTTGGAACGTGTTGTTGCAGAATCAATAATGTTAATGTTCTTCCGTGATTCATGGAAAGCAAAACTTGATACAATTTACAAATATGTTGATGAAAACGCAACAGAACAGCAGTTCTTAAAACTTAATTCACACTTCAATAGATTAGAATTGGCGTTAGGAGAAGATAACAAAGATTTAAAATTATTACTTACTCCAACAACAATGCCAATGTGGATTGCTGTATTTGATAAATTTACTACATATAACATGGATGATTCTAATTTTGTTGATTTCTTAAATGCATATAACACAGAGTTAAAAGACAAGGAAATTGATGGTGTTTCTATGGCAGATTTTAAGGATCAGCAGACAAAGAAAAAGGCAACTATTACAGGTAAAATTGATTTACTTGTAAAATTGATGAATGAATTTTTACATATTGATATAACAGAAACAAGTAGTACGGAAGTAGAGAATAACAATACGGAAGAAAATGAGCAAGATAATCCAGAAGAAACAACTCTTTCTTTTGTTCAGGAAAATGTAAATCCTGAAGCTACAGAAGAGGATATAGACGAATATACAGATTTAGTTGATTATTGTTTTAATCATAATCAGATAAAAATAGACATTCCTCTATATCAGAAATGCCAGATGGCTTTAATTGCTTTGATGGCTTATGCTTGTAAAAATAATAGAGAAGATGATTTTGAAAAGTGGATTAAAACATATCAAAATCAAACTAATTTCAGTTTGTCACAAAAGGATAACTATACATATATGAAAGAAAGTATGAATAGATTAGCGGTTGCTTAAAGAGAATAAGTTAGCAACAGAAATCAGAAAACGTCCGATTATTCAATCAAATACATAGCCGAGTCTGGCAATTCTCATATTCTTTGTGAGTATGGTTTCTGTTTACTATATAAAATTAATCGAAAGGAATAAAACAACAATGAAAACAATAGACAATAAATTTGAGATAGGTGAAGAATGTTATACATACGCAAGAGAAAATGTAGAAATTGTTTGTCCTGTATGTAAAGGAACAAAGAAGATTCTTTACAATGGATATGAAATTCCATGTAAACAGTGTAATACAATAGGAAAGATTGTATGTAAACAGACAGTGGTTATGCCTCATAAAGTTAAAATTAGAAGGATTGTGGCTAGTATCTGGGATAATGTAACCACAATTAAATATAAAGTTGATTCCATTGGAGAATATATCAATATCAGAAACAGAGGAGAAAGTTCTTTATTTAAGACATTGGAAGAATGTGAGCAGAAGTGTAAAGAAATTAATCAGGGTGAGAGTAGTGCTGCATTTTAGCAGTAAAATTCTCTTTCTTTGGATTGTGAGGTGAAAACTGTGAATATTAAAGATTTAATTGTGTCCGCTGAAGATGTTCAGACTGGTAAAAGAATTATTGGCTATGTTTGCGGCTGTAAATCTTGCAGAACTGCATTTCCAGATGAAAAATATGATCATAGCAGACCTATTGGATTGTTGACTCATCCTAATGAAGAATATGGGAATGTAAGAGTCTATACAGATACAATGGAGTTTGTAAAATTTGATTCTAAAAAATAAACAAATAAAGTTCGATTTCATATGGAAAAGAGGTGAATATAAATGGCATGTGATTATTGTGCGTATCGTTATTCTTATGATTGTGATGATGGTTGGAATCGCCATAAAAATTGTGAAAGTTTTAAGTTAGATTGGGACAGTTTATCTGAGAAAGATAAGAAAACTATTCAGAAAATTTTGGATAGAAGAGGAGACTAAATTATGGAACAGATTCAGGAAAATGAACAGTGGAAATTGAATGGCAACTGTGAAAAATGTAGAAGGAATAATTATTGTTCAAAACCATGTACTCGTCATAATAGGCGAATAAGAGCAGAATTTAAAGGTCTTGTTGCAGATACAATGAATAAAATGACTGGTGGAGTGATGAGAGAAGTCATTGATAAGACGGTAAATGGAATTTGGTAAATTGGAAAGGAGATTTATGGTTACAAAAACATTATATACTTGTTAGTTCTGTAATACTGATTATGCAGATAAAGCAAAAGCAATGGAATGTGAAAAGAATCACAGGGTTTTAGAAACAGCAACAATTATAGGCGACTATAAATCATTAAAATCTATCCCAGATGGATGCCCTACGAAAGTAAAAGTGAAATTCAAGGGTTCAGATAAATGGATTGAGTATAAGAGATGACAAGATAGCTTCGTTTTTATGCGGTGTAACAGTGTGGCTTAAATAGTTATCTATCATATGAGCCTAACAGCAGCATCTCAAGGGTAGAATAGCCGTTAATAGATTGAATGAAGGGTGATTGAAATAAATAAGAAATAAAAGAAAGTTGTAAGTATATGACACTATAAAAAAGTAAATGGAAAAGGATAAAAAGAAAATGATTAATATTTCAGAAAGAAGCGAAGATTTAAAGTATAGAGAGGACATGGAAAAATATTTGGAACAACATCCTGATAGGAATATTGCTCTTGAACAAATTATGAAAATTGAAATGGATTGTAGAGTAGGAAATTCTAAAGAGTTTGGAGTTCGTCATATAACAATTTCACAACCAATTGATGTAAAACTTAATAAGGATTTTGTTGATTTATTAGAAAAAATGAATCGTGGTGAGAGTTGTATTGGTGATAATTTGGCGATTGAATTAGGTTCAGCAATTTGTGAAATTGGAGAATAAAAGATATGGCGAAAATATCAAAGAAAACAATAGAAGAACTTGAGGACATTTTAAGCAGAGGTTGTGACTATGCCGATACGCAGACGGTTGTAACAGAATATGCAAACGAAGCACTGAAAGAAAGCGGCTGTGAGTTGTGTCAGTGTGATGACGCAATGGTTGTTGACTGGGACGACAAGCCAATTTGCACTGTTGAAGAATTTGCAAATATCTTCTGGGATAAAGCTGTAGAAGGAATTATTAATGTATTAATAACACAGGAATGAAAACTTCGTTTCTTGCGAAATTAAGAAAGGAGAAAATATATGGTTAGATATTTTTGCGATTTATGTGATAAGGAAGTTGATAAATATGATGAATATTCGTTACCGATAGCAGCCACTTTTATAAATGGTGAACCATGTGATTTAATTCAAGTTCCTGGATTTAATTTGTGTAAAAATTGTCGCAGTAAGATTTATAGAACTATTGAAGACATTATTCCAAGGCAAAAGATTGAAGAATTAAATAAGAGGGCTTTGGATATAAAAATGGGAAGATGTGATGAGTAACAATAAAACTTTGATTCATACGAAATTTAGAAAGGAGACAATGTGTTAAATATAGGAGATTATGTAGCACAGATCAACAAAGATTCATCTGGCGTATGGAAGTTATATAAGGATAAGATAAATAAAATCACGACAACAAAGAAATATGGTAGAAGATATTTTACCAAGACAGTGTTTCGACCATTAGACGCAGATGACGTAGATAACAACACAAAAGAAATGGAAGAGTCGATTGGTAAAGGATATATACTCACAAGAGAAGTGTTTGGATTAAATAGTAAAACTGAATCTTATGCTGAAAGATGGATAAAATGGGCTAATGAGAACCCAGATAAGGCAACTGGTTTGATATAAACGGAGAATATAACAGTAGAAACAATTAACAAAAATAAATATAAGAAAGAAGAGGTACAAAATATGGATGGATTTATGATGTTTAAGAAGGCATTACAGAAGCACTTCGATGAAATGCAGAAAGAGGCAACTCATTTATTTGAGGTAAATGTAGATAAGGATCAATTATGGAATACATATCTTGATAGCTTCCCTGTTGGTACAAATGAGATTTTCAGAGAGCGTAGAGAGCATGATTGTAGTTGTTGTAGACAGTTTATTAAGAATATTGGTTCTGCTGTCACTATTAAGGATAACCAGATTCATACGATTTGGGAACTGAATCTTGGTGATACAACATATCAGCCAGTATGTGATGCACTTGATGCTTTTGTAAAAGGTCATACAGTTACAGATATTTATACAACTAAGTTCCCTAAGATTGGTACAGATTTTAACTTTGAGGAAATCAATGGAAAGTCTCATCAGTGGGATCATTTCTTCTTAGAGCTTCCAAGTAAGTTTGTAAATAGAAGTAGTTGTTCTAATGAGGAAGTTAAAGGACAGTTCAGAGATACAAGAAACGTATTTAAGCGTTCTCTCGATGAGATTACTATGGATGCACTTGATACAATTCTTGAACTTATCAATTCAAATACACTTTACAAGGGTGAAGAGTGGAAAGGCGTACTCAAAGAGTTCAAGAAGTATAAGAAGGAATATGATAAGCTGACTTCTGATACTGAAAAGGATTTATATGCTTGGGAGAAGTCGGTAACAGCAGGTATGGCTATCGGTAGAATTAGAAATCATTCTATTGGAACACTTCTTATTAATGTAAGTGAGGATATGGATCTTGACACAGCAGTTAAGAAGTATGAGCAGATTACAGCACCGAGTAACTATAAAAGACCAAAGGCTATTTTTACAAAGAAAATGCTTGAGGATGCAAAGAAGACCATTACAGAGCTTGGATATATGGATTCATTACAGAGAAGATTTGCTAATCTGAATGATATTACTGTAAATAATGTACTGTTCTCAAATAAGAGTGCTGCAAGAAGAATGGTTGGTGCAGATGATATTTTTGGGCAGATGGAAAAAGATGTTGCTGTAAGTCCTAAGAAGTTTTCTAAGGTTGAGGAGATTTCAGCACAGGATTTCATTAATAAGGTACTTCCAACTGCAAAGGAGATTGAAGCTTTTGTAGAGAATAAACATGAGAAGAACTTTGTTTCTATGATTGCACCTGTTAATCCAGACGCTAAGACAATGTTCAAATGGAATAATGGATTATCTTGGGCTTATTCAGGCAACATTACTGACTCTGATATGAAGCAGAATGTAAAAGCTGCTGGCGGTAATGTTGACGGTGTACTCAGATTTTCAATCATGTGGAATGAGGGACAAAATGACAACAGTGATCTTGATGCACATTGCAAAGAACCTGATGGAAACGAGATCTATTTTGGCAATTGTAGAAAACCTAGTATGTCAAGATGTGGCGGTCAGTTAGATATTGATATTACACATCCTATGCAGCAGATGGTGGGAAAGCCTTCTGTGGAAAATATTACATGGGCAGATATGTCACATATGAAACCAGGTGTTTATAAGTTCTTTGTAAATCAGTATGCAGCAAGAGGAAGTAAAGGATTTAAGGCAGAAATTGAATTTAATGGTGAGATTTTTGCGTTTGAATACAATAGTCCTGTTTCTGGTAATGTTCAGGTGGCAGAAGTTACACTTGACGAGAATGGCAACTTCTCAATTAAGGAAAAACTGTCTGGAAGTTCATCTATTTCAAGTCGTGAAATTTGGGGTGTAAATACAAATCAGTTTGTTCCTGTATCAGTAATTAGTTACAGTCCAAACTATTTTGACGAGCAGGATGGAATTGGTCATAGACATTTATTCTTCTTCCTGAAAGATTGTGTGAATAACGAAGAGCCTAATGGATTCTATCTTGAGTTCCTTGACAATGATTTAATGAAACACAAGAGGGTATTTGAGGCTTTAGGTGCTAAGTGCCATGTAGAAGATACTGATGATCAGCTTTCAGGAATTGGATTCTCTATGACAAAGAGAGCAGATTTAGTTGTTAAGGTTAAGGGTGCAACAGAGCGTGTAATGAAGATTAAGTTTTAATTAGAAAAGGAGATTATTATGACAAACAACGAATTATTTATCAATGCAACAAGAGCAAACTATCAGTTCCCATTCAGAGGAATGATTAACGTAATTGATTTGTGGGATTTATCTCTCACAAATCTGGACTCAGTATTTAAGACACTCAATGCAGAAGCAAAGAAGTTTGAGGAAGAAAGTCTTCTGAATATTAAGTCAAAGGAAGATGAGGAGATTTCTAATAAGATTGAAATTGTCAAGTATATTGTTAGTGTGAAGCTAGATGAGAAGAAGAAGAGAGAAGACGCTAAGAAAAATGCTGAGATGAGACAGAGATTGCTTGAAATCAAGGCTAAGAGACAGGATGCAGCACTTGAGAACATGTCTGATGAGGATCTGGATAAGGCACTTGCAGAATTAAGTGAGTAATTGTTATGAATATACCATATATAGTATTGAAAATAAGCAATATATACTATATATGGTATATATTTTTCATTAGAATGAATCGCACATTTCCTATGGAATTTTGGAGGTGAAATCTTTTTGAAGGTTGTTGGAAATAAAGAAAATGTCAATCAAATAAGATTGACACATAAAGGTTTGAACGTCAGATTTAATTGCCTTATGAAACCATTACCCTACGTTGCTGACAATATTGATATATCTAAGCCTGAAATAATTGAGATAACATTTAATGATTCTTATGAAATAGATAACTTAGTACATATATTGGAAAAATTCAAAAAAGAATGTTCTGAGTATATTGGAGAATGGAGATAACATTATGACGAATAAAGAGCAAAATAATTTAAGCAAATACATAGCATTAATTCTTAGACATAGACCTGATGTTGTTGGCATCACATTAGACGAACATGGCTGGGCTAATGTATCAGATCTATTAAATGGAATTAATAAAACTCAGATAATTACAATGAAAATGCTTGAAAAAATTGTAGAAGAAGATTCTAAACAGAGATATTCATTTAATCGAGAGAAGACGCTTATCAGAGCAAATCAAGGTCATTCTGTAAAAGTCGATGTAGAATTGAAAGAGTGTATGCCACCAGATATTTTATATCATGGAACAGGTGTTAAATATTGCTCTTCAATCAATAAACAAGGGTTAATATCCAAGAGTCGTTTATATGTCCATCTATCAAAAGATATTGAAACAGCAACAAATGTTGGTAGTAGACATGGCGAATCGTTTATTTATAAGGTTAGAGCAAAAGATATGTATAATGACGGATATAAATTCTTTTTATCTCAAAATGGTGTATGGCTTACAAAAGAAGTACCAATCTGTTATTTAGAAGGAGAATAATACAATGTCAAACTTATATGTATATCTAATGCGTTCTCGTAACAAGGATAATAAGGGTATTCCAAATTTTAAGCAACGAGATAAGACAATTCTTGAATATAAAGAGAATGAAGATAAAATAATTGAAGAATTTAAAAGTTTTGCAACTAAAGGAGTTTCTGGTGAACAGACAAGATTATATAGATCAGTTAATTCTAGGAACGAAGAGAAAATTAGAGAAGAGTTTACTATTCGTCTGTTAAGAGATAAGCCAAGTGTAACTCAGCTCAATCGCACATTGGCATCCGTTGCACAGCAAGTACAAAATCGAGATGAAAGCAAATGGTTATTTGATTTTGATGTGGATGATGCGATTCTTGTGAAAGGATTTATGGAAGATATTAATCATTTTTCTAATATTCCATTGAGATATATTGAGAAACATAAAACTCCACACGGTTATGCAATCATTGTTCCGCATGGTTTCGACACAAGAGAGCTTATGGAGAAGTGGAAAGATCGTGATATCACATTGAAGAAAGACGAATCATTATTTTTGGATATGATAACGAATGGAGAGTAATATGTATGAACAATTAAGAGAATATATAGAAGAATCAAATAATATTGTATTCTTTGGTGGAGCAGGTGTATCTACTGAAAGTGGTATTCCCGACTTTCGTTCCAAGGATGGATTATATAATCAGCATGACGTTCAGTTTGATAGATACGAGCCAGAGTATCTTTTAAGTAGAGAATGTTTGTACAACAATCCGAAAGTATTCTATGAGTTCTATCGGCAGAAGATGGATACAAGGAATATTGAACCAAACATTACTCATAAGGTGCTTGCCAAGATGGAAGAAATAGGTAAATTGAAAGCTATTGTAACCCAGAATATTGATGGACTTCATCAGAAAGCTGGCAGTAAGAATGTCTTTGAGATTCATGGAACTATTCAGAGGAATTATTGTAGTAAGTGTAAAATGGAATATCATTCTGATTTCTTATTTGACACTAAAGAGACAATTCCAAAATGCGAATGTGGTGGGCTGATTAGACCCGATGTAACCTTATATGGAGAGAATTTACCTAATAAGGCTGTAAATGGTGCTGTTGAAGCGATTAGTAATGCTGACATGTTGATTATCGGTGGTACTTCATTGAAGGTTTATCCAGCGGCGAATTATATTTCATATTTTAGTGGTAATCATTTGGTTGTCATCAATAGAGAGAAAATCCAAGTGTTGTTATACAGCGATACTGATTTAATGATTGTTGATTCGTTGGGTAATGTGTTTAGTGAAATTGATAAATGGATGTGAGGTGAGAGAATAATTGGAGTGGATTAAATGTGTTGAAGGACAAATGCCAGAAGATGATAAAAGATATAAAGGCAAGAAAGTAATTGATGTGCTTGTTACTACAGCAACAAATAAGGTGACAAAAGTACAAAGACGGTTCTACGGAGATCGCTGGTATTGGGGAAGAATTTATGGTGGAGCAAAAGCGTGGATGCCACTGCCCGAACCATATAGAGAATAATCTAATATAGAAGCAATTCTAGTCAAAGGCGACTCAGCCAAATTTTCCAAAAGTAAAAGTAGCAAGAAATATTTTTTTCTTATGGTTTTTGCAGACGTGCAAATTCCATAGGATTTTACAACAAAATAATTAAGAAGAAAGGAATTAAGCAGTAACTCCTGGGTAATTATGGTTACGTAACCTCTGTAAAATAGTGTATTTTGACAGAGAATAAAGAAAAAAATAATTCTCAAGGGCTACGAGTGTTAAGTTTATGTGGTGGCGTTGAAACAGGATTATATGCGTTACAGCAGCTCGGAATACCTATAAGAGAATATCATACATATGAGATTTTGCCAGAAGCAATAGCAGTTTCTCAGTACCATTTTCCGTTTGTGGTACATCATGGCGATTTATATGAAGCGGATTTTGAACAGTTCAAAGGATTTGATTTACTGTTGGCAGGAACTTGTTGCCAGTCACTTTCAAGAGTACGAATTGAAAGTAAAGAGGTCAATAATGGTCTTGATGGTAAGTCAGGAATTTTCTTTAAAGCTATTGAGTGTCTTAGGGCAATTCAGCCCAAATATTTCATGTTTGAGAATGTAATACCAAGTAGTGACGAAGATCTGAAGACAATGACAGAATGTATTGGTGTAGAACCTATTTTAATTGATTCGGGAAAATTTTCTGCACAGAGTCGTGAAAGATATTATTGGACAAACATACCATTAGGTAAATTACCTGATGAATCTCCATTAGTTTTAAAAGATATTATGGAGAATAGTGTAGATAAGAAATATTTCTATAAGAAAGATTTTGAAATATTGGATATGCAAAAGCGTGTATGTGCAGAGTTGAAAGTTAATACAACTGAGATGTGCAAACGTATTTTTAATCCAGATTTTAAAATGTCTACATTAACTTGCGTGTCAGGTGGATATCAGGAAAAGAAGGTATTAGATAGTGGTAGACCACGAAAACTTACAGAAGTTGAATATGAAAGATTACAGGGGTTGCCTGATAATTTTACAAAAATTCAGCTTAACGGTCGTTGGTTGTCATACTCAAAAAGATGTAGTTTGATGGGCAATGGATGGAATGAACCTACTGTTGAATGGATTTTAAGTGGGTTAAATAGCTAAGAAATATTATTTTTATCTACTTTATTCAAAATCCCTTTATTTATGGGGATTGCGCAATCTCTTTATCCTAGAATTTACCATTTTACCTTTCTAAATATTTGTAAAATGTTTGTTTTATAGGCGTTTGCAACCGCCTGGTGAAAATAATAATTCATTCGGATTAAATGTATTAAGTTTATGCGATGGTATGTCATGTGGACATATTGCATTAGAGAAAGCAGGATTTAAGGTTGGTAAATATTTTGCCTCAGAGATTAAGGACGTGGCAATTAAGGTAACAAAAGACAACTATCCTGAGACAATTCACATTGGAGATGTGAACAAGATTACATATAAAGATGGCGTATTACATACAGAAGTCGGAGATTTTGAAACGAATATTGATATTGTAATGTTTGGTAGTCCTTGTCAGAGTTTTTCAAGAGCAATGATTAAAGAGAGGAAGATTGGTCTTGAAGATCCAGAACGTTCAGGTCTGTTTTATGAGTGTAATAGAGTATTGAAAGAAGTAAATCCAAAATATTTCCTTATGGAAAATGTAGTGATGAAACCTGAAGATGAAGCCGTTATTAGTGAAATGATGGGAGTAAAACCTATCAGAATCAATTCTTCTCTTGTAGTAGGGCAGCTTAGAGATAGATATTATTGGACTAATATTCCAGGAGTGGCAGTTCCAGAAGATAAAGGAGTTACTTTACAGAGTGTGCTTAATGACGGATATGTACCAAATGAGAAAGCAAAATGTCTTTGCAAGAATGATTCTCACGGATATTACAACGGCTGTTTTTGGACACCAATTAAGAGATTTCACAGATTCTATTATAAGTCGTTTGGAACAATGGTGTTTCCATCGAAAGAGTATTTTGATAACTGTTTAGAGGTTACAAAGAGAATATTAAATGGAAGAAAGTCTTCTGCAAAAATCTATGATGATTATAATGGGTATGATTTTGATGAAGCAAGATATTTGTGGAAAGATGAAAGAGCAAGATTACAAGGTGTGCCAGAAGAATATGTCAAAAATATATCTGAAAAAGATGCTGCTGATGTACTTGGAGATGGTTGGACTGTACCTGTAATCGCACACATTTTCAGCTTTATGAAATTTTAACAGAGAATAATAGAATATGAAGTTCGCAGGAAAGCGGAATTTCTTGTGGAGAAAGGAGAGAATATGGAAGGAATAACTAGAGATGTAAAAGACGTAAAGCAGTCTATTCGTAATGAACTTATTCAGAGAATTAAATATTGTGGACAATATATAGTGGACAACGCTGAAACAATCCTTGGAGAAGAAAAATATATTGCTAATTTATATTTGACTTGTAATTTTTTCGACAGAAGTGAACTTCCATATGTAACTGTAAATAAAGATATAATCCCTGATGATCTTATTGAGGGAAGATAGATTGTTAAGACGATAGGAGAATAAAACAATGGGTAAAGCTGTTTTAGTGATGGACATGCCAAGTAGCTGTGATAAATGTCCATGTTTTTGTGGTCATTATTCTGATATGTGCTGTATGGCTTTAAATAATCGTACAATTAATTATCCTTATCCAAAAGATTTTAGACAAAGTTGGTGTCCATTAAAAGAATTACCAGAAGAGGCAGAGGTATGAATAAAGAAATATATGATTTAGCTCATAAACTAGCAGGTGAATGGTGTTATAAGAATCAATTAGATATGATTGGTGCAAAGAAAATTGACAATTATATCTATGTAAGAGGATATGATGGTGGTTTTCCACATGCGGCAGCTACAGCAAAATTTGATATTGACACTGGAAAATTTGTTGAGACGTGGGGATTTTACGGATGCCCTGTGACAATTGCGGATGGAATGTATGAGTAAAGGAGAGAACATGAATATCAAAGATGATAATAATATGTCGGCAGAGCAGATGTTGGAAATTTTTATAAAAACAAGACCACATCTTTTTGACCATATTTACAAAGAATGTAATTTGATATATAAATCTGAACCATTAGAAAAAGACAACGAAACTTATTTATATTTCAATAATGAAGATTTAAACATCGCAAAGGCAATTGTATATGATTATGGCAATGATAGAGCTAATAAGATTGGACATATATTGATTGCTGCGACTGGAATTAAATAGAAAGGCAAGGAAATATAAATGATAGTTAAAGTAAGTTTAAGTGATGCTCGCAAAACGATTAGAGAGTATGAAAATCTGGACTATTTACATATTGGAACTGTTCGAACCATTGATGGTGTAACTCTTAGCTTCAGAGATCCAATTGTTTCAGAAGAGAATAATATAACAGATATCCAATTTCATGAAGGTGATTATGTAGAAAATAACGAAGGCAAAATCGGATATATTTCATCCATTTGTCATTGTGATGAGTGCAAGAAGCGTGGATTCTTTGAACCAACTATTACATATTCCGATGGAACAACAGATTACATTAGCAATTATTCTGTTAAAACTGTTCCGTCTGATTATAAGCAGATTGGAACTCAAAAATTTTCAACGGAAGATGTATTGAGAAATAGAATAGTTGCACTTGAAAAAGAGAATAAAGAATTAAAGGGAAAAGTGGATAATCTTACCCATTTGGTAATGAAAGAACAAAGAAAAGAGGTAATAAAATGAGAGAAACATTAATTGTTGTAGATATGCAGAATGATTTTATTGATGGAACACTTGGTACAAAGGAAGCACAAGCAATTGTATCGAATGTAGCAAAGAAAATTAAGGAGTATAAGGACGCTGGTAAACAGGTAATCTTTACAAGAGACACACACCCTGAGAATTATTTGGAAACATATGAGGGTAAGCACCTTCCTGTTACTCACTGTGTAAAGAATACTATTGGTTGGCAGATTTCCGATAAGTTAGATTTTGATATTGAGAACGATATTCTGATTGATAAGCCTACATTTGGTTGGTTAAACTGGAAGGATTTTGGATTTGAAAGTGTTGAGATTTGCGGATTATGTACCGATATCTGTGTAATTTCAAATGCACTTATTATTAGAGCAAATTACCCTGAGATTGATATTACAGTAGATGCAAGCTGTTGTGCAGGTGTCACGCCTGATACTCACAACGCTGCATTAGCAACTATGAAGATGTGTCAGATCGAAGTGATTGGAGAGAATAATGAAGTATAAGAATTATATCATTAATACTTTCAGACATTTTAAGAAAGTCTGTACCCATAAACGTTGGGTGTTCTACTATTGCTGTAAAGTGGGAATTCCATTCCAGGGGTTAATGCATGATTTATCTAAATTTTCTCCAACAGAATTTTTGGAGAGTGTTAAATATTATCAAGGTACTTCAAGTCCAATAGATGCTTGCAAGAAAGAGAATGGTTGGCCAGTAGCTTGGATGCACCATAAAGGAAGAAACAAGCACCATTACGAATATTGGCAGGACAATTTTGATAATGGTGGAAATCCTATTGAAATGCCAATGAAGTATAAAAAAGAAATGCTTTGTGATTATCTTGGAGCAGGTAGAGCATATCATGGTAAATCATTTAATTTTGAGAAGGAATTAAAATGGTGGGAATCTAAGAAAAGTAAACCAATTGCAATGCATCCAAATGACATGGCTTTTATTGATAAGTACATTAATCTGTTTTATGAGTACGAAAACAGAGAATATAATATTAGAACAATATTTAATCAAATCAAGAAAGAAGGAAAATAATATGGAGCAGATTATTACAAGTTTGTTGGAGACAGATGCCTACAAATTGTCAATGGGACAGGCTATTTATCATCAGTTTAGCGATTATAAAACCACTTGGAGTTTTAAATGTCGTAATAAGGATGTTCATTTTACACCAGAAATGGTAGAAGAGATCCGTAGACAGATTAAATTATATTGTGGTTTGAGATTCACAGAAGATGAACTTACTTATATTGATAATATCAAATGGATGAAAGGTTCATATGTTGATTTTCTGAGATTGTGGCAGCCAAGATATGAGGATTTTGAGATTACAACAGATTCAAATTGCGGTCTTTCTATCGAAACATTTGGTACGTGGCTTAATACATCTATGTATGAGATTCCTACACTTGCGATTGTAAACGAAGTATATTTCAGAATGGCATATAACTATGAGGAATTGCTTGATAGTTTCAAAAAGAGATTAGATGAAAAGTACGAAAATCTCAGAAGCGGTCATTGGTACGCTGGTACATTTTCTGAATTTGGTCTTAGAAGAAGACTTTCTGCTGAAGCACAGGAGTTAGCTGTTGAGAAGTTTTCACATTTGAATGATACATTACACAGTCCATCTAAGTTTGTTGGTACATCTAATGTATATCTCGCAAAGAAATATAATCTCACGCCTGTTGGAACTATGGCTCATGAATGGATTATGTGTTCTGGTCAGGGCAATCACAAGCACAATCCAGCATATTCAAACTGGTATGCCTTAGACGCATGGGTTAGAGAGTATGGTGTGTTAAATGGTATTGCTCTCACAGACACAATTACAACTGATTGTTTCTTGAAAGATTTTCAGTTGACATATGCAACATTATTCAGTGGTGTAAGACATGATAGTGGAGATCCGATTGAATGGGGTGAAAAGATGATTAATCATTATGAGTCACTTGGTATCAATCCTAAGACAAAGACACTTCTGTTTAGTGACAGTCTTGATTTTGAAAGAGCTGATAAGTTATTCAGACACTTCCATAATAGAGTAAACGTTGCATTTGGAATTGGTACTTATTTGAGTAATGACACAGATGTTCCTGCTTTAAATATTGTAATGAAAACCACTAAATGTAACGGTATGGATGTTGCCAAAGTGTCTGATGTAGAAGGTAAAGGCATGTGTAAAAACCCTGATTATGTTGATTATCTAAAGAGATGTATTAATTGGAGAATGAATCATGAATAAAATTTTACTTATACCAGGAAGTTTTAATCCAATTACCAACGCCCATGTTGATATGGCATTGACTGCTAAAAAAGCGGTTAATGCCGATGCTATATTGTTTATTCCTGCACATGATACATATGTTGCGAAGAAAAAGACTTTGATACCTGGATATTGTCGAGTATCGCTGATTAATTCAATGTCAAATTGTGAGGAAAATAATATGTGGGCATCCGAAGTTGAAACAACCAGCTTCTTTCCACAGAGGACATACAATACTATTACTCAGATAAGAGATATGAATGAAAAAGATTATATCTTCAACGAATACTATATTTGTTTAGGAATGGATAATATTGAAACACTTACAACTTGGTATAATTGGAAACCGTTTGTCGAGGAATACAATTTTGTAGCATGTGTGAGAGAAGGTCAGAATCTTGAAACTGCTTTAAGAGAAGCAAATCTTATGGAATATAAAAATCACTTCACAGAAATTCAGATACCAGAAAATCATACTTCTTCAAGTTTGGTTAGAGATTTATGTGAGAAAGGTGAATTTGAAAAGGTAAAAGAATTAGTTCCTAGAAATGTATATGAGTATTTAATTCGGTTCTATGATGTGATGAATCGAATGTAGAAAGGAGAATATATAAATGTTTGATGCTAAGAAAGTAAAGAATGAAATCGTAGAGTGGATTAGAGATTGGTTTGAACAGAATGGTAAAGATTGTATGGCAGTAGTTGGAATTTCTGGCGGTAAGGATTCAAGCGTTGTTTCTGGCTTATGTTGTGAAGCTCTTGGCAAGGATAGAGTTTTTGGTGTGATGATGCCACAGGGAAGACAAAGAGATATTGAATATAGTCGTAAACTTTGCAGTTTTTTAGACATTCCACGTACTATTATTCCAGTCGGAACAATTGTGAATGTTACTGAATATGAAATTAAAACATCATTAGATGAAGAGTTATCAATTCAGACAACAACAAATCTTCCTGCTCGTATTCGTATGGCTACACTTTATGCAGTATCACAGACAGTAAATGGTCGTGTCGCTAATACGTGTAATCTTTCAGAAAATTGGGTTGGATATTGTAGCAAGTTTGGCGATGCTGCTGGTGATTTTAGTCCACTAGAAAATCTTACAGTAACAGAGGTAAAAGCTATCGGTCGTGAGTTAGGGCTTCCGTTAGAATTAGTTGATAAGACACCTACCGATGGTCTTTGTGGAAAGACTGATGAAGATAACCTTGGATTTACTTATGCTGAATTAGATGCATATATCAGAGATGGAATTGAGCCAAGTGAGGAAGTAAAAGCTAAGATTGATTCAATGCATGAGAAAAATCTGTTTAAATTACAGCCAATGCCAAGTTTTGTGTATCAGGCGTAAATGAAATACTATATATAGTGTTTATGGAAAATATAGACACTATATATAGTAATATTTTTACAAAGAAACATAGATTTCTTTTGGAGAATATATTAGCAGGAGGTGATGCGATGAGCAAGATATACGATTATGAAGAATATCAAAATCAACGAGTAAAAGTTACATATACTGATAAAAGAAAATACAGAGAAGAAAACATTGTTGGTCTATATGGACAAGTTATTAAGACTACAAGTGGATCAATAGCGGTTCAGATTGATGGAATGTATAATGCAGCAAGCTCCAATGGATTATATTGGTTTAAAAGAAGTGAATTGGATATTATTAGAGATGAAAGTGAGGATAATAAAATGACAGGATTTAATAAAGTGGCGATTGTAAATTTGGTAGATGATTACAATAAGAAGGATTATGGATTTGCTTTATATGATGAAGATATGAATGAAATTGTTAAGTACGATACAAACCATCCGTTATATGTGATTGTAAATGCAAGAGGAAAAGATAATAAAGTCCTTGGAATTTTAAAAGAAGTAAAGTCAGTAGAAGCATATGGCAAGTGCGTAACGGCACAGATCGTTGGAGTTGTTAATATGAATGCGTATAATGCAAGAATTGATAAGGAAAATTATCAGAAAGAAATCGCAAAGCAGAAAGCTTCTATTGAGAAGGAGTTAAAGTCTGAGATTGAAAAGATGAATAATATTGCTTTATATGAAAAGATGGCAAAGGAGCATCCTGAAAATCCAAGACTCACTGAACTTGTTAATGCACTAAAAGAGTTAGGAGAATAATATGGCAGGATTTATATCAAAACAGCCAAATGGATTATATTGTAGATTTTCGAGTGTCACGGATTGTCCTACGGCATGGAACATGACACGAGAAGATTATATCAATATGAAAATGCAGGAAGCAAAAGAAGATGCTGAAGATGTGTTGGATAATTATTTGAAGCCGTTTGATATGGTGGTAGATATGTATTATCCAAACAATATGACAAAAGAGGAATTTGATGAATTTCTTGAAGAGACTGGATATAACAAAGGAGAATAATCTATATGAAGAACTGTGTAATTTTAGAAATGGAAAATAGTAATGATTTTGAGAATGCTATGAATGATTATTTGGATGATGGATATAAAGTAGAATCCAGCTCATGTAATAGTAGATACTATAAAGCAATTCTTGTGTTAAAGGAGGATGAATAAAACATATGAAGAAGAAAATTTTATATAGTTTGGCTTTGCTATTAGCATTTATGTTTATATTAACTGGCTGTGCAAAATGCATTAGTACCGAAACATCTACAGTTCAAGTAAAAATAATAGATGAATATCACAGGGCTGCTTATACAACAATGTATTATAGTTCTGCGACTAAAACAATGATGCCACAATCGCATCCAGCAGTTTATAGAATCACTGTTGAATATAACGGTGTAGAATATAATATTTCTGGTAGTAATACATATAACAAATATTCAGACAAAATTGGAGAATATGTTGATGGAATATTAGAAACCAAGAAATATGACGATGGTACTGTTAGGTACAATATTGTTGACTTACCATAGTAAATAAATGATATTACAAAAGACATAGTAAACCGAAGTTTCTTTGGAGTTAGGAGGTGGAAATGGCGAATTTAAATTTAGAAGATTTTAGTGAAGAATACAGAAAAACAGCACCAATGGAGTGTTCTTTGTATTTAGTTTCTTGTTTAGATAAAGATACACAAATGCAGTTAAAGAAAGATTGGAATGAAGCTGGTGGTATTAAAGTAATTCCATGTTGGAAATGGTGCATGGAACATATTGATGTAATCTATCACAAATAAGAGAATAATACATTGGAAGGAGCAAGAGATTTGCTGCAGCATTAAATCTGGATTTGCTCTGAGTAAGAAATGTTAGAGATTAACAAAATATACAACGAAGATTGTCTTGAAGGTATGAAAAAGATTGATGATAAATCAATTGATTTTATCTTCACAGATCTGCCTTATAATACGACTAATAATTCTTGGGAATGTGAAATGCCGTTAAATGATTATGTGGAGTTATCAGGTCAATATTTTTATGAAACAGATTTATTCGAGTTAGCTCAAGGAACAGATAGCAGTCTTGAATATACAAGAGATTGGTTTTATGAGAATAAGAAAGATGGCTTATGGACTCATTATAATCGAATCATCAAAGATAATGGTTGTATTGCATTATGGTCGCAGTCACCATTTGATAAGAAACTTGCTTGTAGTAATGAAAAATTGTATCGCTACGAATGGATTATCGAAAAGACCAAAGCAACTGGTCATCTAAACGCTAAGAAAATGCCTATGAAGGCACACGAAAATGTCTTGATTTTCTATAAGAAACTCCCTACATACAATCCACAAATGACAGAAGGACATACGCCTGTTCATTCTTATACAAAACATACGACAGATGGTAATTGTTATGGTGCTACAAAAACTGGTATTTCAGGCGGTGGTAGTACACAAAGATATCCAAGAGATGTTCTGCAGTTCAAGTGGGACACTCAGAAAAGTAGTTTACATCAATGTCAAAAACCTGTTGAAGCGTGTGAGTATTTTATTAAGACCTACACCAATCCAGGAAATTTAGTTCTTGATTCATGTGCAGGAAGTTGTACAACTGCAGTTGCAGCTTTGAATACAGGTAGAAATTACATATGTTTCGAGAAGGACAAGGATATTTTTGAGATTGGAAGTAGGAGATTGGTTGAGTATAAAGGAGAAGTAAATGACAGAGAATGAAGCTATTGAAGAGCTAAAATATGATTGTAATGAACTTGGCAAAGCAATTCCATGTGATACTTCATGGGGATGTTCTTTTGAAAATGCTTATGGAATGGCAATACAAGCACTTGAAAAACAAATTTCAAAGAAAGTGAAAAATAGCGGAGAGAGAATTCCGTTTGAATGGTATTGTCCTACTTGCGGAGAACTATTGTGTGATGATGGCTACAAAGATACCGACATTAAATATTGTGAGCAATGCGGTCAGGCATTAGATTGGGAAAATTAAGAGAATAAGAATAATGAAACGGAGGCGAATAAATGGCTGATAAATTAATCAATAAGCAGTTGGTAGACATTGACGAATTATTACAGTTTCTATCAGATAATGGATTTGATATTGATGATGGAGTTTGGAATCAATACGAAATGTCCTTAAGAGAAGTATTTGATGAGTACAAGAAGAATACTATTCCAGACGTAGAAATTGGACAGACTGTATGGATTATTAGCAGAGATTATCATGACGTATATTTAATCAAAGAATGTCATGTACATAAGAAACAGATTAGAGCAAGATATACGTTTTCTGTAAGAGGTAGACATTATTATTGCGGAACTTTCACGAAAAACAGTATTGGCAAGACTGTATTCTTTTCAAAAGAAGCTGCTATTCAGTCTCTAAATGGCAAGGAATATAAGTTGGAAGAGTGGATTTGAAATTTTGGTTTCTTAATGAGGTGAAGGTTTGAAGAAATGGATATGTGAAGATGTATGTGGGTTTCATTTGGTTGCTGTTTATCCAGAAGATTCTCAAAAAACTTTATGTGAAATGGTTTCAGATGGTAACTATGGTGACGAAACTGTAACATTAAGTAGTCAAATTTCTATTCAAGAAGATGAGGGGGTTTTCATTATATTGGTAGATAATAGATATGAAATCTGTGTTAAAAAGATTAAGCTTGTTATTGTTGATTAAGTAATGGAGGGTATGGCTCTGAAATGCCATAAAATCAAGGATTTCTGAGGTTGAAAAACCACATAAAACGTTTCATTCGAGGAGGTGATCTATTGGACTTAGATAGAGCGATAAGAATTATAAATTATGATATAAATGAAGATGAAAGAGTATCTGATCAAAAACAAATTGAAGCACATAAAAAGTTTTTCAAGGAATTGTTTAGTGTCGATCTTATGGACGAAAGAGGCAAATATAAATCTGCATATCAAATATTTTCTGAAGCAAGCAACAATAAATTAAAGAACAATTCTGTTCAGATTTCCAATCATTAAAGAGAATAAACCAGCAGGAAAACCATGTTTCCCTTGGTCATGAAAGTAGGTGAAAAAATAACAGAACTAGAGAAAAAATACTATAAGCTTCTGATAGGCGAGACATTTCATTGTTATGATATTACATTAAATGAATTACTTATTATTATGAACGCAGAGCTTAATATTAATACATTATCTTTACAGAAATCGGGAAGACATAATTTTTATTGTAGAGTCGATGATAAAACCAAACAGTATTATTTACGAAAATTTGGTTTATTGGATGAAGATCAAGTGGAACTAGGAGAACAGAATGGGTAAATCATTAGAATTTGTAAAAGAACGAATTGCATCAGGTCAGTGCAATGGTATGGAAAATAATAAATATGAATCCATGATTGAGCAGGATATACGAGAGTTATTTACGGTTATTACTTACACCAAAGACGGAACAATTTTAATAGATGTTCCTTATCTTAAAGGTGACAAACCTTATTTTAATGTAATTATTAAGCATGATCCAGATGCAGATTTTGAATATTTCACAATGCAGCGTTGCAATTGTGATGGAACGTTTGTATTCTTTCAAGATTTAATGGGTAAGTGCATAGATAAAATGATTCATCTTAAAACCTGTAATGTAAATAAAGAGATTCCAAAGGACTTAACTGGATATTCTATCATCTATACTGTCGGTGATTTCATATTGGCAGAAGAGTTTGGAGATGAATTTGCGACTAAAGAAAAGCCTTGGATGAAGAGTAGATTTACAGCTATGTTACCAATTAAGTTTGATGTAGTAAGGAATGGAGAATAATGTATTTTAATTTAAACATTGGAGAGTGGGAGTTTGAAAACGATTATGAAGACATCTACTTTCTGTTTCATTGTTTATACAATGCAAAAACTGAGTTATACGACAGAACTCTTACTGATATGAGAAGCAGATATGATCCGACCGAAGCATTTATAGATGATTGGAATGATGGCTGGACTAGAAGTAGATCGAATTGGTATTCCAAGAAATTATACGATAAATGTGTGAAGTGCATTGAGTTAAAAACAAAAAGTCGTTTTATACATAGATATTGGAAAGAATGTGTTTGGAAGTTTCAAAGTCTTTCTGCACAAGGATGGATAAATTTGTATCAGCAGTTGATTAAAGAAAATAAATACGACAGTTGGATATTGGAGTATATAGAAGAGTAGAAACAGGAATGAAGCATTTCTTGGAGTGAGGTGAGAAATTATTGATCAAAGAACAAGACTGGGTAGATTTTTATGGTAACAATACAAAAGCCCTTTATTTAGAAAAAGAAGAACAATATACGATTTCAGAATTCATTGAATTATTACAAGCTGCAAAAGAAAGATTTGGTGATAAAAGAATTTTGATTCATGATATGAATTCGGATACAATAGGTGGCTTTTCTCATATTTACCTAAATAAAGATAGTATTTGTATTTACGGATAATGGAAAAGTTATACTTGAAGTTTGGAAAGGAGAACAATAAATGGAAACATTTTCAATAGTAGATAAGATAAATATTGATAAGTTGAATACGAAAATTGCAGAGTTCGTATATAGAGAAGGGTATGAACCGTACATATTTGCAAATAAAGAGACACTTGAAGCATTGGTTAAGCCAATTGATCGGGAATTAAATTTTATTAGTTCTCCAACTGGAAGTACAAGAATATATGTAGGCAAAAGTTGTCTTGTTGGTAAATATCAGGGTAATAAAATGTATGAAGATGATACATTAAAATTCGGTGAGATTGAGTTGAGATAAGAGAGAATAAATAGGTGACAATAAATTATAAGGAGATATGTTTTATGAGTAAGAAACAGCAATTTAAGGGTTTGAAATTTAATTATTCCATAAATGGGAAAGGATTGAAAAGTAAATATAAGACAATTGAGGATTTCTTAGATACAGAATTTCCAAAGAACAATAATCCATTGTCGCCTACTCTTGATACAAAGATTACAGGAATTAAATGGAATGGTAACACTATTTCTATTTCCAATAAAATTCACACAGTAAGAGATTTGGTTGACTTATTAAGCAAGGAAAATGCAGAAAATGTTTTTATTTCAAATAAAGACATTAGATTGCATGAGTTTAAACCAAAACATGACAATCTCATTAGAAAATCTACATATTCCATAGATGAGGTATACCATAAGGTTAAAGATGTTTTATTTGAGAAAGATAGGCGACTTGCAAAAGTGGATTTTGATGGAGATTTGATTAAAGGGAATAGTCAAAGATACCAGACATTTTTTACGAAGGGTTGTAAATGTGTGGTTTGCGGAATTGAAGGAAAATATTTTGCAAAAGAAAAATTTGCAGACCAATCAACATATCATCTGAATTTGTATGCAGTTGATGATAATGGTGATGAAATTTTAATGACAAAAGATCATATTATACCACGTTCAAAAGGTGGTATTGATGATATTAGTAACTATCAAACAATGTGTAAGCTTTGTAATGAAGCAAAAGGTAACAAATTAGAAGATTAAAAAAGAAAGGAAAAATAGAAAAGTTCCTATAGGATAAAGTGCGCACTACTTACTAAGGTAAGAGGAACTTATGTATTGTGCTTATATCACAACATTAAAAGGATTAAGAAAACATAGTAACGCTGATAGATTACAGTGTGTAGAAGTATTTGGACAGAATGTAATTGTAGATTTGAGTTATCAGGAAGGGCAGAAAGTAGTTTTCTTCCCATCTGACGGTCAGTTATCACTTGAGTATGCAACAGATAACAACCTTGTAAGGAAGAAAGACGAAAACGGAAACAACATTGGTGGTTATATGGATGCTGAGAAGAGAAATGTAACCGCTATTAGACTTAGAGGTGAGAAGTCAGAAGGACTTGTATTACCTGTTGAGACGCTTTCTAAGTATACAGATATTTCAAAATTAAAAGATGGTGATCAGATTACAGTTCTTGGTGGTCATGAGATTTGTCAGAAATACATTCCAAGAGGAAAAAATCGTTCAAGAAGTAATGGGAATGGTTCAAATAAAAAGAACAAATTTCAGAAAGAGACAGTATCATATCCATTTTTTGAGGAGCATAAAGATACAGCACAGCTTGCGTATAATATGTCAGCATTTAAGCCAGGAGATACAATTTATATTACTCGTAAGCTCCACGGAGCATCAGCTCGTACTATGAAGACTGTTAAGGTTACAAAGAAGAATAGTAAGTTGAGAAAGTTTTTACATATGCAGCCAAAGGTTACAAGAGAAGTTTCTGTTGTATCTGGTAGTAGAAGAGTCGTATTAAAGGATATGACAAAAAATGATGGATATTATTCTGATAACAGCTTTAGAAAGAAGTATCATGATTTATTAAAAGACAAGCTTCCTGAAGGTGCTGAGATTTTCTATGAAATTGTCGGCTATGTAAATGAAACAACACCAATTATGGGTTCAGTATCTAATAAGGGAGTTAAGGAAAAAGAATTTACAAAGAAATTTGGTGACACCACAACATTCTCTTATGATTGTGAGCCAGGCGAAAATGAGATGTATGTGTATCGAATGACAATGACAACAGCAGATGGAACAGTTGTTGAAGTACCTTGGGAGACTGTAGAAGTGTGGTGTGACAAGTTAGGTGTTAAGCATGTACCTGATTTAGAGAAGTTTATTTTTACCACACCAGAAGATTTGAAAGAAAGAGTAAATAAATATCTTGATGGTATGCCAGCAGATGAGATTGGCAAGACACATGTTGCTGAAGGTGTGGTTGTTCGTATTGATAACAGAGCGACATTCACAGCTTATAAGGATAAGGTGTTTGAGTTTAAGGTAATAGAGGGGATCGCTAAGGATACATCTGATGTGCCTGATATGGAAGAAGCAGAAGAGTTATTTGAGGAGACTTTAAATGAATAAACCTACAATGTGGGTACTCGTTGGCTTGAGTGGTAGTGGCAAATCAACCATTGCCACTCAGATTGCCAATGAAAATCCAAACACAATAATTGTATCATCAGATGCAATTCGTGAAGAATTGACTGGTAATTACGAAGACCAAGAACATAATGAAGAAGTGTTTAAAATTTTTCACAATAGAATACGCAAGAATTTAGAGAATAAAAAGAATGTAATTGCAGATGCAACTAATCTGACTATGAAATCTCGTAGAGCAATTTTGATGAAAGTAAATGGTTTAAATGTCAGGAAAGTATGTGTAATTATTCCAAAGCCATTTGAACAGTGCAAAAAAGATAATTTACATAGAGAACATCCTGTACCTGACTTTGTGTTGGATAAGCAGATTAGAAAATTCCAGATTCCGTTCTATGAGGAAATTTTCGATGCCATTAAAATTTATGATCTACATAAAAAGCATAAATTATCTGTGCCAGAAATGATACAACAGATGGATAATTTTGATCAACAAAATCCTCATCATACAATGACGCTGGATAAACATTGTAGAAATACATATGAGTTATTTTGTAAGAAGAATTATCCATTAGAATTTAACATAGCTGCAATATTGCATGATTATGGGAAACTGTTTTGTAAAACAACGGATGAAAATTGCATAGCACATTTTTACGATCATAATTCAATTGGTTCATATTTGGTATTGGAAAACTTAGTTGGCGAATATAAGTATGGTCTTTTAGATATTTGTTTCCTTATTAATTACCATATGATGCCTTTTAGTTGGGATACTGATAAAGCAAAACAGCGTTGGAAAGAAAGATTCGGAGAATATAAATATAAGATGCTTTTAGATTTTAACGAATGTGATAGAGCGAGATAAGGAGAATAATAAAATGGCAAATAGATTATTATTTGAGAAAGATATTATTAGAGCAATTGATAGGCATACGAATGACGATAGTAAGTTAGATGATGATATTAGCTGTATTCTTGAAGAAGTTGAAACCGCTACAATAGAACTTCCACCTATTATATTATCTCCAAAAGTAGAAACTAAACCAGTGCAGAAACAGAGACGAGTATTATTATTCGAGAATGAGAATCTTGACTTAGAGCAGCGTGGTAACAGATATTATTTATCCCTTTATGATAAGGAAGGAAAATTTCAGAGAGAAGTAACTATTGATGTAAAGGATGACTATAAAGTTGGACTTGGGAATGGTAAGTAGAGGAGTTTTATGAGATCAGAGATTAAAAGACGACAATTTTCTGAAAATCATCAATCTTGGTTCTCCCATGATTATGCTTGTTGGGCAAATAATCACAATGGTTGGAGAAAGATGAAAAAGAAGAATCGTAGATTATTCAAAAAGAAATATAGAAGAGAAGTTGAGAAAGATATTAATAAAGAATTGAATGATATGTAATAACAGTAAATTCAGGTTTCCTTGATTATAAAGAGAGAATATATTAATAGATAAACAAATGCAGAAAGGAATAAAATTATGAAAATTATTGAAACAGGAACTACGTATAAAGTGTATGGAGAAGATTTAGTTGTGTTAGACAATCTGCCAGCTCAGACATATAAAGTTGGGTGTGGTCAGTTCACAGGGTTCTTCTTAGAGAAGCAGCATGACTTAGAGATTAAAGAAGATAAAATCTACGGAGTTCATGAAGAAAAAGCGAATAAAGTATTAAACAGATTTGAGAAATCACGCAAGAATTTAGGTGTAATTCTCAGCGGAGATAAGGGTATTGGCAAGTCATTATTTGCAAGATTATTGGCTCAGAAAGCAATTCAGAATGGAATTCCTGTTATCTTGGTTGATGATTTTATCCCTGGCATTGATGATTTCTTAAACGATATTAAAAATGAAGTGCTCGTGTTGTTCGATGAGTTCGATAAGACTTTTGCTAAGAGCAAAGACAAAGATCCACAGTCAAAAATGCTTTCCTTATTTGATGGCACGAGTTCAGGTAAGAAGTTATTTGTTGTTACATGCAATAATTATAGGGATTTGAACGAGTATCTTATCAATAGACCAGGAAGATTCCATTTCCATTTCAGATTTGAGTATCCAACAGCAGATGAAGTAAAAGATTATTTAAGAGATAAGCTCGATGAAAAGTACTATTCTGAAATCAATAAAGTAGCTTCATTCTCAAGAAAAATTAAACTTAATTACGATTGCTTATCAGCGATTGCACTTGAGTTAAATGAGGGTGAGACATTTGAGGATGCAATTAAGGATCTGAATATTATTAATACATACGAAAGAGAAAATAGATATAATATCAAATTATTTACAGAAGAGGGAATTATATTTACGGCTGATAATGAAACGCTTGATTTATTTAGCGGTGAAAATAATAGTCTTTGGGTTGATGATGTTGCAGGAAATTCAGTTCGTTTAAAATTTAAGGGGAATAATGTAGTATTTGACAATAAAACAAATATTTTCAGCGTATCTAATGATAAAATCAATGTCACTTATGATGACGATTATCTTGATGACGATGTAAAAGATATGTATAAAAAGCTTCATTATACTTATGCCGAGATTGCGTTAAATTACGGTAATCGTATTCACTACAACTTAGTGTAACTTCAAATGAAAGCAACATATCCTTGGATTATTGAAAAGAGGTGATTGAGTGTTAGTACCTGCAATTTTATATAAAGAACAGATTAAAAAAGAATTTCAGAAATATTACTATACAACAGATATGATGTACGAGACTGGTTGCATGTGCAATTGGAGTCCTGAAATTGCAGAATGTCCAAATGAGAGTCAATTCCAATATGCAATAGTTGATAAGAACGAAAAAGTCATTGGCTACTTAGGATATTCAGTAGATTGGTATGCGTCTAAAGCGTATAACTTTGGATTATTTTCATTTGACAGAGGGAATATCTTGGTTGGTAAGAATGTATTCGATAAATTAGAAGAATTGATTAAAACATTACATAGAGTTGAATGGAGAGCTGTTGGTGGCAATCCTGCTTGTAGAGGATATGATAGCTTTATCGAGAGACATAATGGAACGAAACATGTTCTAAAAGATTCGATTAAAGATAAGAATGGTAAATATCACGATGATATTATTTATGAGATTGTGAGTGGAGAATAATACATTGGAGGTGAAAACATAATGGAAATGTATACAGAGATTAATGTGTGTTTTGATTTGTTAAGGAACACACCGAAAGACATTGTAGATATTTTACATTGTCTTATAGAAGGAACAGATGCTCCTTTAATATTACCAGAACACAAATTTTTCAGGTGTGATAGATGGAGTATGGTCGCTTGTTGTGACAGTTATTATTTTGATGGCTCAACTAACAGTAAAATGGTGTTTGATGATATTTCTAAAACTTGGAAAATTAATATCAGAGCCAATTTGAAAAATTATGATTCTGAAATTGAAGAGTTTTTAGATTGGTTAGAGCCTTATATCGGAACAGATGGTTTTATTGGATACATGAGATATGAAGAGTGGGAAGATCCAACATTAATTTATAATGATTTTGACAATGATAAAATTGTATTTAAATGCGTAGAAGCAGCAGAAGTTGAATAAATTTAAAGGAGAATATTAAACATGGAAACAATTTTAAGATTATTAGCAGAGAACCCAGAAAGTTTAGGAGAGGTAGTAAAAACATATATTACAAAGTACAAAGAGCCTGTATATGATGTTCTGAAGGAACTCATGATTATTGCAAAGGATTATTCTGAGAATACTGAGTATCCTGCAATTCAGGCGAGAACTAAGAAAAATATGTTTGATGCATATGTAAATGTTGGTTTTACTGAGGATCAGGCATTAGCACTTATGATTAACGATAATATTCAGCTTATGAAGAATATTCAGAAATCAGTTAATAATACTTCTGTAAAAAAGAGCAAGTAGTGGTTTCTAAGTAAACCAATCTTTCCTTTGAAAATTTTTAATCATATCTAAGCCATTCGGCTATGGGAATCCCAGTAAATAAGAGAATATTACAGTGCAACTAATAAAAATATTATATATAAAGGAGATTTTAAATGAAGAACACAAATTGGAAAGTGCCAGTAATTATTGGCATAGGAGTATTAGCAGTTATTTTGATGATTGTATTTGGTGTACAGAGTTCGCAGAATAAAGCTATTGTACTTGAGGAGCAGGTAAATACAGCGTCATCAGACATTAAGGTACAGGAAAAGCGAAGAGTTGACCTTGTATATAACCTTGCTGATTGCGTAAAACAGTATGACAAACATGAAGCTGATACATTGACAGCAGTTGCAGATGGTCGTGGATCAACAGGAGATATTGAGAATGTAACAACAGCTATTACAGCAGTTGCAGAAGCATATCCTGAGCTGAAGTCCAATGAGAACTATAAGACTCTTATGAATGAGTTATCTATGACAGAGAATATGATTGCAGAGTATCGCAGCAATTACAATAAACAGATTAAGGAATACAAGAGATATGTAAGAAAGTTCCCTACAAGACAGTTCCTTGGATTGCTTGGATATGAAGTGCAGGAATATGAGTATTTGGATTACAATGCACCAGTTGATGCTCCACAGGATTTGTTTAAAGAGGATTAGTATATGAGATATGGTAGAAAAGGTTTTGATTTTGGTGATTTTGAAATAACAAAACGTGAAATCTTGGCTAGCATTTCTATCATTGCAGTTATGATTCTGTTTGGTATTCTGATTTCTTCCAAGATTTCAGAACACCAAATGGATAAAAATGAAATTTATAACAAGGCTGTTAAGATAGAAAGTCAAGAAATGTTCCAATATGGAATTGATACAAATGTTGGTAATGCGTTTGTATATGGTGATTTGAAAGCAGTAGATACAGTTACATATCCTGAAATTGGTGGAGAATATATGAGTGTAGAAAAAGATGAGGAACACTACACAAAGCATACAAAAACGGTATATGAGTATGACGATGATGGTAATGTAATTGGTAGTCACGAAGAGGAATATTGGACTTGGGATTTATATGACAGTGATAACAAACATTGTGATAAAGTAACTTTTCTTGGAATTGAATTCGATTATGGTCAAATTTATAAACCATATGAGAATTATATTGACACGATTGATGGCGATTATCATGTTAGATATGTCTATTATGGTAGCAAAAACAGAGTATACAGGAACAATTTTTACAAAGTTAGATAACCATACAATCAATAAGACGGAATTTTATAAAGATATGAATATCAATGATACAGTAGACCACTTACAGTCTAATGTAGGTGTGATTGTTTTCTGGATCTTTTGGATAATTTTAATTGGTGGAATGGTATTTGGGTTCTACTATTTAGATAATAGGTGGTTAGATTAGTAAAAAATTTTTCTTTCTTTTGGACAGATTGGAGGTGTGAATATGTATCAAGAATTAAAAGGTGATGAAAATTTTTCAGATAAATACACAACATGGGTTATAGCTTATTGTTTAGATACAGATTCATTTTTTGTAACGAATCAAAGACATTTCTTTTGGGAATATAATGATGAATTCCAATGCGAAAACGATGCGGTTAATTATTTCAGAAACCATTTGAATGAGTTTAGAAATGCTAGGAAAGAAATATTAAGTAATTGTGGTGGATGGAGCATTGATAAGGATTTGTTTTTAGAAAACACGAAAGAAAGGTTTTCAAATGCAAATAGGAGAATAATATCATGAAGTTGATTAACAAATATGCAAATTCAAGATATTCAAAAATGAATGAATATTATTGTGGAATCACAACAGAATTGGACAAGCTTGCTGGACTTGATCCTAATGGACACTGGAAACATTATGTGCTTTGTGATTATGAGGATGGTTGTTTGCCTATCAGAATTCCAGGTGGAACACTTGGAAGTATTGAATATGACGAGAATAGTGTTATTACTAAAATTCATGTTTGTACTGATTATGTTGTAAAAACTTATCCTGATGATGTAAATGAACAGCTTCAGAAATTCGTTGGTCAGAAGATAGAAATAGGAGAATAACTATATGGCAGACAGACAAACCAAAACTATACAGTGGACAATAAATCTTCCAATGGACTTTCCTTCGGATTGGGCTGATGACATGATTGAATTTCATCTTAATGAATCAAGTTGGTGTTGTAGTAATCTTATTAGTGAACTTGAAAAGTATGATGAGAAAAATGGCTGTATTTGTGGAATATGTGAAGCAAAAGTAGCTGAGAAGATTGGAGATGTGAATGAGAAACTTTTATAGCGGTATCAGTAATGATAAAACACAATTTTTGATAAATATGACTTGGTATAATGATAATGAAGTAGAAACTTGTTTTAATTTGAGTAAAAATTTTCATGGGTTATGTGAAAAATGTAGTATTGATAAAAACGATTTTGAATTAGTATATTTAAAATTTAAATGGGTTGGTAATACATATTACCCACAAGAAAGTAATAAAAGTGAAGGAGAGCCAATCAGGGTATATAAAATCAAGTTATAAACAATAAATCTATGAACATAGTTAGGAGAATAAGAATATGTCAATAGGTGATGGAAGAAAAACATATTCCGACAGTACATTAAAATCTATGACAAAAGATGAGCTGATTGATATTATTCGTTGCTTAGAAAGTAATCTTAGAAATGCTCATGAGACAAATGATATTCAGTATGAGAATTGTAAGAAATTACTGAATGAAGAGAAGAATAAAACACTTGATGAAGTTCTAAAAATTTGTGACATTGAATGTGGTTTTTACAGTGGTGATGTTAAAAATCTCACAAGACACGTTTTGATGAGAGTGCTGGATGGATTGAGAGAATAAGTAATTGTAAACAATAATTTTTATATCATAGGAGGAAATAAATATGATGAACAATTTTTTAAATGGTATGTTTGGCAAGGTAGGAAGTGGAATGTGTAGACTTTCTATGAATGGTGGAATTGCAGTTAAGACAAATGGTGGTTATAAGACATATAACATCAAGACTGGCAAGCTCACAAACTGTAGTAACTTTGTATTTGATATTGGAGAGGAATTCTTCTTTATTATTCCAACTAATAAGGTAGAGAAGGGTGACATTATTCTTGTAAATGGCAAGCCTAGATGTGTTATTGAAGCTGATAAGACAAAGATTACGGTCATTAACTATGAGGACTCAACAATCGAAACTGTACTTCCTGAAAGACATGTATTTATGGGTAATACATATTTTTATGGCAAGATTGTTTCAATGTTTGGTAGTGACATTATCAAGGGTAAGAAAGGTACAAACAATATCTTCAAGTATATGATGCTTTCTCAGATGATGAAAGGTGACAATGGATCTACTGGCATGATGAATGGAAATGGTGGAATGAGTTCTATGTTACCATTTATGATGATGGGTGGAAATATGGGTGACATGTTTGACGGAATGTTCGACTTTGATATGAGTGGCAATGATGACGATGATACAGAAGTAGACGAAGAGGAGGAAGCATAATATGGGATGTGGTTCATGGACAAGAGATAGTTATGTAAATTATTCAACAACAAAGGGTATGAGTGTTTCAATGGATGGTATGATTAGCGGTTCTTATTCTAATCAGGATATGTTTAAGGCAAGAAATATTGATTCTGCACTTGATCCTAAGAATGTTATTAGAGAGTGTTGCGATACAGAGGAACATCCAAACACAATCCCTGTTATTCTTGCACTTGATGTTACAGGGAGTATGAATGATGTTTCTGTTGAAATAGCAAAGAAACTCAATGTTATTATGACAAAATTGTATGAAGATATTACGGATGTTGAATTTATGATTATGGGAATTGGTGATTTAGCTTATGACAATTCTCCTATTCAGATTTCACAGTTTGAATCTGACATTAGAATTGCAGAACAGTTAGACAAATTATGGTTCGAAAATGGCGGTGGAGGTAATGATTATGAATCTTATACTGCTGCGTGGTATATGGGCAGTAGACATACTAAAATAGATTGTAACAAAAGATATAAAAAAGGAATTATTATTACAATTGGGGATGAAAGACTTAATCCATATTTGCCTAAAAATGAACTTGAGTATATTACAGGAGATAAACTTCAGGGGGATATTGAGACTAAAGAACTTTACCATGAAACCAGTAATAAATTTAACATTTATCATCTTGATGTAGATCATAGATGCCATTATGATGCAGATAATATTAAGTCATCTTTTATGAATTATTTGGATGAAAATCATTTTAAAGTAGTTAATTTAAATAATGTTGTTGATGAAATTATCACGATTATTAAAAATGAATCAACTAATGGAATCGTTCACAACGAAGATAGTAATGGAATTACATGGTAAAAAGAAAATTAAATTATCCAAATGGGATGATAGTAGATCTATCTAATATTAGAATATCAAATAACAAATATGAATGGGATAAAAGCGTTGGAGCAAAAATCCCATTCATATACAATGGAGTAGAGGATTACTTTATATTAGAAGATTATAAAAAATCAAAAATAACAATTTCATATAAAGATTTAACAAAAACTATTTCATGTAGCCACTTTTTAAGAGAAGAAAGATGTGGAAGTGTTACCGATTTATTTCACAGGATAGCTTTGTTAAAACCATATTTAATTGATTATGTAGAAGACAGAAAATTATTCTTTTCATTATCAAGTGCAAGTAAAAAGAAGATTTGGTTTAAATGCCCATATTGTGGATACCGAGAATATATTTCTGCAAGAACTCTTTTCAAGCGTGTTAATATATGTCCTATATGTTCAGATGGTATTTCTTATCCCGAAAAATTTATTAGTAATATGTTGCTTCAATTGAATATTAAATTTGAAAAACATAAAACTTTTGATTGGTCTTTTGGTAGAGAATATGACTTCTATTTTAAATATAACGATGAAGAATTTATTATAGAGGCTAATGGCAGTCAACATTATAGAGCTGAATTTGAACGACTTGGTGGAAGATCTTTTGAAGAAGAATATAAAAATGATGTTTATAAAGAAAAACTTGCCAAAAATAATAATATTAATTATTACATAAAATTTGAGTGCTCAGAATCAAATAAAATCCACATGATAAATGCGATATATAATTCTATTTTTCATGTATATTTTGAAAATGAGGGGATTTTTAACAATATAAATTTTGAGCAATGTGATTATTTTGCCACAAACAATTCTACTTTTAGAGACATATGTAATATGTGGAATTCAAGTAAAACAATTACAACAACAGATATTGCTAATAATCTAAATTTAGACATAAGAACAGTAATTAAATATTTAACCAAGGGCAATGAATTTAACATGTGTAAGTACACAACAGAAATTGGAAAGAAACGTGGCAGAATCAAATATGAAAAAATACGATACGGTAATCAATTAGAAAATAATGTAGGATAGGAGATTTAAAAGATGAAAGACATTAAGATTGTTGTGGGATCGAATTGGGGAGACGAAGGAAAAGGTCTTATGACAGATTATTTCTCACAGAAACATAATAATATTGTTGTTTGTTCAAATGGTGGTGCTCAGAGAGGACATACCGTAACGACACCTGATGGAATCAGACATGTCTTTCATCATTTTGGATCTGGAACATTCAATCATGCAAGTACATATTTATCTGAGGATTTTATTGTTAATCCAATTATTTTTAAGCAAGAATATGATGAATTGATGAAATTAGGATATATTCCGAATGTTTATATTAATCAAAACTGTATGTTGACTACACCTTTTGATATGATGGCAAATCAGATTATAGAAGAAAATCGTGGGAAAAATAAACATGGTAGTTGTGGCTTGGGAATTTTTGAAACTATCAAAAGATATAAAGCTGGTATAACTGATGTAGATAATCATATCAGGGAATATTACTTAGAACAATTCGAAAGAGAGAATATTATATTAACAGATGAATGGTCAAGAATATTCCTTGATAATGGTATATTTGAACACTTTTTAGATGATTGGGATTTTATGAATAATCACTCATTGGCTATATCAGATAATTATTTCTTAAATCAGTTTGACAATATTGTATTTGAAGCTGCACAAGGTTTATTGCTTGATCAGAACAACACAGAATATTTTCCACATCTAACACCGTCTAATACAGGTATAAAAAATCCCAAGAGAATAATTGAAAATGTTGAATGGAATGATGAGATAAATGTTGAAACTTGTTATGTATCTCGTACTTATTTAACAAGACATGGTGCTGGCAAATTTCCATCTGAATGTAATAAGAGATTTATCAACGAATATATGTTTGATAAAACAAATGTACCAAATCCATTCCAGGATACATTAAGATATGGAACACTTGATTTAGGAGAATTATATAGTAGATGCTCAAAAGATATAGGAAACTTTGGAGATAAAAAATCAATCGCCATTACACATTGTAATGAATATGATTGGGATAATGATAAGTTAATTGAGTTGTTCAAGGATTGGAATATTTATTACTCAGATGGCGAAACACATAATGATGTGAACTGAAAACAAGAAAGATTCGTTTCTTTTGAAAATGTGGAGGTAAAAATGGAGAAATTTTATATTGTAACAAATGAGAAATTTCTAAAAGAGATTACTGATTATAGAAAGCATGGAGAAGAAAGAAGAATAGTAGCAAATAATTTTTTCGAGGATAAAGGTATTACTGGAAAAGAATATTATATTAGCGGAGATGGATCTGTAAATCGTCCATTTGAAGAGTATGAGAAGCATAATATAAGATTATATATTACTGATTGCAATGAAAATAATCAGAAATTTGGTAAAGAGTTGCTAAAGCCAAATAAACTATTCTGCGATTCTGATACGTTAATGAGAAAATTTAGGGCTAACAGTAAGACTTTAAAAGAGTTTCAGGATTTATGTATTAAAAAGAATATTGTCATTAACAATCATCCGATTCGAGTAGGAAACTATTTTAAAGAACTGCATTTAGGTGGGTATTCTATTTCAAGATTTGAGTATGAGAATAAGTTATACTTGAATATTTCTACAACAAAATATGAAACTATTACACCAGATGATGATACAGGTTTTACAGAAATTAAAGGCAGCGAATTTTATAAAGCGCTTGAAGAATTTGAATCGAAGAATGGGTAAATATCGTTTCCTTTAGAAATAAATTTTGCACAAAGAAAGGAGAGAATAACAGAATGAACAGTAGCATTTTTGTTCCTAAAACGATAAATGTTGGATATCAAAATCGTTCAGGAACTTACACAGGAAAACTTGCTTATGTCATTTACTATGATGAAAAAGGTAAGCTACGAAAAGAAGCATCGTGGAATAGTTGGCGTGACGATAAAATTCCGAATGATGAATTTGATAATGTCCCAACAGAAGGATTTGTACTAAATAAGAAAGCTGGTGATTACTCTACAGGATGGGATCACAGACATGCTTATTGTAGAGTATATGATCCAAGAGGATTTGAGTTTGAAATTACCATTGAAAATTTATTATACATTCTCGAAAATGCGAATTGTATCAAAGGTAAGGGACTTGAAGGAGAATTTATATATGGATGGGATGGTAAGGATTTAGTTCTTATGCCAGTTGAGTCACCTGACTATAAACAGATTGCAGCTTATAATAAGATTGTACATAATAATGAATCCATTAAGACAAAAGATTTAATTCTTGGTGCAACATATCTTACAAAAGAGAATATTGAATGTATTTATATGGGACGTTTTGAAACATATGGATATGGTTATGAGTTCATACAAGATGGTAAAATTGTAAGAATAAAATCTTATAAAGATATTCCAACTAAACCAACTCGTTTTGGACATACAAAAATTTCTTATAAAGGAATTAATAACCTTCCATATGGTAAAATGCATTGGTTTGCAAGATTAAGCGATGGAAAGTATGAATTTGAGCAATTCAAAAGTGTTCCTAAAAACAAACTTATTAGTTGTCTCGATGATAAATGCATATCTAAATATTCTGAAATTTATGATTCAATGGAATCATCTTATCAATTCTCCCCTATAGATGATAGCAAGGATAAAATTGTAAATATCTCATTTGAAGATTTTTATGAAAAAGCAATTAATACATATGCTGATGATGATATAACAAGAAAATATATCAATGTTCGCTTTATGGTAAACAACGATGGAGAATATATTAAATATGAAATGACAACGCCATATAGGTCAGAAGATAACGGCAAATATACTGTTTATAAATATAGTACCAAGAATATCTATCATGGAGATAAGGAAGCAATTGATATTTTCCCGACAGAAGAAAGAGAAGTGGAAGTACGTTATGGTCAAAAGGAAATTCAGACGCATATGATTCCAGTTTCTATTGAAACAGTTTTTGAAAAGTTAAAACCAGTATGTAAGCAGAAATATTTAGCAAATGGTAGAGAATATGAAAAGGAGTACGAGTTTAATGAGTAAAAACGATGACAGAATTTTAGAATTAAAGAAACAGATTGAGGCTAAGAAGAAATCAATTTCCGAGAAGAAAATCAGATTTATTCCTGAAACAAATTGCGTTCTTAATATGGATGGTATGGCAATTAATCTTAATGTATGTTCCGACGATGCATTATTATTACTTTTGATTAGATTGAATTCATATTTAATGTCTGCAAAGGATCTTAATATGGCTGATTTTGAAATTTCAGGATACAGTGTGACAGCATGGATTAAAGATATTAAGAGTAAATTAGATGTATCTGGTCTGAAGAAAGAAGAATCTGATTTGAAGAAAATGGAGAGCAAGTTGGACAAGTTACTTTCTGATGATAAGAAAACAGAGCTTGAAATTGATGAGATTGCTGCTTTATTGAAGTAAAAGAGAGAATAATACAATAGGTAGTATATTTCATAAAATCACATACTATATATAGTGGTCGGATAAATTTAAACTACTATATATAGTAATAAAAAGGACAAGAAATATCGGTTTCCTTTGGAGGTGAAAAATTGGAGAAAGAAATAGTATACATTGCAGATTTAGACCAAGATGTTGATGATGTTGTTGCAGCACATTATCTTCATAACGAAGGTGTATTGAAATGTGTTGTATGTGATCCATATCCAATGACAGAAGATGGGTTGAAAAGAAAAGACATTCTTGAAAGTTTGGGCGTTCAAGTATTAAAGAAAATGCCACCAGTTGCAAAATATGTATTTGTTGGTGGTGCATTAACGCTTGTTGCCGATTATATCAAAATGCATCACATTGACTGGTTAGTAATGAATGGTGGTTTTGTTGGTACAAACATCGCTTCGTTTGAACTGGATAAATTTAAAGGAAAAGAAACAGTAAGAACATTTAATTTTAATTGTGATGTAAATGCAACTGATTATGTCTTAAAAGTCGGGAAAGAGAGAATATCTAACATGGTACTTGTTGGTAAAAACGTGTGCCATGATATCAGAAATACAAGAGTTGGCATATGGTCGGATAAGAAGTATAAAGAATTATTTGATACATATGAAGTAAAAGATAAAAAACGTCAGCATGATATGTTGGCTTGTCATGAAGGATTAGCATTTTTGAATAATTCTACAAAATATTGTAAGTATAAAGTTGTAAAGCCATATAACACAGGTTTAAAGGGAACATATACCCAATGGGGAAGTACAAAAACAAGGGAAACACCGTACAGAGAAGTGTTGGCTGCAATAGAATATGAAACATAGTAAATTTCGATTTCTTGGGAACGAAATAGGAGAATATAAAGGAGGAACACATGAGAAAGAAAATTGTAACAGCAATTTTAGTTGCTGCGTTAGCAGTAGGAAGTTTGTCAGGATGTGCATTATTAGATAACGAAGTAAATGAACTAAATGGTTCAATCACAGGCAATACATATAATGCTTCGTTTTATTCTAATGAAGGTGAAAAGTTCATGGACATGAGTGGTCAGAAAATTGATCTTGCATCCAACATTGTCAAAGAACAGTCGTATAGTTCTGATGGTGGATGGGGATATACACAGACATTATCTAGTGTAGTGACAGTTACCATTGATGGTAAAGAGGTAGAGAGTTGTGGAAGTACAATGATTTTTTCCGAGAAAGGATTAAATCCAGAAGTAGATTTTAAGAGTCCAGAAGTTATCAATAGTACAACAGATGGCAGTTTGGGAGACAATGTAATAATTGCAAGTGTTGTGAATAAATATAAGAATTACTTTGGTAAATCAAGAGTAGTTGTAATTCAGTCTCAGTTAGGCGATCCGATTTGTGCTTATTCAGGTGATGAAGTGTATTGGCAGGTATGTCAAGATTTACCTAAGACTACAAAACTTATGATTGACGGTAAAGCATTATATATTCATAGAGCAAACTTTCAGATTATTGATAAAAGCTTATTAAATTAAAACGAAGGGAGAATATAAAATTATGTGGTGTGTATTTATTATTTTAGGAATCGTAGCAGAGGTATTAAAAGCAAATGCAATTTTAGTAATTCCAACAATTGTTGAGTATATTTTGTTTGGTATTGGTGGATTGCTTCTTGTACTTAAATTTATTGTTTATTGTTCTACAAAGCGTCAGATAAAGAATATGACAAAAAATTTTAATGATAGATTTAATGGCATGTTTTAAACCCAAGTAAACTGACATTTCTTGGTTGTAGAGGTGAGATTGTGAAATACAACATTAAAACAGTAAGAACATTAGTAACAGATAACAAGAAAAGCTTTAGAGTTGGTGAAGATATTGCATTTACGTTATTCAATAAAGTAACAAATCATCATGACAGCTATATAGGAAATATTGTAGAAATGACAGACACTTCTATTAAAATTTCTAATATTGAAATTGATAAATGTCATGAAGATGGCGAAATGATTATTTACTTAGAAAATATTGAATCCAATAGCTGTAATTATGTGTATTGTGATTAAAGCAGAGAATATATAGTTGAGGGAGGTGAGAATATGATTCAAGTAATTGAGACAAATTTGAGTATTGATAATGATAATATTATAAGAGATCATCAGTCACTAATTGTTGAAGTTGAAGATTGGAATACATATTGCAAAGCATTTGAAAAATACAATGGCAAAGCTGTTTGTTTCAAGTCAAAGACTATGCCTGGTAACAGTATCTTATCGAATTGCTCTATAACAGATCTGATATATGATGACATTCATCTATCTTGTATGATCTTACACCAATCAGGTTTTATTACGAAGAAACTTGCATATAGAATTGGTTTATAATCTATGATTCATTCGAATCACAATTTCCAATAAAAATGAAAACTAAATAGAGAATATATAAGTGAAGCAGTCACAGTAATTCACTGTTTCATTGGGAAATTTGAGGAGGTGAGAATATGGAAGTAAGAGTTAGATTATCGGATGCACGTAATACAATTAAAGAATATGAAAACTTAGGATACAGATTTATCGGATCAAGACAAAATATTGAATATGTAAACCTTTTCTTTGAAGAAGTCCATATACCAAAAGAGAATAATGTAACAGATATAAAATTTAATATCGGAGATTTCGTAGAAAATAGAGATGGAAGAATTGGTTACATTTCAGATATATGTCATTGTGATGAATGTAGAAAGCGTGGGTTCTTTGAGCCAACAATTCAGTATTCAGATGGTACAAGCGATTACATATCAAATTATTCTGTAAAATACGTTTCCAAAGACTATAAACAGATTGGTACTCAGAAGTTCGATAATGACTATTACGAGAAAGAAATTGAAAGATTGAAACATCAATTAGAAATGGAGAAAAGTAAAAGTGCTTATTGGAAGATGAAAGCTAATGGTGAAGAACCTGTTTTAATGGGTACAAGAGAAGGAATGGTTCATATTCTTCGATAGTAACAGAGAATATGTAAGTGAGGTGAGAAAAGTGTCACAGTTTAGATTTAATGAAGATTTTGCAAATAATTGGAAGTCAGGTCAGATAGTTACTTGTGAAGAAAAAGAAGATGGTTATTTAATTGATAAAGCTGCACTTATTGAAAAGGACGAACTTTTAAAACATGGTGAATTTATCACAATGAATGTTCAGATATTGGGGCATATGCAATCAAATGGTGTAGATGATTTATTCATGTATGATAGAGATTTTCAACCAGGAGACACAGTACAACATTTCAAAGGTGGTTTCTATAAGATTGTTGCCATTGGAACTAATACAGAAACAGAAGAAAAAATGGTTGTATATCAGAGTTTAAAGGATAAAAGAGTATGGATTAGACCATATGAAATGTTTATCAGTAAAGTGGATAGAGAGAAATATCCAAACGCTGATCAGTCATATAGACTTATCAAAGTAAAGATTACTGTATAAATAGAGAATATAAGTGGTGGAAAATGAAGAATTTAGATACACAGCTATGTAAAGCAAAGAGCATTAGTAGTGGTCAATGGGTTTGTGGATATTATGTAAAAGGTTTAGATATGTATGGTAAAGAAATTTATATAATATTTGAACCAGCAACAGTATTCTATTCTCATGGTGAAACCGATGGTTTTGAAGAAATAGATCCAAAGACATTATGTAGATGTACTGGCAGCCATGATAAGAATGGCAAGTTAATCTTTGAAAACGACATTCTAAACGGAGAATTATATAATGTAGTCTCTTATGGAAATGGTGAGAATGAATTTCTCGGAATGAATGTTGGTTGGTATGTTCAGAGAGATAACTTCGAATCATGGTGTGAATTAAATGATTTGGAAATGTATGAAGTAACAGGAAATATCTTAGATAATATCTAATCAGTCTTGAACAATTCAGTTCAAAAATTCCAAAACAAGATGTCTCGAAAATTATATAAAAATCGAGACAAAGCAAGAGAATAAATAAATGCGGAAAGCATTTGTATGGGTGGAAGAACAGCATACCCTTGGGTTTTTATACTCAAAAATCACTGTTGAAGATAGATTTTACATAAATTTATTTTCTGTGTTCCGTCCATTTGGGCGTTTAGATAGATTGTTTTATTAACAATATTTACATAAATTTTTAATTTTAAGGAGGACATTTTTAAATGGCAGAGACAACAACAAAGGAAACAAATTTAAGACAGGCAAATGCAAAGGCAACAGCAGTAGGTGTGGTTAGTGAGAAGGATCTGAAGATTGTAACAGAGGATGGAAAGAATAAGGTAACAGGTCATATTACAGTTAAGACTTCTGATGTTAATTTCGTTAAGTACAACGTCAATGTAAATGAGAAGACTAAGGCTGGTACTGACAATAAGACTTATGCAGGTATTCAGACAGTAATGAATGAGTACAAATCTATTGCAGAAGTTGGTGAGGAAGAGGCTACAAAGGTTAGAGTCACTGGTGATATTAGCCCATTTACAGGCAAGAATGGTGAGAAGATTGTATCTTACAAGAGCAATTTCTTTAATAGATTAAAGGCTGATGAAGAGTTTGAGCCACATGCAGAGTTCGCAGTAGAGGTATTTATTTCGGATATTAGTCCTGAACTTGATAACGAGGGAGTAGAAACAGGAAGACTTGCGGTGAGTGGCTGGATGCCTACATATAACGGAATTGAGCCAATTGATCTTGTAGCAGAGGGTGAAGTAGCACAGGCAGTTGATTCTGGTTTTGAAGTAGGACAGACAGTAGAGTTCTATGGAGACATTATTAATAACAGAATTGAGACTGTTACAGAGATTCCAGTTAAGATTGGTAAGCCAAGAAGAAAGGTAAAAGTAGATTACAAGAGTGATCTTATTATTACTGGTGCTTCTGAGCCTTATGAAGAGGGTATCACACCAGAAGTTCCATATGTTGCTGATACAATTCAGGCTGCAATTCAGGAGAGAACAAATCGTCTTGAGGAAGCAAAAGCTAAAGCTCAGAGTGGTGCAAAGGCATCTACTGCAAAGCCAAGTGGTGCAGCACATGGTAGAAGTTTAGGTTTCTAATCTAACTTTGTTGTAGGTACGAATGAAATAGTTTGAAATATGTACCATTTTTATCAAGAAAATATTTTTGAAAATAAAGGAGAATTACATGAACGAATTAGATATTTTTAATCCACAGGTCAGCACAGTAGCAAAAGGTTTAGAGGGCAAGGTTATTCTTGTCTATGGTGGAAATAACTTAGGAAAGACTAAGCAGGCAACTCGTATGAAGAAGCCATTCTATCTTCCATTCGAGGCAGGTCTTAATGCCATTCCTGGTGTTCCATATTGTCCTATTACAAAGTGGTCTGACTTTATTAAGATTAACAAGCAGCTTACAGATCCTGCAACAGTAGAGAAGGCAAGAGAAATGTATTCAACAATTATCTTTGATGAGATTGAAGCGGCTGCAAATTACTGTCAGGAATTTATTTGCCAGAAGTATAAAGCTCCTTCAATTGGAGAAGGAAATGGTGGATATGGACTTTGGAAAGAGTATGAGACTGAGTTCTGGAAGCAGATTAACAAGTTACTTGGTGCTGGATATTGCTGTTACTTTATTGCACATGCACAGGAGAAGGATGGATACATTTCACCAAAGGCTGATAAGAGAGCGTTAGCACCTATCATCAATAATACAGACTTATGTGTTTATGTTCGTTCTAACGGTGTTGATAAAGACGGTAAGGTTGTTAAATCTTCTGGTTTCTTAGCGCAGACAGATGAGTTCTTTGCTCGTTCTCGTTTCGATTATCTTCCTACTACTTATATTGAGGAGTTCACTGCTGAAGCTCTTGAAGATGTAATTATTAAGGCTATTGAGATTCAGGAGAGAGAAGAGGGAATCACAGCAGTTACATACGAGGAGCAGAAAGCACAGAGAACAGTTGATGTTAAATCATATGATGACCTCATGGACGAGCTACAGAAACTTGGAGAGAAGCTTGCTGATAATGGATATCTTGAGGATTTACAGACAATCGTTGCAAATCAGTTAGGCGAAGGCAAGAAGGCTAGTGATCTGAAGAAAGGTCAGGAACAGCTTATTGAAGCAATCATTTATGATATTGAGAGTTTCATTGAGGAGAATAACTTATAAGAGGTTGATACATGGCAGCTCGAAGAAAATGCGTAATATGCAATGAGCCAATTGTAGATGAGGATGGCGTTCCATACAAGGGACGCTATGCTCATAAAAAATGTTTTAATATTGCAATCAAGACATTGCAGAAAGACAAAACTGAACAGATAGATAAGGTTGCTACAAAGAAAAAAGTCGGTAGAAAAGCTAGACCTCAAGCCGAATTAAAAGAAGCATTATCCGAAGAGGAATATGCAAAAAAGCAACAGTATTATAAGTATTTAAGAAGTCTCATCGAAGGAGAAGAATTAAGTACAAAAGTATATGCCTTAACAGAAGATTATATCAAGCGTTATGGTTTTACATACGAAAGTATGTATAAGACTCTGGTTTATCTGCATGAAATCATTGAAAAAGATTTAACTGGTGATGTAATTGGAATTGTCCCATATTATCACACAGAAGCAATGCAGTATTATGAGTCGGTTGATAAATTGGAAGAACATAATGAAAGTATGGATATTTCAAATATGTACAAAGAAAAGACCATTATTGTTCAACCTAAAAGGAGAAAAATAAAACAGATTGATATTCAGTCAATTGGGAAAGAGGTGAAATAATGGCACATGAAGGACTTGTAGATAAAAGAGCATATTTGAATACGATTGGTTGTTTAATACAAGATTCTTCCTTAATAGATGATATTGATAGACCATTGGATAGAACTGATTTTAATACAGAGAACTTCTATGAATTGCTATTTGTTGCAATTTACAATCTACATATGCAAGGTTGCACCACAATTGATGAATTTAGTATAGATTCATATCTAAGCAATTACAAAGAACAGTATTCAATTTTTCAGGAGAATCAAGGTATAGAATATCTTTCAAATGCAAGAGATATGGCTACCATTGAGAACTATGATTATTATTATCACAGACTAAGAAAATACGCATTGCTTAGATATTATGAGCAAAAAGGTCTCGATACAAGATTTATTTTTGACAGTACCATTGCAGATGCCTCAAAGATGGAAGCTGAACAAATTAAGTTTGACAATTATACTGAGCAAGACATTATTGAAATGGTTGAAGCAACATTTGTTATTAATCCCAATATGAAATATTGTACCAATACACTAAGTACAGATGTTCAAGCTGGTGACGGCATGACAGATTTGGTAAATGAATTGATGGAAGTTCCTGATGTCGGTTTAGCTTTGAATAACGAGGGATTGAACACTGTATCAAGAGGTGCGAGATTAGGATGTTTATTTATGAGATCGTGCCCTCAAGGTGGAGGTAAAACTCGTATGGCTGCTGGTGATGCTTGTAAAATTGCAGTTCCGTATTTTTATGATGTTGTATCAAAGCAGTATGTGTATACAGGAAATTGTGAGCCGACTACTATTTTCTCAACTGAGATGCCAGTAGATGAAATACAGACATTATTAATTGCAGCCGTTAGTAAAGTAAATGAGGAACATATTCTATATGGTACATATGAACAAGGAGAATTAGAAAGAGTTCAACAAGCCATTTCTTATATCGAATCTAGTC